GAACCGCGATGTTCGTGATTTTCACGCCGCACCCTACCAGGCTGAGCGCCATCGCAGCGGCTGCTACCACTGCTAAAATGATAGTCTTACGTTTCATATTCAATTCTCCTTTACATCCCGGCGTCTAGTGCCGGGACCACATAAACTAATAGGTTCGACGTCAGCCCTACGCAGCTTTGGATTTCGTCATCGACGAGGCTGTGGACTCTTTTGCCGCCTATCCTTCTGTACAATTGCATAATACCATCTATGTGGTAATCACACAATACGAACCCCGAAAAGTTCACAGATTGTTAATGCGGTCTATCGAATACATTTATTTTACCGACAGTGTTTTGAATTGTCAATTTCATGGTTAACAAAAAGCAGCAAATACTTTTATTGATTATGACGAAATAAAACAGCGTCCGATATAAGGTTCATAGAGGTGGTTCATAGAGGGACGGTTCTTCATGCAAAAAAGAAAGCGTACAGACCGGTATAGCCTATACGCTATTGCGATATTTGAGATATAACTTTCTTGGATTGCTTTACACGTTCTGAGCTTACGAGGCGTGAACATCAGTCAAAGCCCGTTTTACTCACTCTCATCCTTTTGGATAGTATCATAGCCCGGGATTGGAAACGGAGAAATCCCGGCACTTTTGGACAATTCTTCAACAAATCGCTGCATATCTTCATATGCCAATGGGATAGCAGTGTTTTTGACATCTTGCATAGCATCTTCGCGATTTTTCCATTTTTCGCTAGACTCATTTTGGAATGTGCTTTCTCTGCACACTTCAAAAGCAACACTCCCAGAGTCTGTAGAGACAGAAATTTTAATTCTAACTTTTACGGTTTCAGCTGGATTAACATTTGATTTTCGCGCGTCCGTATGGTAAAATAACACTGAAAATAAATTCAGTGAAATTTGCTTCAGTGTTATTGGAGGTGTGCTATGTTTATTGGCCGCGAGAAAGAGCTGGCTCTTTTGCAGGAAGATTATATCGGAAAGGCCATTATGGTTTACGGCAAGCGCCGCGTTGGAAAGACTACTCTCATTCGAAAAGCACTTGAGAGCTGCCAGTATCAGAAGGTGTACTTTGAGTGCTTGAAGAGCATAATGCAGGACAATATCAATGGCTTTGTGCAGGAGCTTGTCCGTGCCAAGGTTCTGCCTGTGCCTCTGAGCTTTAGCACGCTGCAGGATGTATTCACTTATCTCAATGCGCTGCCCCAAAAGATTGTTGTCGTCATCGATGAGTACCCCTATCTCAAATCCATGACAGACTCCGCTGCGGTTGATTCCATCTTCCAGAGCATTATCGACAACCGACTCTCTAACATCGAACTTATCCTTTCTGGTTCTCACATCGGTATTATGAAGGATGCGTTGCAAGAGAAGAACGCTCTATATGGTCGGTTTGCTGTCACAATCAAGTTAAATGAGTTGAGTTATCTGGATGCTGCCAAGTTCTATCCTGACAAAACACCCTACGACAAAGTTGGCCATTATGCCGTTTTTGGCGGTTCCCCATTTGTTAATCAAGCACTAAACCCTGAAGCCACTCTCCGAGAAAATATTATCAACACCGTTCTCAATCCTACGAGCGCAGTGTATCTGTATGCCAGCCAGCTGCTGCTTTCGGACTACTCGGTAAGCATCAATGCAGAACGTATCTTTTCTGTCATTGGAAATGGGAAGAAGCGCTATACCGAAATCGAAGATAAACTGGATGCGAGGAAGACCGGCAACCTCGCAAAGCAAATCAAGCCCCTGCTTGACTTAGAGATTCTTTCCCGAAATAATCCCATTAACAGGCTGAACGACAATAAAAAGTCTGCTTTTGAAATCAACGACAATCTTCTGAGATTCTACTTCACCTTTGTATATAAGAACAGTAGCGCACTCCAAGTGCTAGGAGCCAAGGCATTCTATGACGAGTACATCAGTCCCGTTCTGACAGACTTTATCTCCCGACGTTTTGAAGGCATCTGCCGTGACTATTTCAGCTTGCAGGTCCGTTCTGGAAAGTTGAAAGGTGTACGCAACATTGGCAGCTACTATTACGATGACCCAGTCCACCGCACGAACGGTGAATTCGATGTTGCTTTAGAGTTTGCTGATGGCTATGAGATTTTCGAAGCAAAGTACTATGCCCAGCCCATGACTCTGGATGAGATTCATCACGAGGCCCAGCAAGTAGAGGCTATCAAAGAACTCAAAGTTAAGCAACTCGGTTTCGTTGCCATCAACGGATTCAACGAGCATGAAAAGCCTTTCATTTATCTCGATGGGAACGACATTTTCGGAGCCTGGGAAAGCCATGAGAAGTAATCTGACATTTTTAGGCTTTCTTCGCCAGTATGTGAAAGAGCTTTCGGGAGAAAGCACCCATATCCTGCAAAAAAAGCTGTCTATTTGTGGGCTCTCTCTGAAGAAAATGCAGAAAAGCCCATTCCAAAACCATTTTAGGCAAACGGAATCGTCGCAAAGCCCGGACGAATCGTCACACTCATTAGACTGACCTTGGATTTCTTCAGCTTGCGAGCCATTATTCAACCTCCTCAATTTCGACATTGGGAGCCGCGCCATATTTTCCGAGGAGATAGCCCTTGCGAACATTTTCGGTCGTGCGAGTGGAAAAATCGCTGATGCTGTAGAGTTCTGAAGCACCATCTTCTTTATCCTTGTCCACAAAATACAACTGGTCCTTACGAAGTAATTCCATGCTCAACAGGTCAGTGTTGTGTGTCGTAAAGACAATTTGTGCCCCATTCGGGTTTGTCTTTTTGCTCTGGAATTTGGCAACTATAAGCTCAACCAAAGCAGGATGCAGTTCTTTTTCGATTTCATCTACCAGCAAAAGGCCACCCTTTAACAATACAGACTCAATCGCGGGAGCAATAGCCATCAGCTTCCTTGTGCCATCAGACTCATCTGCCAGTTCCATCGAAAACATATGGCTTGTTCCGTCCTTGTTTTGGCCTTGATGCATGGATGTTGCGTTAACCTGCCCCATCTTGAGGTGTGTTTCCGAATTATTAGAGGTTTCAGAAAGCACGTGCATGAACTGTACAAGTGCAGCTTTAACTTCTTCGGGAATGTTTGCAGGCAAATCAGCTTCTTCGTTAATTTCTTTACTATTGATTTCGAATTTCATATCTTCGATACCAACATCTGCAGCCTTCGCATAATCGGAAATCGCTTTCAGCATATTAGAATCGTTCGAATATTCGAGCAGCTGCCGGGGAATATCCGAATAGTCTCTTGAAAAATAGATTTTCTCCCGGAACCAAGTCATAGCTTTGGAGCAGGCAACGTCGTTCATGGTACATGCTACAGAAAAGAACAGTTGATTTTCGGCAACGACCTGACTAATCAGCTTTCTACGAGCCTTCTCTTCGGTAAAGGTGAATTCCTGTCCTTCTCTAGCAAAAACCAGTGCCTTCTGCCCTTTCGGTGCATGATACAACGACTCAGCATATATCTTTTCTTTTGTGGCAGAAAAGGCATACCAATACCTGATTCCATCCAAGGTATATACAAACGAAAACTCTGTCGGCTCAGATGCCGAGTAGTCATTCAATGCAAACGGAACAACGGGGATAGCTGCTTTCTCATGCTGTGTCTTTTGTGCGTTTCTGATGAATTGAACCGCAAGCCAAAAAGCTCGGATAACATTGCTCTTACCGCCACCGTTCTTTCCGTATATGGCAGCACCCGGCAGAATTCGCATCCCGCCATATGGGATAAGCACACTTTTCAACGTACTTGCTCCCGTAGCTTCCATCGAAAGAGTCGCTTCGTCTCGAAAAGACCGATAATTTTTCACAGTAAACTCAATCAGCACAATACCACTCCCTTCCTTCTAATAGTACACCCTGCAAATTAAAGAAATTCAATCAAATTTATCAAAATTCATGATTTTTTGTTCCTAATTTAGTGCAAACAAATCAATACAGAAAATCACATTAAATTTTATCAAGCAAAAAAATACCCCACCAGGCAACTGGCAGGGCAGTGAGAACGCAATCAACCAATATTTAGGTTTGCTTTAAGTGCTTCTTGCAACACCCCGGAGAAGTTGATGTCTGCTCGCTCAGCCATATCATTCGGGCAGCTTGGAATCGACAGAGTTTTCTTGACGGCCTTGTTGTGAATCCTCCCACGACTAAAGTCACGAGAATGCGGCGGCCAAATTATTCAACATTTTCACTATTCTCCTCTTCCGATACAGCTTCTTCGCTACTGTCTGTACTTTCCTCTGTAGTTTTTTCTGTTTCACTCTTCTTACTTAACCGTCTACCCACCAGAACAAGGCGGCCGTTGTTGATGCTGTAATCACAAGTCACCAAGAAGAGGTACTTGTCCTTTTCGAGGTTAAAGGATTCCCCTCTAAAGATAGACGCACGGTCTGCAATCGTGTTGAGCATGTCGGCGGTTTGTTCTTCATCCAGAACGTTGTTCCAGGCTTGAAGGTCGATAAAATCAGGGGCTGTACTGTATCCGGGTAAAACCAAGAGCGCAAAAATCTGATAGTACTCTTTGCCCTTCTCACTTTCCCAGCAAACCGTTCCGTTATTATCAAAGAACTCTTCATCCTCGAATTTGTCCAGAGTCCCGAACATGGTCCCGTCATTCATCTTGTGACCATAGATGATAAGGTTGCCATCCTGCGACAGGTCAGTAGTTTCATCGAGGAATAGGGTTCCTGCCTCGGCATGTTCGCCATTGATGTTGGTGCGTAGATAGGTTTCGTTTGTTTCACCCTGCACGACTGGTTCGGAGATTTGTGTTCCGTAAATCGTAAGCCAACCTTTATAGTCGGAATTGATATCCAGCATTCCCTTGGACCAATCCGTGTTATCTTCTTCGGTTTCTGCTTCCTGACGCATCTCAACCAGCTGAACATTGAGGTCCTGCGTTTCCTTGGTTTGCTTTGCATTTTGAAACAACAGATAGCTGATTCCAAGCACAGCTAGAAGTGCAACGATGCTGATAAGCCGGAAGATACCCCCAACAACCAGTCGGAGAACCCCGACCCAAGTCAGTTTTGTTTTGTTATCTGTATGCATTTGTACACCCCACAACGGCGCAAATTACGATATTGTCTATTTTTATTGTATGAGAATCGCACAATCCGGCAACTAACCACTGACCATCATACCAATTCTAAATTACAATATATTTTCTAAATTCCTAATATTTCTTACATTCGTTGTACCTATCGCGAATATGTTGACCTCAAATATGTGTCATGATATAATGAAAACAACACAACGCCAACAGAAATCCAACAAAAAGGAGTGTTTGAAATGAAGGAGTTAAGGCGTTTACTTTTGATTACAGCGGCAACCGCTGGGCTCGCACTGTCACTCACAGGATGTTCCAAGAACGTTGATTTTCTGCAATACGCGGATGTCACGTTCGACGGGATAAATGGTCAAGCAACAGCAACTGTCAATGTTGACTATAACAAAATCGGAACCGATGTTTTCGACAAAGGCAAAACTCAGACGGATATGGATGAAGCTCGCACGGAAACGGCCATGATGGGCGAAGTGAACTACGAGGTCACGCCATCCGAGAACCTGTCAAACGGCGATACTGTTACTTTGAGCGTTGAGATTTCCGATTATTTCCAGAAAGAATACAAAGTCACTGCAAAAGCGGCAAGCAAGGAAATCACAGTATCCGGCTTGCAGGAGCCTGAAATGGTAGACCCGTTCGATGATTCGATATTCACAACAATTTTTAGCGAAAATCCTGAAGAAGGCAAAGTTTCGTTTGAAATCATCGGGACAATCCCTGAATTGAGACTCAACCTCATAAATGATGCCCCCGAAGATAGTCCGCTTAAAAATCTACAATATTATGTGGATGATTTCGACACGTACAAGGAATACAGCGAAGACGACACCATCGCCTTACATGTAAAACCAAAAGCTCCACAAGATTTTGCTAAAAAATATGCACTCACCCGCGACACGATTGAGATTCCCGTTAAGGGAGCACCCAAATATATTCGCTCTGTGGACGAAGTGACTCAGGACGTTCTGGATGCCGTCAAGCCGATTGCCGTTGCCAGATTGGAAGACAGCGCCGGGTCTGACTATAACGTCCACAAAGAATCGGTGTTTGATGCTGACCACAATGAAATTGGCTTTTCGAGAGAAAATGTTGGTGAGCCGCGTTGGGCTGATGTCGGGTACATGATTTCCTGGCGTAGTGGAGAAGGAGAACGCAACTACTCCAGCGAATACAACGACTTGTTCATTCCTTATGAAGTCGAATACATCGATGACAAGACTGAAGAAACCGGCACCGCAGTTCTCGGCTTCTGGATTAAGAATGTTATCATCGATGAAAACGGTGAGGTCGATGTAGACGGCCATGCATATAGCATCACGATGACAGCATATGACAGTCTGGAAGCATTTAAGAAGAACGAAGTTGACCGTTACTCGAACGAATACGATATTTATGAATTCCCGGTAAACTGGTAATAAGCCTCCTAATATAAAGAAAAGCCCCGATGCATTTCAGCACCGGGGCTCTTCTTATGCGTTTTTCAGTTCCGCAGTCTTCTTAGGTTTACGGCGTCCACCCTTGCAAGCAACAGCCACGCCATCGCTCACAAGATAGCAGCCACCCGCTACCAGCAGGGCCTGGAGCAGGGATTCTTGAGGAATGCCGGTATCGCCCATCTTAGGAACATCCTTTTTAATAGGAGGAACCGTTTCGGGGATGTCAGGCGCAAGATACAAATTGAATTTTGTACCCATGTTCGGCTTCTCATCATAAGCCTTATCAGTCTCTTCGGAGACCATCGCCTTATCCACCGTGCCATGCTCACCGGGATGCGGAGAATCGGCTGCAAAGCCAACGCCCAAACACATCGTTGCGGCCAGCGAAAAAGACGCGAGAACTTTCGCAAACTGTTTCACGAAAATGCCTCCTTTGCAGCATCACAAGTCCCAAAAAAGCCCCGGAGCAAACCGAAGTCTGCACCGGGGCGAATCGTTAAGACAGCACAGAAATCGTAATCTTGGCAGCAGCAGTGCCAACCTCGACAGGATTCTCGGCATCAGAGGTATCATAAGCCGTAAAGGTTGCGGTGCAGTCGTAAGAACCAGCAGCCAGAGCCTCTGACAACTTATCTGTCTGAATGTGATAGTTGGGCTGGATAAGTCCACTGTTGTAGATTTCCTTGCCGCTATCATCCAGGGTAATGCTCACAACCTGAGCGTATTTATTACCGGGAGCGTTCTCGATTTCGAGAGTGCCCTCAGAATCGCCGGAATCAAACACCGGATTGACGTTGATGGAGATGGCCATTGTACCCTCTTCCACGACGCGGTTCAGCTCTTCCTGAATCTCTGCCTCGCTCTTGCCTTCGAGCTGGCCAAGCTGTGCAGCGACCGAATCTTCCAGGCGGTTGTCGGAAGCAGTAGCATTTTTATTGTGCCAGAAGAACAGACCCACGCACAGGAGAAGCAGGAGAATCACACAAATCGTAACGGTCCGATGCAGGAGCTTGTTACCACTCTTCTTCGAATTTTTTTCAGGGGTCGTCATTGTAGTTGCCATGATATTCAATTCCTTTCCGTCAATTTCTTGACTGAGCTGTTATTAACAAAAGTTGGCCGCCGAGCGGCAGGTCACTCGACAGCCAACCCTTACATTTGGGCTTGCTTTATATTAGGTCCGGAGACTCTATCAGCGGTTGCTGGAGACGCCGCCTGCGGTAGCAGTCTGAGTATCGCCAGTCTCGAACATCGGGATGATGCTGTAGGTCACGCGAACGACAGGAGTGCAGCCAGCGTCGTTGACGTTGGAACCAGCAATCTTGGCGGTGGTAATCAGCGGCAGGGCCGGAGCATCGTCATGCTTGACAGCATCGGTGCCAGCGCCATCCTGAGCAACCTTGGCCTTTTCAGCACCAGCGATGAACCAGCCGTTCTCGGTGATGTCCAGAGGAGCGGAGCAGGTGGACAGGTCGATAGCAGAAGCGTTGTACATTGCAGAAGCAGGAGCAATGCTCATAGCGATTTCGCCGCGCTTCAAGGCGCTGTTGCTCATAGGCACAACACGCCAGGTTGCGGGCTCAGCCTGCAGCTCAGAAACCTTGATGGCCAGACCTTCACGCTTGGAGTTGTCGGTCTTGCTGTCGCCAACGGCGAAAGCCTTGCCGAAGTTGCACTGAGTATCGCCATCACCGATGATGAAGTCCTGAGACAGCTGATGGTTCTGGTCGATAGCCGTCACAGTCTGGCGCAGCTCGTCGCCGGTCAGAGTACCAGCGGCCTTGAAGTCCCACTCGCCATCGATGTAGATGACGTAGCACTCACCGGAAGCGTTGATATGCTTATCAGCCAGGGTCTTGTAGATAGCAGGCTGCTGCCAACCCTGAGTGGTGGAGGGGTCGCTGTACCAGTAGGTGTAGGTTTTGCTGGTGGCATCGTAAGCGATGGAGAACAGCTCGTCGTTGGAGTGGTCGGCATCGTAGATGCGGCTGTAATGGGTAACCTTCACGATATCGGCAATGTAGGTGCGGCTGTTCTTGTCGATGGTGGAGTAGTTACGCAGCTGGTAAGCATCCTTGGTCGGGGTAACAACGTTGCCGGTGGAACGGAAACCGTACATGCAGACGTACAGAGGAACAGTAGCCTTCATGTTGACATGGTTAACGGTAGCAACGGTAATATCGTACTCAACGCGGCCGTCATCGGTAGAAACGCCCTTGTGCTCTTCCTCGGTCGGAGGAGTCTCGGGAGGAATCTCGGTGTCGTTGTCCAGGTAGATGTAGAACTGGGTGGACATCGTCGGGTCTTCGTTGGTGGCGGTGTCGGTGCCCTCAGCCTTGGTATCGTCAGAAACCTTAGCTTCATCAGCAGTGCCGTGGTTCCAGTTCACGCCACCCTGAGTCTGCTGGCAGTCAGAAATCTTGACGTAATGCATCTGGAAGGTGCCATCAGCCTTTTTGGTGGTATAAACGCCGTACTCTTCGCCATCGTTATACTTGCTGCCTACAATATAAGCGGCAGGAACTGCAGTGTAGCCTTCGGCATCCTGGTCGGCGTAGACAACGGAACCGTCGTCGTTCACCTTGTAGAAGGATTTGGCGCCGATGCGGTAAACGGGAGTGCTGTGCAGCATGGTCTCGTTATTGGGATGGTTGGCAATAGCAGTATTGTCAGTGGGCTGTTTGGTGTCTTCCATTGCGTAAGCGGTGATAGGAGCCATGCAGCTGGCGGCCATTGCCATACCCATCACAGCGCTTGCAACGCGCTTGTAACATTTCATTGGGGTAATCTCCTTTCAAATAGTGGATTCGAACTAGGCCATCTCTTTTGATTCCTTTGCTCCTGCATGCATCGGGTCAAAAGTCAAGCCCTGCATATCCGCGTCCTCTCGACACTGACTGCATCAAAACACGATGTACTTGGCAGCAATGAGGGATTCATCGCTTCCCTCGCCTGACCATTCTTGCAACATCGCAAGGCCCGTCAGTCTACCATGTGATGACTTGATGACGCAGATATGCACCATGAGTTCGCCCTTATCAGGGAGCTATGGGGCTTACTGCTCTGAGCCACTGATTTTATTATCTGCGACTCGCACACCCACGCAAGCACAAACATCACGTTTTTTTCGCATTTTTTTCACTTTTTTCAAAATTTTTCTTGCCTTCGCGTTTTTTACCATATATTTGATGGTTTTACCACCTTTTGTCATAGTCAATTCATAAATATATGGTATAATTTTCTCATAAAAAGTCGGAGGGAAATGATGGTTGCAGAGAAAAGGATTTACAGCACCACGGCATTGCAAAACTGCTATCGTGCATTGCGTTCCGCTCGCTGGAGTGTGAGACGTAAAGACGAGCATATGACCCGCTGCTGTGAAGTGCGTGAGCTGTATGCCAAGTGCCAGGTAAATTTGGGATGTGTTCTTTTTGACCCGGATATGTCTCCAGCCAAAGATTATCTCGACATGGTTAAAGACAAAAAGGTGACCAAAAGACGGTTAGACATCCAATTAAGAAATTGCAAGCGTTTTCTGCTGTATCAGTTTGATGAAATCGAAAAGGATATTGCCGACGCTTCTCTTGCAAAATCATCCTGACAAAGAAAAAGCTGCTCTCCGTTTTCAGGAGAACAGCTTCTTTTTTATTGATTTTCCTTGCCAAAAATCAGGTCATAAATGCCCGGAATGTCATAGGGGCTAATAATGCGCGGCGCAGGAGCATCCTTATCTGTCACCTTGAACTTTTCAGGTTCATCCGACACGATGACGCTTGCGTGCTTCCAGTCGTCGCCTTTCAGGAACTGTGCATAGCGCATACCGAGCATTTCCTTGATAGACAGGCTCTTCAGCTGCATCGCGTAGGTGCAGACTGCTACTGTAGGTGCATAGTCTGTCACAACATTCCGGCACGACAAACGGAACTGAGCCACACTTTTATCCACCGTAATGACTTCACGGGTCATGAGGTCTATAACGACCATAACGAGCTGGTCAGAATCCGTAGTGAGAGCAAAGCGGTCCTTGACAGTCGCAGGTTCAAACTGCTCACCCGTCTTGCCATCCCGAACCATTACGCCGCAGAAAGCGTTCTCCATCTCAGAGAACTTCTCCCCAGAGTAGGATTTTACAGTGAGGGCGGCATAACGGAACCCATTCTGAAAGCACTTCTTGATATCGAAATCTACATACTCAACGGCACCATTCTTACCGCTGCAGCGGCGGTCGCCGGAATGAACAGCGCCGAGCGTCTCGTCCTTAGGGTTCGCGTAGTAGATGAACTTTGCCTTTTCCTCTCCGTAGAACACAACCGAGAGGTCCAAGTCGATGCCATTCCACAGGTCAGGGCCATCGTTTCCCTTCCAGTAAAGGAATGCACGGAGCACATTTCCGTCCGGCAGATTCGTGCGAGAGCCGCAGGCTGCAGCACGCATGGCAGAAGTGATTTGGCGGGGATTGTCCGGGAAAATCAACGTATTGCAATGGCAATCTGTGTCAATGTAGACGCTCTTCGGTTCGGTATCCTCCGCGCGAAGGACCTGCCACAACTGATTGAAGATATCGCGGGCCACACGCTTGCAGATATCCTCAGACAAAGGTTCAATGTCCCGTTCCAGAGCTTTGCTGGCAGTGCCGTTTGCCTTGCCGGTTGCCAAATGCACAGGATTGTTGCGGTTTCGGAAATGGTTGATGAGCTGAACCAGTACACGCGGTTCGATGCTCTTGCACACCGAGATAAATCGGAACAGAACATTTTCCATCTGCTGTTCATCGGAGCAGTTGCGCAGCGCAAAGTCCAGGTTTCGGGCAAACATACCGGGCCGCATCATCAGGTGAGCGGAAAGCAGTTCAGCATTGACCGGTTTCTTCATAAGTTCTTGGAGCTTGGAATTGTAGGTTTCAATCTTGACACCATTGCGAATCTTCGTAAAAATCTCATAATCTTCCTTGAAGACATAAGAGTAATCACCCGGATGCAGGCGTTCGCCCAATCGCTTGAACTCTTCGGGATGCAATGCAAAGCCCTCGTTCTTATCAGTGTGTTCCAGAAGTTCCAGCAGCTGACGACGTTCACCGCGCTTAAAGTTCCGGAATTTCGGGGCTTTCGAAAGACTCACATCCTGGTCGCTCATTGCTGCGGCCAGGCGCAGCACATCGGTAGAGCTCTTGAAATCCCGGAAGCATGCCTGTTCCCGCCATTCGGGACGAGAGATAATGCGAGACACATACAGAGCAAGATTTTCCTTGCATGGAATATGCTTGGGTTTCATGCGGTCCATCAGCTCAGATGTGAAATCAATATCATGCATCAGAGTATCGAAAACGCAGGACGCCTCGTCAGGAGACAGAGGAGAATGCCCGGTAATGCTCTGTACGGAATAGCGGTAGATTTCCTCCTCATCACACGCCGGAATCTGTTTCACAGCAGGAAGATGGCTGCGGTCCAGTGCCGGGCAAAATTTTGTCGGGTCAAAGTCTGGCTGCCATTCGCCGCAAGTCAGATAATTGAGGAAGTTGACAACATACAGGTCCACAAGGTCGGCTTTCATCGCATCGTCCGGGAAATTCGGCCAGATGGGAGAAGTCTGAGAAATTGCCTTGCCATCCTCCGTGACACAGTCATACAGCGCAGACCAGGTCTTGAGGAAATCATTGTATTCGGCCTTGCAGCAGGCATCAAAGAGGTCTCGCGCCATAATATAGCCGTATTCCATCAATTTCATGTTCGCTGAACAGACATAGCGTTTCTCCACCGCTTTCTTCCCTTCTTGTGCGGGCATGGGTGGTACGATGCCGCGATGATGTGCAAACGTGACGCGGTTAAAATCATAAACAGTCAGCATTCAAATGACCTCCTAACAAAACAAAAATCCCGCGCCGAGAAAAACTCGACACGGGTGGATGAGACACGTAATAGATACGGAGAGCATATCCGCTAACGTGTTGAAGTCAGCAGCACAAAAAATGCGAGCCGACTTCCTTGTTCTTCTAGAAATGAAGGAAGCGGATATATAGCCGTATTGTTATGTTCTCGAGCCGTGACGGAGAGCGAAACCGCTGACATGATTTCATATTATCTTCAAGTAGAAGGAAGCGGTCTCATAGCCATACACGAAAATGCTCAAACTTTAGGTTCTTTGCTATCATTTGAGCCAGTAGATATATTGTACCACAATATATGGTATATTGCAATACCAAAACACAATATATTGTGTCTGCTTTTTATGCCGGAAACAAGATAGGCCATAGCTGCCGTGTTCAGAACGCACAACAAATACCTAGCAAAAAGCCGCCTACCCAAAAGGGCAAGCGGTATAAGATTTGTTGGCATTTATTGCACCAAGCATTCAAACGTCACTGTGCCAGTCCAGTCGCCAGGAGCAAGAACTGCGCTTACGGAATAGTCTGAACTCGTTCCGTCTCCGAGCATCTCAGTGCGATTCCATTCAACCTTTGGTGTTGCGATGGTCATAGGCACATCTACAGAGCCTTTCGCCTGCAGAGGCGTAGCAGTGGTTTTGACTTGAACAGTTCCCTTGAGAGGGATGTCGCCAGTTAAAGTCACCGAAATCGTGCCTGTCTTGATTCCTGTGCCATCAGTACCGCTCAGCGTGATTTCTTCCGGAACGGTCAATGTATAAAAGCTGTCCACTTCTGCTGTGACCTGTGTTGCTGTATCTTTGGAAGCACTTAGCCAGGCAACATCGTTAGAATCAGCATTCGAGGCAGGCGTATCTATCGTCATCGTCTCATCTGTATCGGGCACAGAGTCGTCGAAATCAGCAGATTCAGAGAACGCCAATACAGGACAGGCAACCATCAGCGCGGTAAATGCACTTGCTATAATAGATTTCAAGCGCATACATTCTCCTCCTTTCCCAAAAAAATTATTTATACGTTTTCTCACAGCTGAACGTTGCTGTGCCGGTCCAGTGTCCGGGGTCAAGCTCCGCAGAGACTTTGCAAGTTGCGCTCGTTCCATCGTTCAGCAAGTCTGCGCGGGACCATTTACTTTTGGTCTGATTGGATACTGTGACAGCAGCGGTTTTGCCCGCAGTGTTGGTCATGGTTCCACCGTCCACAGATACCACAATCACCGCATTCTCCTCGACATCACCTTTCAAAGTCATGGTGATGTCAGCCGTATATGAGCCAGGGCCACTGTCAACGCCTGTCAGCTTAACAGTTTCGGGAACCGTAATCGTATAGACCGCCGTTGCGCTCGCAAGCAGCTGAGTGGAAGCCGTTTTCGGCAATCCTTTACCTGTAGAAGTAGCAGCGCCCATCGTACTCAGACAATTCGAGCACAGAGGCTTTCCGTTAATGGTCGTTGCATAGACATTTGCATCCGTAATTGCGGTATAAGTAGCGCTCTTATCCGACTCAACGCCTTTAATCGAGTTTACCTTGTTGTACGCCTCGAATAAAAAAAGAGCCCCCGCACCACAGCAGGAGCTCGTAAGTTAGCGCAAATTATCGTATTTACTATATTTCTTGTCTTCTTTTTCATCAGGCATGCTGAGCTGTTGGTCTCTGCCATTTTCTTGCGGACCATCCCAGTTGTCCTTTTCGCTATCGTTTTCTTCGGAATCCTCCAAATCTTTTTTGGCTTTCGTCTTTCTGGAAGTGGACTTCTTCTTTTTGGGTTCAACGAACACATCAGACAAATCATAGGGTGAAACTGCAATTGCCGTTACCCCTTCATTCATTTCCGCAGCATGGTTCAGAATCCAAATAAGTTTTCTCCACTGCCATTCGACCATATCGGTTCCGAGCTTTGATACGATGACGGAAGCCTCAGCTTGTTTGGCCTTGACCATCGCCTGCAAGAGACACCCGTACAGATACGGGAACTGAATTTTCGAGCCGTACTTGTCGGCGGTTTCAGTACTGCAAATCATAATTGCCACAATCGTGTTCTCGTTATTGCCCGGACAGAATAGAACCTGACCGGGATACCGAAGCTGTTCTGGCAGCTTATGTAAGTACCACTCTTTTGCTTCCGGGAATCTCTTTGCAAATTTCTCAAGAGTCTTGGTATCCCAAGTCCCCTTGTCATTGCAAAAGCAGCAAATGATTCTGCGGCCCTTGATATCTCTGGGGATTGTCTCCCCTTTCAGCAATGAAATTCTCATGTCAGGCATATTAGTCGAGCTCCGAACGATAATAGAGTTCAATGCCAAGACGCTCTTTTACGAGTTTCTTGATAAGTTCTGCACCATATCTCTGAACATTGATGCTCTGGCTGAAAGTCGGAACCGCAATATCGAGCCAGCTCAGCTTGCGCCTGTTGGCACCGACCAGCAGGCTCATGTCCTTTTCGAGCTGAGAATCAGCTTTCGGATACCAGAAAATGAAACCACAGTCAAAGCTGCCCTCCTCATTGAGATGAGCAGTTTCGATGTCTTTGATTTCGTTTTCGATTTCCGGAGTGCGCAGGAAAAGGCGAATCTGGGTTTCGACCTGCTTGACGCGGCTTTCCACTTCATCGATTCCCTTCTCGGCTCTCGCTTTCTGAACATTGTTCAGCAGCTGCGAGATTACGCCATCCGGGTTCAGATGCTTGCGTAGCCCTTCGATTTCCTTGTCTTCAATATCGTCTGCGATGACAGTATCGACATAGGAGGTATCGACCAGCGGGCTTTCAAACAGCGGAACCGCAGCGCCAAAGCCGTTCACGGAAAGCACTTTCTGATTCGTGCTAAAGCGTTTGAGTGTAGGACAATCAAGATTGACCCATTCCTGAACAAAGCTTTTTGCGCGGGACAAGTCCGTGCAGCGGCGTGTGGTGGTTGCGGAAGAATACTCGTACCAGACGACTTCCTTCTCGTTCGCATACCGAATGCTGCCAACGGGCGGATTCTTGAGGTCCTGGCCGCGAATCAGCTGAACATAATCAATCTGATTGGCTTTCAGAAATGCTTCAAGAACCCAAGGGCTGACGGCTACCATGTAGTCCTTTCCTTCTTCGTAGTTACCTGCAGGCTTGATACTGCGCATGTCTTTTTTGTATGCCTTGAGCGGCGTGCTCATAGGAGTCCAATCATCGTCAAAAGTCTTGACAAAGGCTTTGGGTCCATTGCTTGTGTTTGCAAATTTAATTTCAGCTTTCATAAATCAGGGCAAGGAGACCCGCGACTTTAGTCGTGGGAGGAATTGCCCGTTCACATCCTTTCTATTAGATAATTTGTTGCAGGCTCTAATAGCCGCAATTTTTTAAATGTTACACCTTTGGAAATACGCGTGCCGTCTAGCTTTTTGAGGGTAAAACTTCCCGATGCACGACGACCGGAAACGAAGCACTCTTGTCCTTCTTGTTGTTCAGGGCCGGGATGTTGCCTGCCGTTTTTAATGCCATCAAAACCAGATACCAAACTGAGGTTCAGCGTCATCCAGCAGCCAATTCTTCCAGTCACGGCAAGTCATCTTGCCAAAGGCTTCATGATTTCGCAGAATATAGCATAAAAGCTGCGATTTCTGCGTTGTGCTCATGCCGTCAATAACATGTTGACGGTCATTTTTCCTGCCCCAAAAATCCACAGAGTTGCCAAGAGAATTGAGGTTTTTGAGAATGTATTGTTGCGTATCGTTGTCGGAATCCTCTTTATCGCAGATATACTCTATCATAAAGGGATAAAACTTTTGAACCGCTTCCTGAATGGTAGCTGCCGTAGTTGCGCCATGCGATACTGCCCAGCCACATTCCATGCCAGTCATTGGCAATGGAAACATGACATACATCTCATATCCATCAATCTCAATTTGACGATAATAAATACGATAAGGAGCGTTTTCGTTACAAAATACATTCCATTTCATTAAATTATGTGCGCAGGGTACACCGTCCATAGTCGCTTGTGACTTAGGCGGTGAGGAATGCGCTAACCAAGAGGCAATTTGAAGTGTACTCAGTTAGCACAAATACCCTGCTACTCCTTTCTTTAAATGATTAAGATATTTTTTCCCATGCAGAATGCATGGAATCTGTCGTATTTACGATTTTAAGCTTTTTAAGGCTTGCAGATTTTTGACCATTTTTTGCAGGTACTTTGAACTCTACATTTACGGCACCCTTTTTATTGGTAAGGAGGCAAGAGCCTCCATGTCGCCGTCCGTATCCCACTTGATATTCTTGATAAGCATAGCTCACACCTCCGTGTTGCTTTCAGAAATAGCGCCGTCAATACTGGCAGCTTCAACGAGTTCACGAATGTATGTTTCTACCTTTTTGCCATAAGCCACATTGTCTAGATAATTCTCTACAACGCGAGCCGCATATGCGCACCTGATTCGTTCATCATGGTCAAACTCTGTGCCGCCAAAGGGAATGAAGAAGCAAAGCTCATGACCATCCTTATCTGTATTTTGGCCAACCAAAATTCTGAGGTCGGGGCAGTTCGAACAATGTTCCGTCTTGTTAAGTGAGGCATGGATATCATTCCACATTATCTGTGCCAGACACGGCAAGGCAGCGCCGAACAGGTTCATGATGATTTCGTCTGGAATCTCACAGTTGAGATTAGAGAAAGTCTCCGATACCCAGTCCTTATCGTAGAGTACATCCAACAGCAAACCGCAGTGGCCGTTCAGGGTGACAACACGTTCTGAAACACCACTATCGGTGTTCAGCGCACTGTAAACGGCAGCCACGAACCGAGGAAGGTCCGATTTGGTCCGATACGTTAGGGCAGTATCTCCGGGAAGAGAAACAGCACCGTTATTGTCGGTCCAGTAGAAAATGTTTTCGATGTTGTTGAGATTCATAATGTTGAACATGGTATTTACCTCCTGTAATTTTTGATGCAAAAAGGCGGGCCTCCCGGTATGGGAAGTCCGCCTTCAAGCGAAATTATGAATTGTACGAACGCAAAACGCGCCTAGTAGATGGTATCTATCGTACAATTTTTATAATATCCTGTTCGCACATCTGCGCAAGTGCGGTAACTCAAAGAGTTTCGAAGAAGGCGTTTGCCAAATCCTCATCGGACAGGTTATTCAGGTATTCTTCGAGCACGCATTCGGCTTCCAACATATTTACGGGATAGCCGAGAAATTCTTCTACCGCCTCAGAGCCGCGAGCAAGCAGCGCATCAACGAGAATTTCGGTGCGGCATTCACGAATGGTCCGGTTCAGGTCTTTATCGGTGGTAGTACACCAGTAGTCCCCGTCGATATCACCGTGAGCTTCGATGGAATACAGAGCATCCAAAGCATTGTCAATATCATCGTCGTATTCATCGAGGATATCATCAATGCAGTGAACCTGATGCCAGTGTTCGCCGTCATCCAGCGAAACAAGGCGTTCAGAAATATCATCATTATCAGAAGGAGTCCCGGAAGCCTCAATGTCGAACACTTCACGGCTCTTTTGATTCACGCGGCATTGTGAAGCGAACGAAGCGCCGGACGAAAAGTTCGTTGCAAATTTCGCAACAACCACATCCGGTTCAGGGTCTTTGAGTGCTTCCTGGTATTCCGGCAATCCGCGATAGGCAACCCGCTTGGAGGTCCCGTCAGGTTCCAGTTCATACACAGCTGAAATCACGTGCCCTTCATTGGCGAAATTCACGATTGCCCGGCACAGATTCAGCATCACGAAATGCTTATCGTTCAGGTCATGGGAGTCTCTGTCCGCCTGAACGGTAACGAGCTTGGACGAGCCGGTCATAGTCGAGATACGGTACAGATAATCGATGTTTTGCAGCTGATACATAGAGTCATTCTCCTTTTTGCTTATCAGAGGTGGTTGCGATTTTTTCTTCGGTTTGCTTCTGCCTTTTAGCCTGTACTGCCATGCCAGCCTTATAGGCAGCATAGATGGTGAAAGCCATATACAACGTCATGACGTCATCCACCTGCCGGACCTGAATCTCACCGTAGGTGAGGATTTCCAGAAGCTTCCAGATGGTGGTGGAGCACATAACGAGCAGACACATGATAAATTTCCAGTCCATAAAATTCCTTTCGTTTTCAATCAGTCGTCATAGAACAGCCCCGGAATGATGATGTAGTCCTCAGCATGAGCTTCGATGTCTTTCAGCTGAAAACCGTTTGGAAAACACTTCCAGGAGTCGCCGTCATAAAACAGCTCACCGCATTCCGGGTTTGGATGGTTGTCGAGCAGTTCAGCGGCGTAGCGAAGAAGATAAGATTCGTTGGAATCCATTTCAATGGAGCGCAGGCAGGTATACATCGGCTTTGTGATATCGATGCCTTCTGCTTTATGCTTCTGCAATGCTGCACTGAACTCAGCCATTGCCATACACTGCGCACGTTCCTTCATGGTTTTCGCCCATTCAATGAGTTTTTGCGGTTCGCGAAGGCCCAGGATAACATCCTCGTCTTCGATGTTTCCTGCAATCTCGGATGTTGGGTAAATATTGAGGAGAGGGTCGTCGAAAGATGTCAGACGAGACGCAAAGTTCTGAAGAAAAGTCTCAGGATTGTAGGGATTTTGCCCCATACACTTGTTCACAGTATCGATGTCGGTCTTGATTAGGCAGGTTGCGTTAAACATACAATTTTTCCTTTCTCTTGATTGATATTTGTTTTTTCGGAAATGGTTGACAGAAAGCTGTCGGCACTCCTTTCTTGCAAATAAAAAAGCAGGCCCACCGAATTGGTGAGTCTGCTAATTTAGCTGCAGAATATGAATTGTACGCATTGGGTCAAAAGGCTGTTATCTATCGTACAACTATTATTGTACTTGTTCCGCAAGGCGCTGCAACAATAAAAGCCCTAATTTGATTCAGAATCGTCAAACACGCCGAGCAGTTGCTCCACGCTCGGAGCCAGCAGATAATATCTGCAGCCATCCTGCTCAATCACGAAAACAATATCCCCAGACCCGGTTCGGGCAGTGCTGTTGTATTTGGCTTCAATGCCGGATGGCAGAACCACAGATTCATCTAGAGGCTTGGATTCCTTGATAGCGGCCGAGCTTGTGATAAATACCCTGCCCTGATTCGTTTCGATTTTGCCAAGAGCGTTATCCACTTCAATCATCGAATTGTTCTTAACTGGAACGCCAAAGATTGTGATGGTCGGTGCGACATCACAAAGAACCGCTCCATCCAAAAGCTGTTGTATCACTTTGGTTTGCTGCTGTTCTTCATTCACCTTGACAAGTGCCGTGACGACAAGGCTGGTATCCTCATTGATGTTCCTGGTTCCGGATATCAAGGCGGAATCATTTATCAGAAGAAAGTTGACGCCTTCTTCCTTGTGCCCATTCACAAGAGTCATATGATAGGCCCCAACGCAGGCCGTATGGTCTTGCGTCTGATACGATACCAGGCTCCTTTCACCGATGCTCTGTATCGGAATGCAGACCGTTGTATCATCCAAAGAGAGCGGCACACAGGAATTGAGAGTCAATTTGAGTCTTTCTTTGCTTGCAACAAAATTCATGTGCGGGTCACTTGCATCAAATGGAGTGATTTCTGCCGTTTCCAGCGTTGCTGGCAATAAATGAGATACAAACTCTGCAAATTCAGCCGTTTCCGGCGTCTGCTGTACCTTCTCCGCCAACTTTTCGTGCATTCTTTGAGCGTCCCTGAACGCCCAGATGCTTGTGACAAAAATCAGCAGCATCGCCGCAATCATCAGCCCTTCAAGCTTTTCTCCGTTGTTTTTCATGGTTCTCCTCACCCGATTCCCCGCAAAAAATACTGATTCAGTTTCTAATGATACGAGCATCGCAAGAACTGGCAAGCAAAGTGCCAACACAAAAGCCACCCCCGAAACGGGCAGATGGCTCAGTGAAAGATTGGTTCAGAACGTATTAACCCTGGAAGAATCCCTGCAGCGCTTCTACACTGGTTGCAAGAATTTTGATATTGCGGTTATTTACCGTAGAGACAAACGGGATATACCCGGTCTCTTTGTCCTGCACGTTCCCGTATCGAACGGTGAGTCCACCGGGAAGATTCAGAGTTTTAGAGAATACGTTTTTGTCATAATTGAAAGAGAAAGTCGATACCAAAACGGTGTTGTCATTCAGCTGCAGCAGCAAATAGCCATCGTCCGCTTCGATTACAACATCGTCTTTTACGGTTTCTCCAAACACGGTTGTCGCAGGAGCTGTATCGGTGATTGCTGCATCAGCAAGCAGCTTTTCAATCACTGCCTCTTGTTCCGTCTCCTGCCCTTCCTCGGCTTCAGCAGCAACGGTCAAAGTCAATCCTTCTCCCATCGTCCTTGTCCCCGACAGGATTTCCTTGTCGTCGTTTTGGAAAGTCACAACGGAGTCTTCCGTATTCCCTTCCACCAACGCAATTTTGTAATCCCCGATTGCGGCAGTGGAATTACCGGAGCAATAGGTCACCGTGCATCCGCCCTGCCCGGCAGCGGCGACAGGAATGCAGACAGTCACGTCGCCCAGCGTGACCGGAACATAGGAGCCGTCATCTGGAACAATGCCGCTTTTCGTCACGGTGAAGTTCAGCTCTGGCTCCAGAGTCTTTGCGGTTTCGGCTGTTGCAGCCGTCTCGGCAGTTTCAGCGGTTGCGCCATAGAACAGCAAAGGTTCCAGCCGCTCTTCATAATTCACCGTTTGCTGCAGCTCTGAAAGACTACGATTGATGCGGTTCGCGTCAACGATAGCGAAAATCAGCAATGCAGCAAGTGCTGCCATGAGAATCGCCGCAAGGCATGTCATCTTTTTATTATTCTTCTGCATAAAACTCAGCTCCAAAAAGTCAATGTGATATCGTGATAATTCGAACCGTTGCAGGTATACATGATGGTTCCGCTGCCTGTCGTAGCGCTCGACCCATCCTCATACAGCAAATCATAACCAGCGTTCACGCCGCGACAGATGCCGGTACATGTAAGCGTTTGTATCGAAGTTCCGCGATAAATATAAGCTTTCGTTCCAACCGAGCAACGCTTGATTTTCCAGAACCCCTGATTCCAGTGGTCCGCAACCAGCATATAGTTTTTGAACGGAAAATATGCAGTGCTGTCCTGTGCATCCGCTGCTGCCTGGCTGACGACTGCAAACAACGCCACATTGACTCCCACGGAAGGAATCACGAGCCGCCCATACATATTCGGTCTTCTCGCCATCTCTTCCAGAACCGCGTCATTCGACACCGATGCCGTAATGGACTTCTCTTTGATGTTTGCGTTGCAGAGAGACGCGAGTCGTTTTGCTTCCCCCGCTACATTCTCATTTGAGAACGAAGCAATCGCGATTTGGGTATCAGCTCTCGTTAGAGCGGCGGCCGCCGCCGCGTTCAGCGTTGGCTGTTCTTGTGCTGCCTGTATCGCTTCCGCATGAGTTGTCAGGATTCTTGCCGTGCTATCCAGCTGCCGGATTTCGAATTCCGTTTGCTTCAGCCCCAAAAAATTGAGGATTGCGAAAATAAATATCAGGAAATACCCGACTTTTATAAAATATGGCTTCAATGCGTTTATCCCTCTACCGTTGATTTTTTAGTTTCGTATCACTGTTCTTAATCATACGCAATTCGCACAGCTTGGCAACAAAAAACGCCCACCCAAAATGGGCAGGCGATGAGGCAAATTAACTATTTGGTTTTCATGATGCAAAGGCCGATATATTTTCTGCCATTGGGTGCCGTATACGGTTCAATCCCAACCTCAACATCCTGTGTGCCGGTTCTCTCTTTGTTCTGAATCGTGGCTTCGACGGTTTTCCCGGAGAGAAGAGTCTTGGCAATATCGGCATCAACATCAAGCTCATTGCCATACAGCTTCGATTCCTTCCAGAGCGCCGCGCCGCAAGACTTGTTCGTGCAGGTGAAGGCTTTTGCCGTCTCTGCCACAGGCTTTCCGCAGAACGGGCATTTTCCGACTTTGCTGCCAAATGACATGCTTGACTTATCAAATTCAATATGATAAGCAAGGCGGTCTCCTGAAAAGTCGCAAGTTAGTATGGAGTCGTATTTTTTGCCGGTCTTGGCGCTTATGCATCCTTTGAGTGGAGCTTTGCCTTTTGTGAGCAGAGCCTTTGCTGTTGTTTTGGTCATTTCTTTGCCGAGCGCTTCAAGGAACTTGTTCTTCTTCCAGATTGTGACCGGGCATCGTTTCCCATCAGAGTCTTTCCCGGTACATGCGTAGGCAAGCTTTGTTTCCACAACATCCTTGCCGCATTTTGGGCACTGGCAGAGAACTGGATACTTGCTGCTGGCTCCCTGTGCAGCTGCAATCGTCACATCCTTTGACATGATGCTCTCAAGGGTCCGTTTGGTGTACTCCAAAACCTGAACGCGGGTCAGGTTTCCGTCCTTGATGGAGTGCAGCTGCTTGGAAAGGTTGATGGTCACGGGAACGTCCAAAACAATGCCGAGCTTATCCATGATATCGACCAGCTGGAATCCTGCAGGTTCACCGTAATACACGCCCTTTTTGAGGGAAATGTACTGGCTCTTGACGCATCGGTCTACCGTGTCGGCGCGAGTTGCTTCGGTGCAGATGGTAGCGTCAGAAAGAATCTCTTTCCATTCAGCGTCCGTGTACTCGGTATCTTCTTTCTCTGCACCGCGCATCGGGGCGACCATCCAGTTATTGAGAGCCTCGACCGTATACCGTTTCGGAGGTGTTGTCATCTTCCCGACCAGCTGGAAGTTGATATTCACCGCATCACCCTTATTGAGTTTAGGGAGCATCTTATCGCAGTTTGACGGCTTCTCGAATTTCCGCCAACCGGGAGTGACCTGTACATCACCTTTCAGCATGAAGTCCTCGTCATGGCAATGAATGACAATCGTGGTTCGGTCCACGGTGCAATCCTCCGCACAGAAAACGGCACAGAATCGATTCAAGATACATTCAAAAACCGTTTTCTGTGCTCCTGCCAATGCTCCAGGCCATTTACCGGTCGGGGTGATAGCAGAGTGAGCCTCGATTTTACTGTCGTCATAAATCGATTTAAGGCCCGGCTTATTGACAAGGCCCGTAATTCCGTTCTGCGCTAAACCTTTGATGGTTGCGTCCACCTTGACGGTTTCATTCGTGGCAAGGTAGTTGCTGTTAGTACGCGGATAGGTGACGAATCCGCCTTCATAGAGTGCCTGCGTTGCGGCGAGAACATCTGCCGGAGACAGGGTCTTATCGGCCTTACAGGCGAAGCTCTGCAAGTCGCTCATCGAGAAGAGCTTACCTGGATTGACAGTCTTGCGTTCGGTCTTGACGCTCGTGACGGTCGCGCCAGCCTGGTTGAATGCGTCCGCCAACGTCTGAGCTTCGGCTTCATGGCCTTCCTCGAACGTCCGTTTACTGGTCAGTTCTATGTCCTCACCGTTCGTCTTCTCCTTGCTGGAAACGGCGGAGTACGGTTTCGGAACAAAATCCCGAATTGCCTTCTCGCGTTCAATGACATGGGCAACAATCGGGCAGACGCAGCGTCCGATGCGGATAAAAGTGCCTGCCTTGACGGACACATACCGAGTCAGCTCAATTCCCAAGAGCCAGTCCATCTCACTGCGAGTCTCGGCAGAGGAGGAAAAATCCGCATACCCGTCATTGGGCTTTGCCGTCTCAAACGCCTGCTTGACGGTCTTATTGGTCGTATCAGGCAGCCAAAGTCGATAGATAGGTTTCGGCTTTTTGAGGCCGTAATGGATGATTTCATCAACCAACCGCTGACCTTCCCGGTCAGGGTCTCCGGCATTATAAATCTTATCAACGTCTGTGCGGTTCATCAGGCTATTGATAGTTCGAATCAGGCCCTTGACATTGTCCTTCCCCTCGAACTTAAAATTCCAGTTGTCGGGAAAGAACGGAAGCCGTTCCATCGTCCAGGAATGTTTTTTCCCCGGCTCATAATCCGGATAATACGCATCCAGGTCAATGAGTTCGTACAGATGTCCAACGGAGGAAGCCACGATATAATTCTGGCTTTCCAGCCATGTATTCCGGTCTTTTCCCTGCCGTGTGAACTGTTCGTTCTTCCACCAGGTGAGTCCCGACGCAATGCTGCGTCCAAGCGAAGGCTTCTCAGCGATAACCAGTGTCTTTGCCATTGTCGTCCTCTCTAGTCTAAGCCATTGATGACTGTCTCATACCGGCTGACATCCTGTATCGGCCGCCCGTGCAGCTTATGATATACGCCAGCAAAACTTCCCGCAACAGCGAAAATAGGTTTCCGTTCTCCGGCAACAGATGGTTCAGATGGCTTAACGGTACTTTTCCTGAATCTCTTCCTGCGTTGCCAGGCGCGGTTCACGGGACTTCGAAATGACGAACGGCGTGCAGTATTCGTTCAGCCAATTGATATCACCCCGGTCAATTTGGCTGAAAATCTGGCAAAGGACATTGACATGAACCCCGGCCCTGGCAGCAGCTCTCAGGAGGTCGCGGCGGCCGTTGAAGATATCGTGGCGGCACTGGTCATAGAAGACAAACACCATCCGCCGATTGTTCTGGTACTCGTTGTCATCCTCATTGCCCAAGAACATGCGAGATTCCCCGTTATTGGCGATATCGACGGCCTTTCCGATTGCTTCCCCTGCGCCATCCTGCAGTGCAAAGAGGAGCTTGCCGTGAGGTTTGCTGCCATAGGTGTCCGAAACCATCCGGCAGATACGCTCAAACTCCCGGTCAAAGCCGATGTAAATGACGACGTTGTTCACGTCGCGAAGCGTCTCAACCACTTCCCTGGCAGCCCAGCGAGTCTTACCGGCTCCGGGCCGTCCAGCAATCACGGAAATACGAGTATCAGTGTCCATAGCTTTTACTCCTTGTCACTCAGTTTCAGCCGAGTCATCCTGAATTTTGACTTCTTCGACTTTGGATTCGGGCTCATCGTCCTCGTCATCCTCATCATTGTCATCGTCTTTGGCGGTGGCTGCTGCTTCGGCTTTAGCCAAGCGTTCCTCGGATTTATCCATCTTGCGAACAAGCTCATCGAAGGTCAACTTGTGGTCTTCTTTTTTGGGTTCGGAAGGCTTAGCAACTTCTTTCGGCTCTTCCGGCTTCTCGGGGTCCTCAGGGCCTTCTTCATCGGGTTCGATTTTCACAATCACGTGGTCGCTGAAAGCCACATAAGCAACAGCAGCAACCGTCACAGCACCAATCACGGCAAGAATATTTTTCAGCATGATAAAAACCGCCTTTCAGGTTTGTGGGTATTCACGATACTTCACAGTGTACGGGATTCGCAATGGAATACAAGTATCTGCCAAAAGATTTAGCAACCAGGCTCACCAAGGTTACTGCAGACGTTCTGAACGATGCATTGGTGGGCGGGGTGTGAGGGTTCCGGCGAACGTACAGGCAAGGGGCAAGCTGTTGATTCAGCCCTTTCCGTTTTCCTCGAACCGTTTCCTGCGCCGTTCCGTGTAGCGTTTGAGTTCCGCCAAGGAGACGACCTTCACGAGGATTCTCTGAGAGGTCGGGAAGTTTCGCATCACACCGATGCCTTTCAGGATACGCCAGTAATCGTCCGGCGTAATTTGCTGTATGGCGTAAATCGGAGCTTTGGTCAATTCCATGACATAGTTCCCGACCATGATTCGGATTCGTTCCCGTTCTTCCAGCTGAATCAACGAAACATCCTTGTCCACCATCACGCGCACAACAGCGAGCGGGGTGAATTTCGGATGCAGGTTTCCGTTCATGTCAGGTTCGGGAGAAAGGATGTTTGCAACGTAATCGAGAAACCGCCATGAAGTGACCCGGTCTCCGTCGAAAATCGGAGCAATCATCTCCGTTTCCGGGATGAACTCAGTGCTAAGGATTTTGGTGCCAGCCGGAAGGTCTTTGAGCAGAGATTCCGAGAGTTCCTGTTTCATCAAGTCGGCCTTTTCATCAGTCAGGTCATCGGCGTTCGGGCTGATGACATAGTCGTAATGAACTTCGCGGCCATTGAGCAGAGCCGTAACGCGAAGATAGAGTTTATCGAACTTCAAAGATTTGTTTACCTCCAGCAAAGACAAGGTGCTTTATGAGTTTAGCAGCCATCACGATGACGCTCAGGAGCATCACGGGTGCGGATGCAAGGATAACTGCGAATGCCACACACTGGATGACCTGCAAGGCGAACCAGGTAGGAAAGATATTGTCCCGGAACAGACAGAATGCAAGGACCACAAGGCCGATGCAGAACCACGAGCCCTGGATATCGTACCGGCTCGGGCAGGAATGATATGCTATCTGGCTCATGACGATTGCGAGTATCCAGATGGCAGGATGCTTGAAGCAGTCATTGCCAAGACTCGACCAGAACCCAAGAAGCAGCTGGCTCATGGTGCAAATCTGAACCATGCCGAGGATTCCTGGGGCAATGCCGATGAGGGTCTGTTGGATGCAGCGGAACGGATAAAGGCCACGAGGTGTGTAGTTCACATAGCCGAGGACTTCGTCATCCTGCTTCTGGAAAATCTTGTAGAGCTTCACGCCGTCGATTCGAGCACCAGTGAAGATGGCAACCAGGAGATGGGAAAGCTCGTGGTGGATAACGCCGATTGCAGTAATGCGGGTATCGTAGAACCTTGCCGTCTTTGTGCCGAAAGCTTTCATGACAAGCCAGAGACTCAAGTTTCGGCCAAGCCATTCGATAGCAAGAATCACCACAATGGTTAAGACAAGGCATTGTCCCTGCCAGGCATCGAGATGTTCAAGAATCATGCTGCTGCTCACACAATCACCTTCCGCACGCTTTGGTACGTACAGGTCCCAAGCCGCTTCAAGCAGCAAAATTTCGGAACCCGCCACAATGGGAATCTGGCAAATGCAACACGGTGAATGCAGGCGTATTGGCAGGCTTGATGGCTTGTCCTGCAGATGCACAGGTATCGATATTGCTTCATGTCCAGACCCTCCTGCTATGATTTAATTCTGACCTACCTCCGGGCAAGCCCGGGAGGTTCTGGAAGCGGCTGTGCAAAAAGCGTTACTTCGATTGCTCGTTTCAGGCTTTAAGCATCGGCATCGCTAGAGCCAGAACCGTGAATCAAGCTCCCCTTTGGGAACATTAGCGATTCACTTCGTCTGTTTAGACGGGACCGTGGTCAACAGGCCCCTAAAAATCTTAGATACCAGAATTACAGACTTTTTGTCCGCTGGTTTTTATATCGGAAATGCACTTATCATGTGCTTTTTTGAAAGTTTCGTATTTCGAAATGCAAATATCTTGGTTAATTGTCTTGAAATCGTCATTGTGGCAAAGAAGCAAAAAAGCAGAATAAATATCGCGTTGTACTTTTGTACCGTCCTCGAATTTGTGCCACCGCTGACTCAATTTCTTTTTGTTATAGCTGTTGCTTTTATGGTCGTATTGGCTTGCGCGATACATATTATCAACTACATGGAAGTGATTTTCGCTAAACTTTGAATGAAGTTGTGCATAAAGATGCCCTGGACAACGGTGAAGAATCGAATGTCCAAAACGCTTTCTGCGCTTTTGCTTTTTTCCTTGTTCAGGAACAGAAGGTTTCGCTTTCTTCTGAAGAGCTTTTACATTGCTTCTTTCGATAGTTATATCATCGCCCATAGCTCGAATCCTATTTGCCAATTCGTTATTGGCATACTTGCGACTCAAGGCATTTTTTCGGCGAAGCTCTTTTAAGCAAGCTTCTTTTATCCTATATTGCTTTGATTTCTTCCAAGGCTTGTGAACGCCCTTTTTGACTGTACCGTCTTCATTGTAACGGTCTTTGTTGTTTGCTCTTCTGCTGCGGTCAAGCGCTCTTAGAAAAAGCCGCTCTTTGCGCTCATGCCTTTTTGTTGATTTTCCGTTCCGCTCGGCAAGGTTCTCCAAGATTACAGAAGTTTCCGATACAGCCGCAACGCTTTGAGGGCCAAGGTCTACGCCAACAAGTCCCTTACCACAAGGGTGCTTTAAGCAGCCCGACTTTGTGTATTTAGGAACCGGGTCCCCTTCAACGGTGATGTGAGCGTAGACCCTCAATTTGCCGCGAATCGTCACGCATTTGAGAGCAACGGAACAGGGTCTATATGTATTTTGTGGGATGCCGGTTTTCGAAAAAATGGCAACAGCCTTTTTCTCGGTTTCAAGGTCAGAAACAAACGCCTCAATGCAAGCCAGTTCGTTCTTTGCAAACGAATCATTCTTCTTGACTATCAACGCAAAGTCATCGATAGCGCCCATCTTGCATCGTGGAACGCCATCAACAAATGATAGTGTAATTCCACGCTCAATTTGTTTGGCTCGAATCAGGGGAAGTTCTCCACGCTTTGCGTAGTTGAGGTGCTTACCGCTTTTATACAAAACTGATTGAACAGCTGCCCAAACGTTTTCGGTTTCGGATAGCAAAAATACAGCTTTTATTTTGCCGCCTTTCGAAATTCCCGCCATATCGTGGCGCAAATCTTCCATTGTCAGCTTATATTGTGCTTGAAGCCTTTCGAGCACATCAGCAGCATCTTTAACCTTTTCCTTAGCTTCGTGATATTTCGGAGTACCTTTATCCAAAGAAGAAAGCACAGAACTTGCATTATGATACTGCTTTAGGGCTTCTCGGTATGCTTTTGTACGAAACAATTGAGATACTCGCTTTTGCGCAATGTTCGTAAGGTGGTTTCCATAAACTCTTAAATCATTTGCAATATGAAACAGCTTGCGCTTATCATCTTCCTTGATTTGTGCTTCCAGAGCCAAAACATGCCGACTTGCCGCAGCACGATGCTTTTTGCGTTCGTCCTCATAAGGAGTTCTGATATGCTTTTTGCGAGTCGCCATGTTTTCACCACCTAGTTTTTTGTTCTTCTATATGTTTTTTCACCGTTTCAGCACTAATCTGGCCAGCAGAAGCAATGTAATATCCACGGTTCCATTTAGGGCTTTCAACTTCACCACGCTCGATAGCGCGGATGCCGCACCATTCGGCACGATAAGTGATGCTCTCAATCAACTCAATTATACCATGAGCCGAACATGCCCTCAATGCGAAGGGCGAATTGTTAGCACTTTAGACACAAATACAAGGAGCAAGGAATTCAGGCGGCCAAAGCCCAATGAGCGGCTACGCAAGCTAAGGCACGGAATGTGGAGGGATGAGAAACAAGCAGCTACGCGAATGCCAGGGAGCAAAGAAGCACCAGCCCAAAAGCAAGGCAGCTACGCTCCAGACGGCAGTGGACACAACTCGCAACAACCCGCAACGGTCGCCAAATTGCAGCTAAGGAATAGTGGGTTTCCTAAGGCAAAGCTATGACAAAGCCAATCCCAAGGAACTCAAAGCTAATCCTAAGCAATCCTAAGCTAACTCTAAGCCAATCCCTCTCAGTTCAAATCTAGTAGTCTCTCTTACTTATCAATGCCCTTTATATATAATATATAGAGCTCTACTACAGGGGACGCGAGCAAATGCCTGAAGAACATTGCCAACTCGTTTGACATTCTTAGGCAGGGTCCGTTTTTCAGGAGAAATCGGGCTCCTGAACTCCTATTACCAGTCCAGCCGACTATAAATTTTTAAGTCGGAAAAGCCGTCATGGCCGCCACGTGGGCCACTTCATCCGTCCGCAGTTCAGCTATCAGCGCCAAAAAGGCGGGATTTGTGTCAGATTCCTTTAGATTTCGTTCTCACTCGCAAGCGGGCGTGTCCTCCGAAAGGGTACACTTATCCTGAGATTTTGAAATAACAGCATGAACGCGAAAATATTGTAGCGTTTGCCAGCATTTGTGGTCCGTGAAATCCTCTACCAGCATCCCGGCATTGCGAGCGTGACTCCTGAGCCGCAGCCTGTTCGGGAATTTTGTTCTCACTCATAAATGGGCGTGTCCTTCTCGAACGTGTGAGTCTAAATTTTGCCTCACCGGGACTGTCAATAGTGAATTGAACTTTGCACAAAAGGAAGAGATTCGCTTCAAATCCTGCACATCAACCCGGCAAACTTGTGTTCTCGCTCATGAATGAGTGTGTCCGTTTGCCGACCAGAGATACAGGTTCAATTAGAAATGACTTCCAGCATATAGCTTTTTAAGGTTCAATTCGCGCAAAAGAGATATGTAATTGTGAAGGTACTAAAAAGGTTCAGGTTGCGGCTTGCTGCGCTCGACCGTAGTCAAAGTGCCTTTGAACTTTGCCAACGCCATCCCAGAGCTGACTTATCGCAGAGCAGCAGCTGGTCGCGTAGTTGTTCAGAGCATCCTTGACGGAGTGCCAACCTTTGTGGGATTGAGGTTCAAAGCACAGCTGATTGTACGCATCACTGAATGGAGCAAAAGGTACATTGTCGTCTGGCTTGTTGTCATCCTTAGAAAAACACTCCTTCTCGGTAGTGACGGTCTCGGTACTGTCCGCAGCCTTGGCGGTCGCAACCGTCTCAGCAGTTTCAGCGGATTCAGCAGTCACAGTAGCTTCATTAGCTTCCTGCGGCTTTGCCGTTTCCAGCTCGTCAGCCGTCTGTGGTTCGGGAGTCTCCACGATAACCTCGACACGACCAATGAGCTTATTAACCGCCTTGTCAATGAGCATAAGGTCTTCTTCAGACACAGAATCAAAAGTCCGGTTCAGAGCGTTGAACACCGTGTTCCGGTTAACGCCCATCAGTTCAGCAACTTTCTGCTTCTGATATCCCATCTCAACGAGCCGCTGAGCTGTTAGGTTCTTGACGCGGAATGCCTGCTGTTCCTTCTCCACGATATCAAGACCACGCACTTTAGCCTGCTCATATACAGTGGGAACCGAGATTTTCAGTTCCTTTGCAATGGCACGAACGGACATTCCGGAAGCATAGAGTTCCGGGATACGGTCATAGATGACCATGCGCTGTTTCCGGCGTTCCTGAGCCTCGTACTTCTGACGATGGTTCCGGATGCGGAGGTCGGGAATGATGCCGTGGTTGATGAGAACACCGAGCATGTAACGGTCAGACTTGGAGCTTGCAATCGGAGGCGGGATTTCACCTTTTTCGTAACGCTTTGGCTTAGATTCGCTCTCGCTCTTCTTCCCTTCCGCCTTGGCTTTGGGATTCTTGAGAGCACTTGCGGGAATGCCGGAGAGTGCTTCAATTGTCGAGTTTTTGCAAGGGTATTTGCAGGTGGAAACGAGATGCGCAACTTCCTTGTCAGAGAGAGGCTGAGAAAAAGTGCGGTTGATGAGCTGTGCCTTATCCATATCCGGATGACCGCCACGGTCATAGCAGGTGGAAAGTACAGCCAAGAGGGTGTTGTGGCGGTTTCCTTCGCCACACGGATTTGCCTGAAGGTAACGAAGCGCCAGCTCAAAGCGGCAGACGAAGTTTGCTTTCCGTTCTTCCTTCTTCTTGTAATTGTTCAGAACGTCAAGAAGATGCGGATAGCGCATGCACATTGCCGCGAAGCGCTTTTTAGCCCAGTCAAGGATTTCGTCCTCAGTCTTGTTGAAATTCGCGTCAGACGGAGCAACTTTCTCATCAGCAAACCGATAAGGGACTTCATACTGGTCGGCGAGCTTCAGCAGGTTGAAGGGCTTTCCTTCAGGGACCCGAATACAATGGCAGCAGCGTTTTGCCTTGGTGTTGTAAGTACCAGGCAGACGAGCAACGCGATTGGTTTCATGCACTGCCTTATCCAGCTCAACATTTGCCGTGAACTGGGCCTTCTCAATCAACTCATTCAGCTTGAGAGAAATTGCTCTATGTACGCCGCTGTAGGCCAAGCCGTAAGAGAGATTGTTTGGGTTGCAGGGCTCAAGAAACACAAACAAGCCAACACCACGGCCGCTGTTAGAAACTGCACAGTCCGGAATCTCATGATGATTCACGGCATCCAGTACAAGTTCACCGATGCGGTCGCTGATGTCAGCTGGTGCGTTTTCGCCGTGGCAATCAATGTCAAAGAACAGAACGCGCAGCTTTTCGACATCCGCCTTACGACGGATACCTTTTCCGCGCAGAGATTTCTGAGGATGGAACGTATTGATGGAGAAGTAGATGTTGGTAGAGGTATCCCAATAAGTCGGGGTCCCATATTTCGGGCTGACTTTATCAAAGATGCGCTCACGAACACCTGCTTCCAGAGACTCAGAATTGATTTGGGCAACGGTCTTCATTTTCTCTTCGCCATTTGTCCGAATCAGGAACTGAGTCACGCCATCAGCGTTCACATCGCTCAGCAGCTTTACAAATGCGTCATCAAGGGCAGTGCAGCCAAGTGCCTGTCCGAAGATGGTATTCGTTTTCGTAAAGCTGTTATTCAACATTGATGTGTCCTTCTGATTTTGTATTCAGGTGTTGGGATTTTGACCCATACTTTCATTGTCTGCAATTCGCACACCTTCGCCAGACATCAAACGGTAGAATTGATGTCGGCTTCGAAAGAATGTTTTGTATATATTGCACAAAACAAATCTGGAACAAAATCCAGCAACGGTTGGGGCACTCCAAAGATATGACCAAAAAGCAGTCAGCACTTTAGATTCAGCTGAACACATGTACAAAAAATGCCCCTGACCGAAAATATCGGTCAAGGGTTCTGCTTTTTAGCTCTCAGATGGAACAAAAACAACGAAATAATCGTCTTTATATCCTTGCGTCCAGCCGGGAAGCTGGTTTAGATATTCGATGCAGGGACCGCTTTGGGAGCGCCGTAAAAGGATGGCATCAAAGTTAAACTGGTTCAGACAGTCTTCCATGCCGGTATCGGAGGAATAGCTCATGAATGCAAAATTCACACTTGCTTCGATGACATCGTCCGGGAATAGGTCTGCTCTGGAATCCGCGAAGCTTTTGATGCCATGATAGATGCAATACCCGCCATCATTGTAGGAGGTATAGAGCCGCTGCGGGTTGAGGTCTTGGATGTATGAGACAAGGTCAGCTGTGATGTAATCCCCTGTCTTATCGGGGTCGTTGGCCATGGAAGGTGCATAGACAGCAGATACAAGAACGAGCACGGCAGTTGCAGCGATAGTGTATTTCTTGGTGTTTCCCGCCCAGGAACTGTTGGGCCTGCCGCCAGCTTTCCACATCCGGTTTTCCTGTGCGGAGATAAGAGAAGTGAGGAACCGGTAAATGAGGGGAGTCATGACGATAACCCAATAGCTGCGGATTCGGACATACATTGCTGTCATGAACAGGCAGCAGAGATACGGGGCAAATTCTGTGAGCTTTACCTTCATTCGGTAAGCTACAATCAGAAACAAGAAGGCAAGGCACAGAAACACAACTTCATTGGCAAGATGGCTCGGCATCCATTCAGAAACATATTTCTTGGTCGTTTCATTGTTTGTCACAAAGAAATAGATATAGAGCTTGATGCCGTATGGATTCAGGAGTCCGGCCAAAATATCGGAAAGAAAGACCTGGAACAGGGCACGGAACCGCTTCTTTGAGTCGCCCTTTTCGTTATAGATATCAAAGGCATTGATGTCAGGAGCAAAGCACAAGACCAAGAACAGCAGATTGAACGCGAGCAGAATGGGCAATGCCCCGCCGTGCAGGTTTGCCCAAAGAACGCTCACAACAGGAAGCAGCCAGCGGAGCTTTGTGTCAGGTTCTTCATAGACTTTGTTCAGCAGATAGAATCCGATTGCAAAGAGCGTTAAGCCGATGTTTTGCGGTCTTCCTGCCCAGTCAAGCGGCAGCGTGACAAGAGCCAAAGCCAAGACATTCATGAAAGGGTCTTTGATTTGTCTGCCCCAGATATATTCAATGAACAGACAGTAGGCAAAGACTGTCACTGCGATGAACGCAAGCATTCCGTAGACGGGATTTGTGGAAATGCAGGAAAACGCGTAAAGAATCAGGCTGCTGAGCCAGGAATGAGCGGTTTCCTGCAAATTGAGTTCCGGGCTTAGCCAGGAGAAAGTGTCCTGAGTTGGGATGGCTTTATTTTGCCAGATGCTTTTTCCTAAGGTGAGATGCCAGAAATAATCGCTGTCAACGACTCCTTGCCGTTCTGCCATAATGGCGGCAATAGCGGTTACAATGACGGCCGCAAATAGATAGAGTGTTTTATTTGACCTTTTGGCTTTGAGTGCAAGCATAATGATTCCTCCAGTTTTTATTCGCTGTCTTAATTGTCCGCAATTCGCAAATTTGGGCAACAAAAATGCCGCCTACCTAAAAAGGAAAGCGGCGATGAATGCTATTATTGCCTTTTGGTGAGCTTTTCAGCTACCTTTTCGATGACCGTGTCTCTAATGTCAATAGGGATGCCGAGAGCCTCTATGGCGCAGCAAAAAAGCTGCCAATCCGAAGACAGGCAGCTCTGGTTAATATACGCAGGTCTAAAATTTTGAGTCCTATATTTTATTGCTGTCCCAAACCGCACAAGCCACCGAAGCAACGATACAGCCACCGGCGATGTGAAGCATCAGAACTGCAACATTGATGAGAGCACCGAGCGTTTCTCGACTGAGACCGGAATCAAAGATGCCGATATCAGCGATAAGAGATATTGCCATTATTATGAACGCTCCTGCCGCTGCAAAGCAGCCAATTGCAGGCTTAGAATTCTTCAGCCAGCCAAACATTTCTTTGGTCTTGGCTATGAATTTGAGCTCGTCCTTCTCAATGTAAAAATACCGTTCTCTCGTCGCACAAGCTGACACGTACAAGGCAGCCAGTGCAGAGAGCACGCCGAAAATGCAGAATGCGGTGGTTCCGGTCCTGACAAAAGAACCCAGGACCAGCATCAGAATGGATTTCGACGTCAGCGGAGTTACAGCTTTCAGCAGAGACTGAATCAGAATGAGAAGCAGGGTGACTCCGATTGCTTCCGCTGCGATGATGGCGGATATAGCGGAAATTCGTGCCGCAGCGTAGTCGTTGCGAATAGTATTAGATTTCATAGTTTTACACTCCTTTGATTTGTGCTCAAGCGATTCCGTGGATTGTTTGAATGAGGTAAACTTTGTTAGACTTGTTGCTGAGCCAAAGCCTTTCCGCTGCCGGGTCCATTAAGCCAAACCGCTTATGAACCGCGTGCAGGAAACAGGCTTTGATTTCGGCATCCGATGAGGTATACGATACGCGGGCGCACCGAATATCCATCTCGTTAAACTCGTGTTCGAAGAACAACGTCAGCAGAAGAAATTCTTTGTGGGTATCATGGACCCCATCCTGATAGAGAGAACCATCCTCGTTCAGAATGGTCGCCTGTGTGTTTTCGCACATATGTTGGCGAACCATGATATTTACGACATCAGGTCCCAGACGAAAATCTTTCTGCGTCGGATTTTTATAAAAGTGGTACAGATTCGGGCAGAGATGATTCATCACATACCGTACCTGTTCCTCTTCTGTCCCCTTGTCAGCGGCATCCGCAAACCATTGAGGAAACTTTGCGTAGGAATAGGAGTTCTGCGGCAGGTAGAGTTTTTTGAGCAAAGTCTCAACTCTCTTCCCTGGCTCAGATGGCTCATATTCGTGCAAGTCTGCCTTCTGGATAAGGTGCTGAGACCAATCGAGGGGAGAATCAAATCCGTGGTATTTCATGTTGCTTGCCTCCTTATGCGGCCGCGTCGTAGGACACGACACCCGCGACGAGATACCGGTTTTTGTTTCCAGTAAGTTTCTGAGCTGCAGTTTCTGCAAAGTGCAGATATGCGGTCATCAAGGTGCTGTCGGAAAGCCGGTAAGCGTCAATGGACACAACAGACAAGACGACCAGGTTACCGCGTTCATCCAGAACGGATTTCCAGCCGTTTGCCTCACAGATGCTTTGCATTTCAGCAAGACACTTTGGCGCGGCCGGGATAATTGCCTTGACAAGGATTCTGGCCTTGCCATTGTAAAGTGGAACGGAACGGCCAATGCCGCCTAATACCTTAAACACAAGAGCACCTCCAGCGTTCTGTTTTCTACAGCGCTGCATCCTGTTCAAATACAGCGTAAAAGTTGTGATAGTGTTCAAATTTGTCCTTGACCCACTCGCCTGCAATGTACAGAGGAAGGTCGTCAAACTCTTTGCAATCGTCGAGAGTGTACGGAACGGCGTCATCGTGGCACCCATTTTCCTTATCGACCGCAAGCATTTCATCAGCCGCTTTCTTGGCCGACTCAAAGCTCATATGTACCCCGCCGCAAATTGCAACGGAGTCAAACGTGCCGATATCTTCATTGGAATAATGGGACAGGATAGCATAGCACTTATGGCGTTCGGGTACGCCGCTCAAAGTGTTCAGTGCCATAGTTGCGCCGTCCACGTAGCCATAGCAGTAGGCAGCATTGTAGCAAGTTTGGTCTGTGTAGCTGTTGGCCTCCTGGTTCTTGGCTTTGATGAGTTTGCAGATAATTTCTTTGTTATTAGACATAATAAATACCTCCATAGTTGTAGTGTTAAAACGGGTTGGGACAATGTTGCCCTAGAGCAATCGTCCGTTCTGCATGGCTTCACCGAAATAGGAATCGACCACCTCTTTTGCGAAAGCAAAATAGGTTTCTCGGTTCTCTTCCGTGACCCGTTCAGCAAGAACAGGCGTGTTCAGCTTCACGCACAGACGATTGGCAAAGTTCACCCGTGCCATCAGCCCTTCGTGCAACGCACGGCGATGACGGTCGAGTTCCATGACGTACTGTCGAAACTCCTCACCGTCCATCGTGAAACGCGCGTGCTGTATCTGGACTTCCTGACTCGACACTATGTTGACGTAATCAACACAGGTTTTGAGCATCACGACAACGTCATCAACGCAGTCGTTCAGCAGTTCAGAGGCCATGAGGGCGGTGTACAGGTCGTTGACCTTGCAGCAGAGGGTGTTGTTGCGGCTATTCAGATTGATACTCATACGTCTCCCCTTAACGCGGGGTCATCGTGCGGCTCTTGGCTTTTGCCTCCACCGCAATGTGGACCCCGTAAAGGGCTTGGATTGATTTACTTGTTACAGATGCTTCCGGCTGAACCGGTCGTATAATAGGTGTTGAGAACCTCTTTGGCGAATGCAGTGTAGGCCGGGGAATTAGCAAGAGAATACATGTTGCCGGAGTTCATTTCGGCTTCAATTGCGTCTGCCACATTTCCAGCAATCTGGTCTGTGTTGTATTTCTTGCACAGCCGGTTGAGTAAAGCGACATTGGCAGCCGCGTTTTCGAGCAAACTGGTACGGGCAGAATCGACGCTGTGATAAAAAATGCGGTAGCTTGCAGCATCCATCCTGATACGAGCTTGCTGAATTAAGATTTCTTGTTCAGCCAAAAAACTGGCATAATTTGCAAGACTATTGAGACTGTCAACGACCATAAAGGCGAGACCACTATCACCAGCCTTCTGCATTGCTTCGTATAGTGCTGCGACTTTCTTTGTGAGAAGAGTGTTCTGGTTATTAGGGTTAAAATTCATGAAATCGTTCCTTTCTTTTTCATGTAAACAAAAAAAGCAGGCCCATCCGAAGATGAGTCTGCTTTCTGCTACAGGTTGTGAATAACTATGGATTTGCTGGTATCCATCGTACAAGACTGATTTTATTCATTCCGCAAGCGCGGTCAAGCAAAATTAACCTTTGTATCCTTTGGATACTTTTTTGGCCAAATACACCTGTCCCTTAGGAGTAATCAGCGTCTTACGCGATGTATGGTAAGTGGTGCCGACATAGTACACCGTTTCCTTAACCTCGAAGATTCCCTGGTCGATGTAGCGCTGGTAAGCAACATTTGCAGAGTCAATATACTTTTCTTTGCGCAGCCACGCCATCAGACGGTTGCGGCCGATGTTGATACGGTCGTTGGCAAGACATTTTGCAAATTCGCCGAAATCGACGCTGTTCACGGATGCACTCACTGCGCGATGGAACTCAACACTCTCCTGCTGCACGCCGATAATGTTGTCCTGATTCTTGACAGCTTCCAGAGAAGTGACAAGCAAAGCCTTAGTTTTGGCGTCCGTGTTCGGAAGCCAATTATCGACAAAGACTACTGGGTCATTCACATAACCGCCGGTCTGGCGAATCCGAGGCAAGAGTTCGTCAAAAACCCAGGTCTCAAACTTTTCCGCTTCGGGTTTGTTGGAGCGGCAAATGAGGCGATACACGTTACCTTCTGAGATGAACTTGATGATGCGGGGAACGCCGTTCACATCCGTCCTGCCAGCCTTGATGCCATCATGGCGGCAATGTATGTTCAGCTCATGGCTTGGGTTTGAATAGCCCAAGGCCGAGCAAACATCTGCGGCACAAAAATAGAATTTGTTGTCATCCTTCATAATGCGCAATTCACCGAACATCTCGGACAAAAAGACTTCAGGTACACGGTTGTTCATAGTATTTCCTCCAATAGTACCCTAACAAATCGTTAGGTCATGCCTGTTTTTTAACGTTGGTATGTACGAATGGTTTTGCAAAAGTATTCGCGAAATTATTCGCTGTATGCATATTTTGCCGGAACCTCAGCCCCGCACTTGGAGCATGTGAACAAATCCTCGGCATCAGGCGCATGGGTCACTTCATCGCAGTCAGATTTGGCTTCGATAAAGTCGCCGTCCTCGTCCACCAGCCAAGTCTGGGTTACATGCGCAGTTGTGATGAATGTAGTGTTGCCGCATTTTGGGCAAGGACCGATTTTCAGATTAGCAGTCATTGTTGTTAATTTCTTCCTTTCTTGTGTTCGCGCAAACAAAAAAGGCAGACTCACCCGAAAGTGAATCTGCCTTCAATGTGCGAGACTGTGAATTGTACGAACGCAAAACGCGCCTGGTAGATGATATCTATCGTACAACTAAAAGTTTATGCCGTTCGCAAGCGGCGTCAACAAAAAAGCAAAGTCCGCCTACCGATACGGTAAACGGGCGAAAATCACAACAGTTTATACATGAAAATGCAAGTTACATCATAGGACGGTTTGCATGTTTGATAAACAAATTGTTCGTCTTGCCTTTGTAGGGACAAAAAGCCTAATCGTTTGTAGTAGTTTAACAAAGGAACTTGGTCAAGAGCAAAAATATACAAAATTTTTACACCAAGTGTTTCACGAATTTCTCTTATCTGAGGCATGATAAATCCATAGAAAATTCGTGCTCCGACCATTGTAACTTTAGGGTGACGCACTCTGTATTTGCCGTTTACAGCAAAATTCGTAAGCTCGATTCCAGAGATGACATTCGTCGATTCATTTTGCCTCAACAAGATATTTCCTGCACGAATCGAATAATATCCAACAAGTTCGCCGGTCCCTTTTTGCCGAATCAAATAGGTGCGGATATTTCCGGATTCTTCATCAACGAAAGCTTGGTCTTGCAGATATCTTGTCAAGCCATAGCCTTCTGGCCTAGTAGGTTGGAAATCTTGGATAAGGGATTTGTGGTCACTTTTTTCGCCAAGATGTTCCCGATAAAATTTTGGCTCAAATCTGAGCTCCATTTGCTTCAAGTGTCCGCAAACGTGCGTCCTCTTCTGCGATTTTTTTCATAGCTTGTTCATCGGTTTCGGTAGAAGGTTCGCCATTCATGATTTGATTATAAAGACACTCAGCATCTTTACCATCGATGTATGTAACATCAGGTGAAAAAACGAGCTTTCTTTCGCCAGTAGGCGTGATGATAAAATGATATTTTTTCATTGTAAGTTCCTCGCTCATTACGGACTCTCCTTTCTTTCAAAATTTAGGAGAGCTCTTTTGTCTTTACATTTATTGTAGCACAAAAAAGTTCTCGGTTCAACAAAAAACAACATTGACACAAAGTATTTTAGCGTTGCTATATCATACGTTTTCCTCCTTTATCACAAACAAAAAAGGCAGACTCACCCGAAAGTGAATCTGCCTTCATTGTACGAGATTATAAATTTTTCGTACGGCCCAAATGGCGCTATAGATGGTATCTATCGTACAGCTTTTATTATCAGCCTTTCGCAAGCAGTGTCAACAAAAAAGCCCCCTCATCCCAAAAGGGATGAAGGGGCAAATATTATTGTTTCGTTTCTTTCTCAGCCGCGCAGCGGGCCCAGAAATCGTCGTCCATCGGGATAAACATCAGGTGGTAGCTGGTGTCAGGTTCAGAATTATCAGTGATGATAAATCCTTCCGGTACGCTTTTGATGGAAACGGCCACATCCGTTTTGTTCAAAAAGTTGCGGTAGCAGTCCATTGGAGCCTCGGGACCAGGTTTCAGCAAATAAGTGCCGATATCGCTGGTTTCACCGTTGCGGGTACATGTGATTTTATAGAGCTCTTTTGTAAACATATTAGTTCTCCTTTCAAAAGTTTCCAATGACATCGAAATCAATGTCGTAATCATCGAAAATATCAATGGTTTCAAAGTAATGGCTTTCATCAACCAGAATCAGTCGATGGCAGTCAAGTGAATACGGAATCGCTTCCTGAGCAAGTGCGGCGCATGCGGCAGCAAGGCCAAACGCCAAGAATCTTGTAATGAGAAATACCTCCTTTATTCCGGTTGAAAACTTACATCGTTGCGAAAGAAAGCCTCAACAGCGGTGCTGTAATCATCATTGTTCACCGATATACAGTACTCGCCGTGTACCCGGTAAGGGATATGCGCTTCTTTCAAAGCCGCAGCAGCTTCCTTCGTGCTATAAACGAAAAATCTGGCCATTATCATTCCTCACAAATCGCATTGTCTTTGCCAGTCATCTCGCCGTATCGCGTATCCCACTGAACGATTTGGTCAGCTCCGACAATGCCACGGAGACTCAGCAAGCAACTGTTGCGCGGATGACACCAGATGGTGCTGGGTGCTTCGTTTTCGAGGAAAGCGCCGCAAAACGGACAAGGCTTCTTAGGAATGATTTTGTTAGGGCGCAGCATGCTTAAACCTCCTCGTACTCAATGTCATACTCATCGAATGCGTCGAGAGCATCATCGTAGAGAGAATCGTCCACCATAATGCGGTCACCATCATCCAAATCGTAGTCGATGTCGTAAAGGTCAAGAGCATCGCATGCCCCATACAAGCTTGGCGTATAAAAACGAACCATTTTTGTCACCTCATGTTATTTGTACGGCTCGTCAAACGAGCTGTCTACTGTTTCTTTATGTCCGCAGGAATCACAGAGCAAACAACTGCAAGCCTTGTGAGTGTGTCCGGTTGGGAGGCCGTGATTGTCCAGCTCCTTTTCTAAGAACCAGACAGGCTTGAGCGTAAAGCCGCAGGAAGGACAAGGAATCGAAGGGATTGTCGTATCGTATCTCCCCTTACTCGTCCACTTCAACGGCATTAGTCACCTGATAGCCGCCATCGCGCAAAGCACACGACAGGTTTTCGCCAAGCTGCATGGCAGTCCCAGCATCGTTGGCGTCAAGTGCCTTCTGTACTTTCTTGATGGCATCCTCAGGGGTGTTGGCATCAACGCAGATGGTAGTGGAAACGGTCACAACAACATTAAAGCTTTTCATAGCAATTTCTCCTCTTTGTTATTCGATAGGTTTTTTGTACTCAGTCCAGAAGAAAAGGCGCTGAGCGGGTGTCAAGCGTTCCTTTTCATTGGACTTTTTGTTCAGTTCATCGGCGAAACGGTTGCAGTCAAAAGGATAAGGAACTTTGTATTCCTTCCCTTCCTTGACGGCCTTGACATAATGGCTGTCGCAAACCGGGAAACTGCTTCCGTCAGAGAAGGTTTCCTCGTGACCGGAGCAAAAGACGTACAGACGAGAATAGCATTTGCCAATAGTGTCTTTTTCAGAGACTTTGATATAAGCAGCTCGAAACAACTCGTGAGGATGTTCGCAATAAAAGTCAGCGACTTCATCGTCGGAAGCAAGCTCCATCACTTTGACATCGAAGTTCTCGAGGTCCTGAATCAGCAGCTGCTCCCCTGCATCACGAATGAAATTCATGATGGGGTAGTAGTCGCCAACTTCACAGCTATAGTCTTCTCCGCACGCCGCATAGCAGCGATGTTTGCGGAATAGATGATTGTCAATCGACTTCTCATACTGTTTGAGAGCCTGATGTGTGAACGCCATACCAACAGTTTCATACGAGGAAGAAGGAAGCAGAACCGTGATATCATCTGCTGTATCATACCCGCTTGCCGTGGAGTACATATCGACATAGTCGGCCATCGTGTCGAGACGGTGCGAATCACGAATATCGCGGATGTCTTCCCTGTCGGCATTCTTTTTGTCAACCAGTTCTTCGTACGGAATGAACGGGTCAAACCGAGGATGCTCATTGTATTCCTGAATCGATTCTTCGTCGTCAAGACCCAGGTTCTCTTTGACCAAATCTGTCACCGAGTCATAAGTCTCGCCCTCGAACAAGAACTGCCCACCATCGAGGTCATAGTCCGAATCGCAAGCTTCACGTAAGGATACGCTGTGCTCAGATTCTTCTTGTTGCTGCAAAAGATGAATGGGTGTCTTGGTCCCGAAATTGTCAACGGAGCCCGGGAACTGCAGAGCTGCATACTGCTTGAGGTAGTAGCTGCTGGTTTCATTGACCAGAACGGATTGGTTTGTTTTGTTAGACATAGATAATACACTCCTTAAAATTTAATATAAAAAGCGGGCTTCCTGAATAACAAGAAGTCCGCTCTTCAACGAAATTGTGAATAGTACATGCACAAGAGACCTTGTCAAAGACAAATGATATCTATCGTACAAATATTATTATCTCTGATTCGCACGTATCAGCAAGGCGTATTTGTGCCAAAGTTTTGACGTTCTGGACAGTACCAATGGCGTCAGTCCTCGATAGCGATGGGAGGCGTTTTGTCGAGTAGCGTGTCAATGTTCCAGCCGCAGAGGGTTAGGAGCACTTCGGACGCGGGACTCTGATTCCGAATGTCGTTTGCCAAGTGGAAACCGATGTGTGCATATGAACCGTCGTCGTTCGCGATTTCACGCTTCACGGTTTCGGCAAAGTTTTCAGCCAGTTCTGTGTTGTCAGCGATGACATTCATAGCCTCGTTGGCAACGCGGTCTTTGACTACGAAAACTCCATGATAGTCTCCTTGCAATATAAAAAAATCATGCACAGGCAGCATTGGGGCCTGTGCGGGGTAATGATTTCCAGGGAACGATTGCTCCCTGCCGGTTAGATGTATTTGAGTTTTTGTCCGCAAACAGGGCATCGCTCATAATGTGGATTCTGGTAGTACCCATCGTTGCAGTCCCCGCCTAAGTCCGCATCGCAATGTGGGCAGAGGTTCGGAGACCAGCTTTTCGAGATGGGCTGCTTTGGAATTTGCAGCTCACAAGCCTCGATGGCTATACGCAAAGGTTTACTGCCTCGCTCCCCCATCAAGCCGCCATTCAGGAGCTTGGTGAGGTAGTTCACGGCATTTTGGTATTCAGTTTCGGTCGTCATTTGCTATCACCATCCTTTTCGAACAGCTCAGAAATTTTGTCAAGAATCACTTGAGATTCTGCTGCTGCCTGTTCGTTGTAATGCCTCCACTTGTCACGAAAATCCTCTAAGTCCTTGACAACGTCACGGCGGGAAACTCCATCGAGCAAGCGCACAGCCATATCAGAAAGATTTTCAGCCTTGAGAGCGTCGATGTCCGGGTTGTAGCAGAGCATGATAGCGTCAATGGATTTTGCAAGGTTCAAGCATTCCGTATAAAGTTGCTTCATTTTGCTTTCACTCTTGTCGAATTCACCGTCAAAGACATTCCCAATCACGTGAATGCAGCAGCAATCCTTGAGCATGACAACGTCCGTGGATTCGCAAACGCGAACCATAAAACGGGCCGACGATTCAGAATACTCGACTACACCCTTGTGGCGTGTTCGGGTCGCATCATTCTTCAGCCAGAAAGTGATGATGTCATCTTCAAAGATGAAATTGCCGAGAGAATCGTTGATGCCAGTATACTGGCCAATAGTGTCCGCATGTACAACGTACTTCTCAACCTTCGGGTTCTGCTGGTAGATTATCGCGTAATCATATCCCTTGTTTTGAGGAAAGACGCCGCCCGCGACCCAGATGCCTGGCAGTGGGATACCGGAAATGGAGGTCTTTTCCCCCTTGCGCCGAGTCTGACCACGGAATAAGATTTTTCTGGTTGCCATAAAATACTCCCTTCTACGCAAAAAGGCAGACCTCCCGATTTTTCGGAAAGTCCGCCTCAGCGAAATTATGAATTTTTGTACGAACGCCAATAGTGCCTTAGTAGATGGTATCTATCGTACAAGTACCATTCTAGGCTGTTCGCACATTTTGGCAAGTAAAAAATGCCGCCCATCCGAAGATGAGCGGCGACTTTTTATTTCTTCGCTCCCATGAGGACTTCGCCTTCTCCGGATACAACGAACCAGCCTGTATCTTTACGGTATTCAGCACTGAACAGGTTTGCGAAGTTGTACCCTCCGGAAAATTCGATGTGTTTCAGCGAAAATGTCAGCTGCAAATAAGCATCCGAAGAAGTGCCGTTGCAGTCGTTTTCCAAAGAAATATTCAAACGATAAAAGTCCGGACGAGCGAGGTACTTATCGACAATGTCCTTGTCGTAGGTGATGTCGTGGAAGCAGCAGGACGAGAATGTCTGCAGATATACTTCGCGGTACGTATGGCCGAAAAGACCACACTTATCGCGCAGATTCTCCGGCCAATTCACCTCGATGCGACCATTGGGTTTGAGGCATGTTGTAGGAGGCTGTTCCACGCCGATACCGAAATAGCGTCGGACGAACTCAAACAGCGGCTTCCAGTCGATGCGATTATAAAATTCAGTCAGCTTCTCGCCATCGCGGAGCTGGTAGGTTTTGGTTACCATATGCATTTGTCATTACTCCTTTGTTTGTTAGGGTATTTATTATTTTTGGTGGGATTCCTTACGAAAATTGGTGGTTTACTAATTTATGTAAATACAATCCCTTCGTTTTTGGCAACAAACTTACATTTACCAGATGAATACGAGTTGTCGTTTGTGTCGTAATATCCATCTGCTTTACCGTTGTGTGAACCGCTGGTTCCTTGCATCACATGAGTATACCCGTTTGTTGGTATGTATTTTCAAGGGCTTTCTCGTCCAAAGCAAAATACTTATGCGTGAACCAAAAATCTGTCGGTTCCCGTTCTGCGTCCGGGAACAGAGAGTTGCCTGCTACGACAACTCCCGGAACGCCAATACAGCACATCTGGATGTAGCACATCTTGCAGACCAGAGGGTCAATGTCTTGTGCCACAAACAGAACATACTTGTCCCAGTCCGGGTCAGTGGATTCCAACTGCTCGAGCATCACATTGTACCCCGCCAGAAGCAGGCATCCGGCACCACAGCACGGGTCGTTCACCCGCAGGATACGGGACTTGTCCAGAACAAGAGAATCCGGCATGTTTATGCGTGCCATCATCTGTCCGACATTGTACGGCGTGAAAAACTGCCCTGCTTGGCTTTTGCTTAATCCGAGATTATGGTAAACGGTGCCAAGAAAATCCTGCTCAGGGTTTTCCAAGAGCGCGGTCATTGTGATGGCGGTAAGCACAGCAAACTGCTGTACGGTCTTCTCATCGTATTTCTGGACGATGGTATTGTACTGTTCCTCTCTTGTGTCTCTGCACCGCAAATCACAGGTGTTCGCAAGTGCAATGGCATGCATATCAATGTAGTCATACCAGAGTTCGCTGCGACCGTACCGGGCGCTCATCTCATGGAAAGCCTTGATAAACTCTTCGACCGGAGAAACTGGTCTTTTTGGGTTGCTCATAAAAACTCCTTTCATAGTAAAACAAAAAGCGGACCTCCCAAAAATCGAGAAGTCCGCTTATTTGCAGATTGTGAATTGTACGAACACAAATTGTGCTTTGGATGGTATCTATCGTACAATTACTATTTTATGCGGTTCGCACATCGGGGCAAGTACCAGCTATTGGATTTTGGCTTTCAGCCATTGCAGATACCGGTATCGCTCGGCTTCGTTCTGAATTCCCTGCAAAGCAAAAGCTACGAACGGCACATCCGTGCAATGGTTGTACAGCCACGGCTCGAGGGCGAGTACCTCAAAAATATCATTGTAGCAAGTATTGCGCCGATAATATTCGAGGTTTTCATCTTCGATTTCGTAGTCGAACTTTGCGCGGATTTCTTCCGCCGTATAGTTTTCGGCTTTTGCGGCGGCGTTCGCAAAGAACGGGATATTGCCTTCCTTCCATTCGAAAAACGGATAATCCTGGTCGCAGGAGTTCTGAAAATATACACTCAGCGGCCATTTCTCGCTTGCGCTTTCTGGCGGCATCATGATGATACCGAGCAGCTTATGCTCTTCCCAATACAGAAAACGGAAGGTAAACAATGCCTCAAACCAATACCGGTCAGCGGTATCCGCAAGTACATCGGCTCTGCGGTTTTTGCTCTCCTCATCCGCAATGTATCCGGTACGAACCGAGGGAATATAATACCGATTATCCGTGATGGCTTTCCTGATATTCTTTTCGGTCATTTGCGATTGCGTGTATTCCAGCGCAATCGTCATGGCTTCCTGCAAACTGTTCGCCTGCGCAAAGCCCATGTCAAAACCGTAACTCATGGTATGGCACTCCTTTTTATTTGAATGGTTTCAGGTTTGTGGTATAGGCGTCAGATGCCTAGGCGCTGAGCGGCAGTCTCGATATCGCAGAATCACAGAAGCTCCTGACCATATCGAAAACCGTCAAACCCATCGCTGTACGAATAGTCGATACGACCTTTGCTGTCGCGTTTGACCAGCTTCTTAAAGACCAATTTTCTTCATAAAAGGGATAGCTTTTTTCATACGTTCGCAAATCCACTTTTCGTTTTCTTTCTTCCCGTTTTTTGCAATATATTTCTGCATTGCATCCGAAGTCTGAGGGCCGAAACCGATAGCATCCAAAATCACTTGTGCGCCATCACACTTCATTGCCTTCAAAGTATCGAGTTCGATTTCCCTTGCTCCGTCAAAAGGCTGCATCATTTTCAATCTGCAAAACGGTAGACATCCATTTGGAGCATCTTTAATGTTCCAAATTTCATACCCTAGAGGTGGTTCTGTCACAATGGTGTATTCATTGTTATGATATTTCACTTTTCAAATTCTCCTTTGTTTTTGTAGGTGTTTAGTTTGAAAACTTTTTCTTCAAATCCTGCGTACCGTACAAATTGTCACGGCTCATCGTATTTATATGCAGTCCTCACTTAACTGTCACAACATTGACACGATATGTCTTGCCGGTGGTCTCATCATCCAACTCCCAATAACCAATGAAGGTTTCGTAGGTTTCGGTGATAGCGACCTGCACACCGGTATTGTCGTACAGGATAGCCTCGGCCCATGAAGTATCCTCATCGCCACAGCAACGGATATCCATCGAATACCCGTCAGAAAATTTCGCAGTCTCGCTCAGTGAAGAGCCAAAACCTTGGACTTCCTCGCCGCAAAGATACTTTTCGAGTTTCTTGGAGGACGATTTGCTGATGTACAGAGTTTCTTCCAAGATGATTTGTTCGGGAAGTACATCGACAAGAACATGGTATTCGGCACCGTTATAGGGAATGACCCAATGATTGCAGAATACCTTGGTGTTCTTTGTCTTGTATACCGTCTTGCCGTTCACGGCAAGCGTTACCATACCAGAAACACCATCTTTGCTGTTTCCTTTCCAAAGGACGGAAACAATGGTGTTGTCTGCGGCAAATACGACATCACTGATTTGATACTCGTCGTTGATGCTGTCAGGGTCATTGAGATGGCGGATAAGAACATCGTATTCCGATTTCTCCATCTGAATGCGGTTTACAAAGATGCGTTCAAAGCACTTGCTTCTCTCGTACATGCGTGCCACATACAGAACAGTCTCGACCAAATCCTCGACAGTTCCGGCTGTCATGGAATCCAGCGTACGGCGGGCCCACAGGTCAACGCCATCCTCAATAATGCTGCACTCACAAACTCTGTGAAGGCTGGGATAGGTCACGCTGATAAGCTGCATACGAAGGGCGGGTTTGTTGCCTTTGGGATAAATGTCATTGATGGGAAAATTGAGGGGGTCAAGACTGACACTTTCAGGAACCTCACCAAACCCCGACCAACGACTGGGATTCCGTTCTGCCATGAATTCACGAGCAAAACGCTCCGCAGTCTCCTTCGTCAAACCTTGCCATTCTTTGACATCGCGGCTTTTTTCGATAGAAGTGACTGCTTCGCTGACGGCAGTGAGAAAATTGTTCTGGTTCTCTTCCTGATTCCGTCTGGTTTCGTCCACGAGCTGCTCAAAGAGGGCTGCATCGCGCAGATACTTGGCGGCGATGGGAGCCGATACCTCGGCAGAATCCGGAATAGTCACCGCAGTGTTGAGGTATTCTCTGATATCCTTTTCGTCCTGCAACCTCTCGCAGAACTCCGAAAGCGCATCGAGTTCATCCAGAGAAAACTCGATTTTCGCGCTCGGCTGCTTCACGGTTTTGGTGATAAGGATGCCTGTGTTGATTTTTTGGATTTTCATAATATTCTCCTTTTTTGTATTAGGGGTATTTATTATTTTTGGTGGGATTCCTTACGGAAATAGGTGGTCTACTAATGTGCCGTCTGTTTTGACAACGGCAACACCGATATTGGTTCTGCCGGGGTCGATGCCTAAGTAAAGCAGTTGCACTACATCATCGGTTTTATACAACAGTTGAATGGTAAACGGTTTTGTTCTCACGACTCGCGCCTTTTGCTCTTTAAGCAGATGACGCACATGTCCACCGCGAGTCGTAGGCATTAAAGGTTTACCGTCTTTATTGAGCACATATACAGTGGACATATACGCCACCTCCTTTACGATAAGTCTCCCCTGCCGAAGCAGGAGGTTGTGTTTCCCTTGGCTGGGTGTTTGCTGCGAGTGGCATTGCGCGAGGCAATATCACTCTTGCGGAGCTATCAACTGGGAAAATCGACAGGCGCAACAAACATCCATATGCCTGTGATACATACAAAATTAAGTGATTTTATTCAAACCACCAAATTTCGTAAACACCCTTTGAACGCAAAAAGGCGGACCTCCCAGAATCAGGAAGCCCGCCTTAAAGCAGAATTGTAAATTGTACGAACGCAAATAGCGTCCCTGTGGATAGTATCTATCGTACGAATACTATTCTATGCCGTTCGCACAAAAGGTCAAGAAAAGTTTGTGCAAAAAGCGTTAATGGTTCTTGAGTTTGAAAGCGGGGCGAACGCCAAAAGAGTGAGAAGCGCAGCTGGCGGACGCATAACCGTCGTCGTAGACACTGGAGAAGCCAGTAGCGGATTCTCTGACCTTGTTCATCAGCCAGTACCACTGTAAGTTCTCATCCTTGCTGCAATCGAACGCCATACGGTTTCTACGTTTCTTCATAGGCTTCCACTGCTTCACATACGGGCTTTCATACTCACCGTAGTAGTTCTCTCCGAAAATCTCTTTCTCAGTCGGCAGACGGAGCAGGTCACCGTTGTCAAACGGAGTCATCATAGCCTTGAGTTCTGCCGGGAAGAGATTCAGAATCTCACCATTCAGCTTTTTACGAAGGTCACTCTCTTCGTAACCTCCTTCATTGGTACTGGTGCTGTTCATCGGGTGCTCGCTAGGCAGGCAATCAACCAGACAGAAAACCATGCCGTCCTCTTCTTGCTGCACTGCCATAGCCTGTACCTTTACACCATCTGCAAGTTTGACCTCGATGACGTCTCCGACCTTAAAAGTATCAACGTCAGACTCAATCATTCCTTTTACTTTCATCTTGTTTTCCTCCATTTTTGCGGTCTTAGACAGCAGCCATCAGATTCTTGCAGACGCTTTCCCAGCAAGAAGGGTCCGCGCTGAACGCATCCAAATGTTGCCGGGCCTGAACCAGATATGCCACAAAAGGTTCGGCAAACTCCTTGGCGAACGAATCCCAGATTCCAGACTGTTCCAGAGCCTTGGCAAACCGCTCTTCCCATCCGGTGGGGTTTGCAAGGTAATCAATGATAACAGAATCGTCGAATTTCTCCTGAAGTTTCAACATCACATCGAGCGAAGTGGCGTCGTTACTCCGGTCATACACATACTGCTTCACGGCGTTGTCGTATGTCAGGGACTGAAACCTCTTGTCCTTCATCACTTCGGCGGAGGGAGTGTAGTTCTTCTCGATGTATGCGAGAAACTTTTCTCTCATTTCAGCCGTGACCCAGTTGGAATCAGCCTGCCTATAATCGTCAAAGAGCAGAGCGAACTCAACAGACTTGCAGTAGGTCTCTTTGTGGTCAACGATGAACGCCATGAACTCGAGACCATTCTTAATGCTGAAATGGTTTACGCCCATAGCCAGAGGGAAAGAGAAGGAACTCTGCGCGTAGAGGGCTTCGACATAATGTTCTCCCTTAGCCAAAGGAACGCGTACAAAGCGCCAAAAAGTAGTGTTTCCGAAAGTGTTGGTGACAACACCTTCCAGAACGGTATCCGAGTCATTTGCGATATAGGAATCGAAGATTTCCTTTGTGATAGTTTTGCAGTACATATAAACCTCCTATGGCTTAGACCTTTTCCTTCAGAACGATGTAATGGAAGCCGATAAGCTGCTTGGGCACATCAACGGAGGACTCGTCGTCCGGGTCGTAATAACCCGTCTCGACTGAAAGCCCCATAGCTTCCATACCGCTTGCAACCACCTCAAGCTCCTGCTTGTTGTGGGAAACGATAGTGTTTTCCACGAACTCCACAGTGTTTTCAGATTTGGATGCAAGGCGCTTGCCGTAAACGATATAATCGAAATTTTGAAGAAAAATTCCGGAAGAAAGGTCACTGAGTTGCTTTTCGGTGATGGCTTTCTGACGATTCAGATAATCGTCATTCATGGATTTAACGCACGTTACATCTTCATCGACCCAAAGGATGCGTTTTGATTCATCCCCGTCAGCACGAATTCCGTCAGCAATGATGGCAAGAGGCTGGTCAGTCTCCATATCATCATCACCGGCGTAAAGATGACCCATTACGATGTCGTTGGTATCGTTCGGCAGCTCGAGGCGGAACCAAGAACAGTGGCGATGGCTTTTAACATTATCGGTCGTAAGCCAAATGCCGGGATAGGACTCTTTGGTTTCTTCACCAAGAGAAAATTCCGCATTGGCACTGTCTGCGCCAAGAACTGTTGATACGGTAAGAGAAATAGGCGGCTTCTCGTCTTTCGGCCAGAACACCTCGATAACTTTCTCGATAGGGACGACGACAGATACGGGTTTTCCGCTGAAATTAGAAGAAAGTTTCAGTTCCATGTTAATGTACTCCTTGTTATAATTGGTTGTTTTTAGATATCGACGTAGTAGTATCCCGTCAGAGAATCTACCTCACCGCTGCGTTTGTCTTCCTCAGGGTCGAAATATCCGGTAACGGCATCGAAACCCATTGAATCCAACATATCCGCAATGCGATTTACAGTAGTTTCGTCCTTTGAGACAATCATGGATTTGTCATACTTTACATAGCCGTGCGTGGCTTCCTCCAAACGCGTTCCGAAATCGGCGTAGCTGAACGGTTGGTCAAACTGTTTCTCAGTGGCGGCAAACAGCTTATACTTGTTTTCACCCTCGGACTCTTCACAGAAATCCTGAACGCTGACGGTTCTTTTGTTCGCGAAAACGATTCGCGGAGAATCGTCATCAGCTGCCCGATAGCCGTCCACAATGCGAAGCAGCCAATCATCGCTTTCCGTTTCGTTGTTGCCGGAATACAGGTATCCGGTCACGAATGGATTCAGCGTGTTCGGAGCTTCAAGAGAACACCAGAGTGCCTCTGTGTCAAACTTTTCGTTTCGACTTTCAAGGTCAACACTCAGGTAGTTCTCCTCCTTCTCATCGCAAATCGTCATGGCGGCAAGGATGGTCTCATCCTTAACCTTGGCAGACATTTCGATGCGGTTGGGTTTGCTGTTTTCGTCAGACCAGTATTTCTGAATCAGGTCTTCGATGGGAATGACAACCTTTTCGCCATTATTGCCTTTTAACGTGATGTCCATAATGCATTCTCCTTGTTATTTTTCGATGTAGTCGCAGATGTAGTTCAGTATACCGTTCTTTTCAAGGTCGTCGCCGATAAAGCCACTGCAGGAATCAACGACATTGCCGTCTTCGTCCGTGATGCAGTATTGCCAGCAATTCCCTGCCAGATAGTCGCTGTACGCTTCGAGCTCACTGCGGATGCAGTTCTCGGCGCGGTGCATGGCTTCACAGCGGGATACGGGAGTATCGGAAATTCTCTGCTTCATGAAGTCGTTGATGTTAGCGACCGCAAAGCCGATGCAGGCAGAATCCCAAATGTCAGAGAACGGAACCGTGCAGAGTGCAATGCCACTATGCTCATAGATATAAATGGGCAGAATGGCATACTCGCCTGTTTTCGCAAGCGTCCGCTTTGTTTCGTTCAGGTAGTAGGCGCTGTCGATGATATCGCCTATCTTGCGGCGAGGACTTTTGAGACAGTAAAAAGTGGCTGCATTGCAGTCATTTTCGCGTGGGTTTTCGATGTCCGTGTCACGGCTTATTTCGAGGCACAGGTTGTCTTTGAGGGTGATTTCTCGGTAATCGTAAACGGTCATTTGGAACCTTCCTTTCTGATAAATGCAAAAAGGCGGACCTCCCAAAAATCGGGAAGTCCGCCTTAAAGCAGAATTGTGAATTGTACGAACGCAGGATGCGCCTTGGTAGAATGGTATCTATCGTATAATTTCTATGATATGCTGTTCGCAAGGCGCGTCAAGTTTCATTCGTCAGCAATACCTATATAAAGATGGTAGGTGGCGTTTGCCGTCTGGCAAACCCAATGGTTGTAGAACGAGTTGCTCGGCTCAGACGTGACGATATCCTCATCCTCACGATAAATAGCCGCTTCGCACCAGGAAGGTCCATTGTGGCGTGGGATGCAGCGAACATCCATGTGTATACCATCGGCGAAGATAACGGATTCGAACTCAATCTCATCCTGCTCTTTGCCGTCATCGGTATACTGCTTGATTTCGTTCATTCGTTTCTGGCTGATGGTAAGGCACTTGACGAAAACCTTGCGAAAATTTGTGAGATTTTCGTATATCATGCACATTCGCATGATGGCGCTTGTCAAGGCATCGACAGAACCAGGGTCGTTGCAAATCGCAGTCTTGTCGAAACAGCCAATGCCGTGCTCTGTCCAGAATCCGCCTTCATACAGGTGAACAGAAGCCGCATAGCAAAGACAACCATCAGGTTTGCAAAGCTGAATTTCGAGTGTGCAGCCATCGTATGTTTCATCGATTTTGCGCTTGTACACATCGAAACTGATGTTGTCAGGCACTTCCCCGCTGCCGTCCCAATGATAGGGATTGCAGCGAATAAGAAAGAGTTCTGCGATTCCTTTTGCATAAATTTTCGTCATACCGACCTTTTGTTTGAACATAGGAATCATAATCCTTCTCCCTTCTCTTCGTTTAGCAATTCGCGTGCATGGTCGAGGACTTCCTTTGCGACAGGCTTACCGCCTTCATTCATGGCAAGGAAAATTTCCAAGACTTCTGCGCGAGTTACGCTCTGGTCAATCTCAGCAACGCCAATGGAGGCATCCATAAACCAGTTCTTGTCCTGTGCGGAAAGGTCGTTGTAAAATACGCCTTTGTACGGGAATCGGTTCTCGTAAAAAGCAAGCAGGGTCAACATACGCTGCTTGCCATCAACGATTTCATAGTAGTTGCCATCGTTGCTTGTGCGAGTGAATGGCAGCTGCTTAAAGACGAAACGACCAATCTCGCGACCCATAAAGATGCTGTCCAACAGCTTTTCCCTGTCCTCATCATCCCAAACAGAACCACGCTGATAATCAGGGTTGAAATCAACGCCGAATAGGTATTGGAAGCTGAGTAAAGAATACATACTGCGGTTTGAGTAGTGCAGGCGGGATAGCGCAGAATTGCGCTTGGCGAAATGCGTATCTTTGTCATCATCCAGCGGGCGAACGTTTGTCCAAGCCCAGCAGGAATAGTTATCGCTGTTTGCACCACTGCGGATAAGATACATGTACCCGCCTTCCAGAGCCTCGTCAACAACGCAGTTTAGAAGGTGACCAACCTGTACTTTGTCGCCGACCGTGAAGCGATAAGAGGGTTTTCCTGCACGCTTGGCAGTTTCACAGGCTCTTTCATACGAAAGACCTTCGAGCGCGGCTTGTTTCAGGTTTATTTTTGTGATTTCTTTTCTTGCACTTTTCTTAGCCATTGCGATTCTCCTTAACCAATCCGATGGACTCCGAACAAAACAGCAGGAAGAAGCTGTTCATACGGGGTGTATTGGGCAAAATCGTAGATTTGAGCCTCATCGCTGATGATGTATCCGCCAGGGCAGGATTCGCCATCTTCATTGGAACCGCCGTTGTCATCAAGGCCACGGCTTTTGAGCTCGTTGAGGTAATCCTCACGCATAGCATCGTATGCTTCTTCCGGGGTAGAATATTGCTTTGGATTTACTTTTGTGTAAAGATGGCCCTCGTCATCGGTGAAAGTCTTTGTGATGATAAACATAATTTACACTCCTTTTTGCAGTACGCAAAAAAGCGGGCTTCCCGATTGGGAAGTCCGCCTTCAAGCGAAATGTGAATTGTACGAAAGGCAGGATGCCTTTTCGATTGCTGGTATCTATCGTACAATTCTAATTGTATGAGTCTCGCACGAATGTGCAATGGTCTTTAGCCAAGCATCGTCACATCACCATCAACGTACCAGATGTACTGCTTCCAGTTAGAAGCGGTCGCACCAGGGATGAGTTTCAGCGCAGAAGCTGGAGGCACGCGACTCGGCTCAAATGACATCTCGTAATGCTTTTCCAGGCCGTATTTCCGCAGAACGATACTCGGCATTACTCTGCCAAGCTCGTACCACTTGCGAGGCGGGATACGGCTGCAATGTTCGCGGTGAATTTCAGTGTATTCCTGCTGGAATTTGTGAATGGCCCGAAGCAGCTGACACATCGGGCAGGTATTAAGGATGCCAGGGTCCTTGTAGCGGTATACTACAAGACGATATTTATCGTGTTCCTTGGTGGTCAGAACGACACCAAAATAGTTTTTTGCCATGATATCCTCCTCGTTTTAGTAGTTAGTACCATACTCCAGGGCGTAATCCGGACGCTGATATTCGATGACCGGCTTTTCCCAAGAGCAGATGGGTTCAGTATTGGCGCTCGGAAAATGAGAGCTGATTCCGTTGGTGGCAAGCAAAGCTGCCGTGCAATCCGCAATCTGTGCAAGAAGCTCAGGATTCCATCCAAAGGTGTCATCTCCGGTCAGCTGCTTGCACAGAACTTGTGCCGCTCGAAGAATTTCAGTGTCTTTGGATTCCTGCTGAATAGGTTTCGGTGCAGCAATCGTGACATTTCGTGCAATGACGTTTTTGGGCAATGGCTCATCGACCCATTTTCCCTCGTAAATCTCACGGGCATAGAAACCGTCTTTGTCGAATTCGTCAAGGCGAACCCAATGGTCGGCTTCCCAGGTCCTTTGAGCGATTCCGTCTGGATTGATAGTAACCATCACACGTTCATCGTGTGCGTTGTTTCCCCAATGGGTTTCAGAGTCATTGCCAAACTCCTGAATGAGAAGTTTCCTTGCGAGTTCTCCATCGGTCAGTGCAGCCAATTCTTTGATTCGTTTTGTGTTCATATTTTTTCTCCTTTTTCTGTAAACAAAAAAGGCAGGCCCATCGTAGTGATGAGTCTGCCTAGTTGTATCAGTTTGTGAATTGTACGAGCGCTGAAATGCGCAGATGCTATCTATCGTACATTCACAATTTTACCGGCATCGCAAGCAGCGTCAAGCTGTAGCAGCGGCGTCAGCAGTTGCTTTTTTGGCTTCCGTGTATGCTTCGTAAGCCGCGTGATATTCACTCAGCTTAATCTGCGTAACGGTGTCTGGAACCTTAGTGCTGCGAGTTGCATATTCGCAGGAATAATATCCGTAGATATTTCCCTGCTCATCATCCCACAGCTCCGTAGTGATGCGGCCAGAACCGTTGAAGTCGGCCCACCAGGACTGGTTGGCAAGAAATTTCTTGCCGTTCACGTTCTTACAGACCTCATCTTCCCACAGGCAGTTCATGGGCGAACGCTGCTTGAAGACAACAAATCCGTGAGGGTCACGGCGTTTCATAACCTGGGACTCGTATTTGGCGAGCAGTTCCGGCTTCAAATCAACAGTCAGTCGGTCATTCAAAACATACGAGAGCTTCTCATCAGGGAAATATTTGTCGAAGAACTGCTTTGCAATTTCAATGAAATGCGCTTTTTCCTCCTTTGTCGCGAAATAATTCTTGTAGAAAGTGGTGCCGGGATTTACCTTAAATGCCATTTCAACCATTGCTATTACTCCTTTTTCATCTGTACAGTCCAGCCGTTCACGTCGGAATAAACCGCATAGAGCAGCGTTGCGAAATTGTAGCCTCCGTCATACAGCGTATAGCGAAGGGAGATGTTCAGTGCAAGAGTGCGTTCCTTGACGATGCCATCACAATCAAGATAGCTGAACGTCTTTGTCGGATTGGTAAACCATGCTTCACGTTCTTCATTGAACTTATCTTCATCGTATTCCACGATTTCCTTGAAATACGAATCGAACGTGACGAGCTTGACTGACGAGAAGACATCAGCCATCATTCCGCACTTTTCAATCAGTTCATCAGGCCATTCGACCTTGATGATTGCTGCGCCGTTGTCTTTCAGCTCTTTGTGAGGGCTGAGCGAAACGTTATAGCGCTCACTGAGAAAGCCGAACAGCCAGGACCAATCGATAGTTTTCAGGAAACTGGCAGCTTCCTTGGCGTCCATGAAAATTTTGATTTCTTTACGTGCCATGATATATCTCCTCACTATATTATTCGGTGCCGAATTTAGCCCACGCTTCTTCGACACTCATGTGATAAACCGCCTTAAACTGTTCTTTGAAATACGCATTGAACAATTCCCGGTGGTGAGGGCTCATGATGATTTCGAGATTGAAGTCGGGGTCATCGGTGGAATTGTTGCAGTAGGAAATGTATGTACGAATGGTATCGTCCGGATGCCAGTCAATGTACATGTTAATCCAATCTGCATTTTCTTCTGAGTTCAAATCAAGGCCAAATGCTTTGTCTGCATCGAACCAGATAGGGACGTAGACGTTAATCCATCCGTCGTAGATGACTTCTTCATTGGCATCGAGCGTGAATCGTATCAGTTCAGCAAAGTCCTGTACGGTAATAGTTTCCTGCGTGCAGAGACCATGAACCATTTCGTTGTGAGTCATAAAATATGCTCCTTGTTATTTTTTGAAGGTGTCAAAGAATCGAATCATCTCGCGGTTCACACCGACTGCAGATTCAGTCTCAGGATAGAGCGCTGCAAAAGCATGGACCGTTTCTCTCTTGGAAACAAACCCGTAGTCGTGGTGAACGCGCTCGTTTTCGAGGCATTTCTTAAACCCAAAAGTCTGTTTCTTGAGAAAGTCCTTTTTCCCGGTGCAGATATAGCACGGGGGGATGAGTTTGGAATAGGTTTCAGGCTTGATGAACTCAGCATAACTGTGATTCTTCCAGCCCTTAGACATATAGTAGTTCTGAAGCAAACCTACCTGGCCCTTGTAGATGTAATACATACCGCTCTGCAGGCCCATCGCGTTGATGACGAGCTTCTTGGCTGCCTCGGGTACGTTCTCTTCCAGTTCGTCCTCTACCGGCTGCATCTTGACAGGATAGCGGAGAATAGAGCTTGCCATGCAGGCAAGGAATGCGCCAGCGCTGTCGGCTACTACAAAGACCTGATTCAAGTCACCACCGAAGTCTTCAGCGCGTTCAGCTACAGTAGCAAACGCATTGATGACATCGGTGATTTGACCGAAAACATTGGTTTCAGGAACCAGACGGTAATCCGGAACAAAGGTGAGATACCCTTCTTTGGCAAACCAGGTTGCCAGGTTCCGGTTCTGTTCTTTTCGGCCAGCAATCAAGCCGCCGCCATGGATATCGATGATAATCGGATGCTTTTCGGCATCGTTATCCGGGCGATAAACGTCCATGAAAAGATTCTGCTTGCCGCAAATACCAATCTCAGTGGCAGTTATGCCTTCATGAGGCATAGCAGGCTGAGACTTGATGATTTCTTCTACATGGGTGCGTTCTTTCTTGGTGGCGGCATTGATGAAATTCATGATAAAAACTTCCTTTCAAATTGATAAAAATAATAGCGGCCGCCAATCTATAAAAACTGAGATTAGTGGCCGCTTGGGTGTTATTGGAATTCAAATGTGTATTGGGTTCCTCTTTCGGTTTTGACAAAAATTCTGCTTCCTGCAAAGCCAATAGCTTTTACTGTGCTGGTACGCAGAATGTCTTGTTGTTTTGGTGTTGTTGTTTTGAATACGAGTGGCTGCCCACTTGACAGCTCAAGAGTTCCGACCCGTCCAATGAGCGGAAGAACTCTTGCGTTGAGACTCGTGGTGCTGTGAAGCACACAACTGCTGTTAATCCGCATCATTGTCCTCCTGATATGAACTGGTCAGATATCCACATCCGGGTACTGATTCAACACATGATTGAACCTGTTATCCAGATGTTCATCGTTTTCGTCCCGTTCGGGATAATCAAACTTTCCTTCCTCTTCTGCTGCATCCCCCAAGCGTTCCATGAGTGCAATGACGCTTTCGAGCCAGGCGGAAGCCTTGCCAAACGTGTCATCCTCTTTTCTTTTGGCATAGAGCATGTCAGAGACTTCTTCGAGAGCCATTTTCTGCTGGTACAAAGTATTCCAGTTGATGTGCTCTACAGCGGAACGCAGGGGAGTTAAGTGTTCTGTTTCTGTTACAGTGTTCGTTACGGTCATCCTTTATTTCTCCTTGTAGTGTTTAGTTACGATAAACGTCAGCAAAGCACCGCAAAATTCCAACAAAAAAAGCAGACCTCCAAACGGATAGTCTGCTTCTCAGAATTGTGAAATTATAGCGTATGTGTGCTGTTATCTATCATACAATTTTTATTGTATGCGTTTCGCACGAATACGCAATAACTATTTTTTAGAATTAAGAATCGGAATTTTCCGAACTGTCGCTGTTATCATCGGAACTGGACTCAGCGTTTTCGTCCGCAGTGGAATTGTCACCAGATTCAGCGTCGGTGTTTTCTTCCGCGCTTGTATCCTGTTCGACAGTCGAATCACTGTTGACTGATGCGTATGTACCAGTCAAGATGACGGGCGCTTCACCATAACCCAGATAACCGCTAATCAGGCTGCCGGAATTCTCAACCAGGTACTTGGTTTCCGTCATGTTCGGGAACAAGTAAATATCCTGAATCGTAGTGCCCTTCACATTAGTGCTGTCAAAGGTATCGTTGCACGCCGCAACAACACTATACCCGTCATAGTTCCAAACCAGATAGAAGTTCTTGCCGCCAATTTCAACATCATAATCTGCATCTCGGAAATCTTCAAAGGTACGATACTGCTTGCTGGAATTGAAAGCGACAGAATCGTTGTTTGTCCAGTAGAGACCGGACGGATTGCCAAACAAACCATACAGGAAGTTGAACTGTTCCTCTGGCTCTCCGTCGGTCGGATAGCCGTCGAATTTGTCCGGAGTGACAGACGAATAATAGAGGCCGTCAAGGAACGCATCGCCGATATTGATGCCATCATCATTGGCTGCACGACCGTCCAGCATCAAGGTCAGTGAACCGCCGTTATATCCAATCGGATAATAGTCACAGCCGTCATCCTTGCTGGCAGTGTGAATGAAAAAATCACTGATTTCCTTTTCTACGCCTTCGCCTGTGGATTCTGCATTGATTTCACTAATGACTGTATCACCGTTTTCAAGTTCGTTCAATTTCAGATATCCCTTTACAGGCAAATCCCGTACATCCTGTAATGCAACGTCCGTGATATCCAGTGTCTTGCCGGTATCAACGCTGCGCAGCGAATAGAACTTGCTGCCGTCATCATAAGACAGAGGGCTCTGTCCCATCGGAATGCCGTCCGGCCAGGTAGTGTCAGGATTGTCCAGCGTGCCGGGCGTGAAATCCGGGAGATTCGACAACAAAGACCAGGCATTGATGGGTTCCGGGGTCGGTTCTGCTGTCGGTTCCGGCGTTGCTGTGACGGCAGCCTGTGCTGCTTCGGCACTTGCCGCTGCGGCCGCCTGGTCTTTCCGTTCCTGAACCACAGATGTGGCACAGCCAGAAAACATCATAGTGAGCGCCATTGTTGCTGCGGTAACATTGATAATTTTTTTAGTCATGCGTCTTTGACCTCCTTGTGCTTGTGGTTTTGCCCTATACCAATGAGCGAGAGACCTACCACGCCGATAAACAAAGCGAGAAATCCGAGTCCAAAAGCAAAGGCAATATATTGAATTACGTCAATGAGTTTAATCCATTTTGCAACCGCAGCTGCTAAAAAAGCCAGCAGCCCAAAGCAGCCGGTCAGATAAATGAGCAAGCCAAACTGTGCAGTTCTGCTAAAAAAGGATTCAAGTGTTTTCATGATAAACTCCTTTCATACTTTTTATGGTATACGATTCGCAAGAACCTGCAATAGGAAAACAAAAAAAGCTGCCCAGCCGAAGCTGGACAGCTTGTGTGTTGTAGTATTTTAGCGTCTGTTGTCTCTCTCTTGTCTCCTGCGTTCGCGCTCCTCATACTCTTTTTTCTGATACTTGAGTCGTTCATTCAGCAGGAAGGAGTTTTCATCGCGAGTCATTTGCAGTTTTACCTCGTACCAGCAGCCGTAAAGAAAGGCTGCCAGAATGCAGAAGCCAACGATTTTGACTAAGAGGTTGAAAAGAACGTTCACAATAACCGGGAAAATATAGCCGATGGCTTTGGCGATAAGCAGGATGAGCCCACCGAAGACAACGATTTTTGCGATTGTCTGAACAACGGGCGGGAAATCGCCCAGGACTTTGGAAATGGTATCGTTAATTTTGGTGATGATATTAGTGTTTTTGCCACCGTTGTTATTATTTTCTGCCATGTCGGTTCCTCCTTTTTGTGCCAATTATAGCATATATCGGTACAAAACGCTACACCCCACATGAGGAATCTTGATGTTTAAGCAATAGCTCAACAAAAAAATGCCGCCACCCTTTCGGATGACGGCAAGTGATGTTATTTCTTCACGGGGATACTCTGGTCAAGAATAACATCGAAGTTGTAGTGCGGCATCTTAGATGCATCAACACCAGCAGCTTCGAGGGTCATGTAGAAGTCCTCGTCATTCATAGCCTGCACGAGAGTGTTCATCTCGTCGCAGGTATGTTTGAGCATAGGACCGCGCTTATTGCAGAACATCACAGCTGAAACAGGCTGAATGCCCTGTGCAACCATGCCATCCCAATGAGTCCGCAGCTCGGTTACAGACTTCAAAGTAGCAACGCCGCTCATGAAGTCATAAATCTTGCAGTGGGACTCGTCGATATGTTCCAGAACGTCGATACGAGTCCGGTTTGCGTACAGAGGGAACTGGAGTTCAACTTCATTCCCGGTGTCTGCAACCAGCCGATTTGCAAAATCCTGCGCATATTTCTCAAGAGTGAGAGGCTCGCTTTCGAGAGGCTTCACATTTTCGGCAATAGCGTCGAAAATTTTACGCCATCCCTTGTCGCTCAGGTCGATATCCGACTTGTTGGCGAGGGTATTCAAGAACCCACGCGGCAGACCGGAAATATCAACAGCAACAACGCCGGTGAAAGCGTTGAAGGCCGGGTGACGAGCCTTGTCCCAGATGGTATCAAACTGAGCGGTGGCGATAACACGCTCGCCGAGCTGGATATCCAAGCCCTGCGTAAGCATGTTGTTCTGGTAGAAATGCTTCAAGTCATAGCCACCAGTAACAACACCTTTGGTCGCATCCGTATCCAGCTGACCACACTCAACCTTGACAGGAATCTCGTACCCATCATAGTCAACAGTGAAGTTCTTTTCCTTCTGCTTCTCCTTATACGGCTGGAAAATAGGCTTGACGAGCACATCGCACGTCTTGCCATTCGCCATATGGAAATCAGGAATCAGGATACGGGCGGGAGCAACGCCGGTAGCGTCAGGTGCCAAGTAATTGCGGTACTTGACACCAAAGTGCTCAGCCAGGCAGGTACGCAGCACGTTCAGGCTGGTGACCCGGCTCTCAGCGCAGCTGCCGTTCTTGGTCAGCATGGTGCTGGCGGTAGCCTTGTCCATCTCCACATAGATGATGGTAGAAGGAGCGCCAAGAGCCTTAAACTGCTCACGCATAACGACATCTGCCATAGGAATCTCTTCCTGCTCGGACATCGTCATGGTCGTGGCGAACGGGCCGTCAACGCGGTGATAGCTGTCCTCTCCAGGCTGCTTGGAAGCGATGAACCAGGGATACTTGTTGCGGGTGGCAACCAAAATGAAATTATTCAGGCCAACGCCATGGATGCACAGCGGGCCCTCATTGCTGTGGCCGTTGCCAAACTGTAGGTTTTCCGGCAGCTTTTCCTTAGACATACCATTGCCCCAGTCGGCAATAACCACACCGATTAGGTTTTTGGCATGGCCTTTCACAATCGCGACCAAGATGTTAATGGCATCTTTGCAATTAGAGATGGCATTATCAACCGGTTCACAAGCGGCATCGCTCATGGGTAACTTCTGGCGCGAAATAGCGTCAAAGTAATGGTTGGTGATGCCGACGTTGAAAGTGACGTTGTTATTCTTCTTAGCCATAATATAACCCCGTAACGTGGGGCTGCCGTGCTGCTCTCGAATTTATCTCCACAGCAATGTGAGCCCCATATATCGGGGATGTTATTATTCTTTTTTGTTGTTTGTTTTGCAGGAGCCGCTGGCGATATCAGAAATCGCTTCTTTGACAGCTCCGAAAACGTCAGCTGATTTCAGAAAGTCTTCGGCCAATCCTTTGATGTGGCTGTAATTTTTGAAGACTTTCTTGACAAGAAATGCGCCAGCGATTGATACCACTGCCAAAAGCAGCAAAAATTTCGCGGCATCGGTCAGTTTCACTTGCTCCAGCAGGAGCGCGAGTATCACACCATCTTTGCTCAGCTAGGTCTTAATTAGACCGTGAACGAATGAACCATAGCTAACTGCATATTGCTTAGCTTTGGTTTCGTGGTTGCTGATAATGGTGTCTACTCGCTAAATTATGTTTCGAATCATGATAATGTCCTCCTTAAAGGTTTGTAATTGTTATACGGTATATAAATACGCTCTTAACGCGGCGTTCGCGTGCAGGAACATTTATATAAACACATTGACGCAGTGTATACGTGCCATGCTGATTAGCATGACAATTCTATGTAATCAGCCTTTTCTTCGGCTGTCAGAAGTCCACATTCCGTGGGATAAATCTATATAAAACGCAGAAAGTCTGCGGGAATCCTCAAAAAGAAAAAGGACAGAAACCCAATATGGGCATCTGTCCTTCTTCCAGGAGGTATATGAACTATGGCAAATCAATGATATCTCTGTTACATTATCTATTCTATGGGTATCGCACGTGCTGTCAACCCAAAATACCAAGTTTTTACGAAAATAATATATACGGCACATCGTACAATTTAGAAGACCGGATATTTAGTTTCCTGAAATGGTGCAGGCAAAAGACACCGTGCCGCTCCAATCACCGGAAGTGAGATTAGCTTTTACCGTATAGTTTGAGGTGATACTAGCCAAGGCATCGTCACGTTTCCATGTTGTTTTGGGTGTTTCCACTATTATCGGGAAATCGCAAAAAATGTCAAAAAGAAAAAGCCGTTCACCAAACGGTGAACGGCTTTCGTGACAATTTATACTGCGGCGAGAACTTCTTTCAAAGTCATTTTGTCAATGCCTGCAAATTCTACAGTGGCAGTAGCCCAAAAGAAATCGCTGGCGCGGCATTCGTCGTATATCGGGTCAAATTCGTTACATTCGGTTTTGATGTCAAAAAATTCTTCACGGGAGAATCGTTCACACGGAATCCCTGCATTCCTCTGTACGAAATCTTTAATTCCATCGGTCATAATGGAGCAGCCAATCTCAAGGGTGTCGTCCGAGAGGCTATCCCCATATGTGTTATATGATAGACCATAGTGAGATACATAGGTTGCGCGGCTTGCACCAGTATATTCGCTCTCGAGAAATTCACTAACAGTCTGCTCCAAAGATACCTTTCCATCTTCGTACAATTCACCAGAATAATCATACGGGCAATCATTGCTGCGCCATTCATAATGAGTGGGAATGGGGTTCAGCATTGCTGCCAAACTCTCCAAAAGCTGCTCTCTAATTACATCCTTCTGAGCAAGAAAAAGCGAATTCACATATTCTGCGATTTCATCTTCATTCTGCTTGATATAGTCGATACATTGTTGCATGCTTTCGGTAACAGGAGCTTCATGTGATTTCATTATTGATACCTTCTTTCTATTATTTTAGTGTACGCGATTCGCACATATTAGCAAAAGCCGCCCACCCGGTAAAGGGCAAGCGGCAAGAGGTTAAGATTTGATGTAAAGCGACGTACCCTTGAACGGATTCAAGAGACCGGGCTTATATTTAGTGCGAATATACTCTGCAATTTCGGTATCCGGCATTGCGTTCAGAACGTCAAGCCAACATTCAGCATTGATGGCCATGAGACCACCCATGCTAAGTGCATTTTCACAGTGCTTGATGTCGGAGGCAAACTCGCCGTGAAAGTCACAGGACTCCGCAGCCTTAACGATGCGGTCAAAGTCGTACATTCCGAGACTTCCTCACTGGCACATTGCCTTGAGGTCGTTCTCACTCAGAACAGGCACACCCAAAGCGTTCGCCTTATCGAGCTTGGAACCGGCAGCTTCACCTGCAACGAGATAGCTCGTCTTCTTGGAGACACTTCCGGAGACTTTGCCGCCATGCGCTTCGATATAAGTCTTGGCTTCATCGCGGCTCATGGAAGGCAGTGTACCGGTAATAACGAATGTCTTGCCAGCGAGCGGCGCAGACTCATCATTGGCACCTGCCGGAGCATGGTAGTCAAGATTGACACCGGCATCATGCAAAGTATTGACTTCCTGCGTAAATTCAGCGCTGGAAAGCATCGCATCGAGCGCAGCATAGATAGCATCAGAAAAGCCGGGAATGTTGCACTCCTTGATGGTATCTACATTGAGCGTGGACAGTGTCAGAAGGTTGCCGTTCGTAGCCTTGCATTGAGTAAATAGCGCACGAGCAACATGACCGCCGATGAGACGGTAGCCAAGGCCCTTGAGGACGCGGTCGGCATTCTGCTCCTTGGACTTTTCGATGGCAGCAAGAACCTTCTTGGCAATCTTCGCGCCATACATGTTGGTCAGTTCACCTTCCTCCTCATAGAGCCAGTACAGGTCAACGGGGTTCTCAATGAACTGGCTGTCAACCAAGTCCTGAATCATCTGAGGGCCAAGTCCCTTGATGTCCATGCAGGGCTTCGAGGCAAAGTGGATAACGCGATTCACAGTCTTTGCCGGGCAAGCGTCATTGGTGCAGTAGAGGTCCACAGAACCGTTGACCGGTGCGATAGGCGCACCGCAAACGGGACAGACCTGCTTCGCCATGTCATAAGGCACAGCGTCTGTCGGGCGCTTTTCCAGCTCCACCATCGTGATTTTCGGGATGATGTCACCGGATTTGTGCAGGACAATCGTGTCACCGATACGGATATCCAAAGTCTTGATGAAGTTGGCGTTGTTGAGCGTTGCACGCTCCACACGAGTACCAGCAAGCTGGATAGGGTCAAAGACAGCAACAGGAGTGACGCGGCCAGTACGACCTGTCTGCAACTGAATGCTGCGCAAGACAGTTCCCTTTTCCTCTGCGGGATACTTGTATGCAATAGCCCATTTCGGGGTTTTGGTGCGCTCGCCCATCTTCTGGCGAATGCTCAGTTCATCGACTTTGATGACTGCGCCGTCAATCGGGTAATCGATATCATAGCGTTTTTCCTCAATGTCGTGAATGGCTGCCAAGATGCTATCAATGTCATTGCAATGAGCGTAATAGGTGGTCTTAAAACCGCAGATGTCACGCAGATAGTTCAGCTGGTCACAATGATACGGGCTGAACTGTGCTGCATCACCATTGTTGACGCTCTGAACATTGAAAACGAACACCTGCAGATTGCGTTCCCGTGCAATAGACGGGTCAGCCTGACGCAGAGAGCCAGCAGCGCAGTTGCGGGGATTCGCAAAGAGCTTCTTCCCTGCTTCCGCCTGCTTTGCATTGGCTGCTTCAAAGTCCTTTTCCGACATATAGCACTCGCCACGGAGTTCGATTTTGCCGATACCCTTGGGCAGCTCGATGCTGCGAGGCAGGCAAGTGAGGGTTGCGACATTGGCGGTCACATCCTCACCGACATGGCCGTCACCGCGCGTCGAAGCCTGGGTCAGATAGGCAAGACCATCGTCAGAACGTTCGTAGACAAGAGACAAGCTCAGACCGTCGATTTTGCGCTCCACAGAGAAGGTCACATCGGAGTATTCAGCTTTCACCGAATCCACAAAGCTGCGGACCTCATCATCGGAAAACACATCAAGCAGAGAAAGCATCGGTACACGGTGTTCAACCGGAATACCGAGAACACGCTTGCCGCCAACAACCTGTGTAGGGCTGTCAGCGGTCACGAACTCAGGATGTGCCGCTTCGATATCACGAATCTCGTGCATCACGGAATCGTATTCCTCATCCGTTACAACCGGAGCATCCTGCTCATAGTAGGCGGCACTCCATTCTTTGGCTTTGGTGCAGAGATTATTATAATGTTCCTTGATGGAAGAAATAGACATGTTGTTAGACATAACATTTTACCTCACATATGTATTGTTTTGTTTTTTTGTGAACCTCCCCACCTAAGCCTTACGGCTATAGACGGGGCGTGCGCTCTTCATGGTTCATCAAAGGGTAATGGTTTGAGATTCCGTTGTGGCCTGGCTGACATCTTCAATACCATCCACGAAAACTGTTGTTCTGATAAGGATACGGAAAGGGACGCCCTTTTGCCAGGTGGTGTTTGCACGGAGTTCATCCGCCAGGCCAATCAGTGCCTGCATCTTGAGCATTTCGATGGTATAGCGAGTCGGAATCATGGTTCGGGTCGTCTCGAGATAAAAATGCCGATTTTTCTCATTGTATCCGAGAGAATCGTTCGTAACATCCATTTTTGCAACAACGGTGTAGTCGCTCTGCGGGACATCGTTGAACGGCGTGAGAGAATCATTGAGAATCTGCATGCGAGCGTCGAACTCTTTGATGATGCGAGCCTTCTCTTTCTCATAAATCTCGTTTGCCTGTCGAACCTGCTCCCGATAGCACTTCACGCACTCTTCTTTCGTGTAGAAGATGTTGACGGAAGTGCCGGAGCAGCAGCGATACCCGGTGTTGTCCAATGGGGCAATGACGGTTGAAGAAATCTTACCCCGATTTACCGGCCGAAAATAGACCGGAGAATAATAGATGGTTTTGCTCGTTTCTTTTGCGTCCGTTACAACAACCGGGGTAGGTTTGATGTTACGAATCGGCTTTTTGGTTGGGTCCGCATTTGCGCGATAATCGCAAATCCAGACCATTTTGCCGAGGACGCTTTCAAGGTTCTCAACATAATCGTACATGCCGAGGTCATTGGTCTGGCGCGTAGGATTCTTTTCTCCAGAGCCCTTAATCATCAGCTTGACGGCATTTTTAGCGAGGTATTCATTCAGCTTCATGGTATTTTCCTTTCTTTCAACGAGCGTTTGTGAGTACGGCAACAACCAGCTCCTCGTAGTCTTCGATGGCACAGTAGATGTCAGCGAAACCATAGGCGTGGCCACGGTCGTAGGCTTTTTGCCAGAGGATGGTTGCAGCCTTTTTGGAAATGCTGCGTTTCGTTTCGGCTTTGATGTCTTCCTGAATTTGAAGTTCGATAGCTTCCGAGATGTGTTCGATTTCTGCATTCTGCGCCTTCTTCAGCCGAGAGCATTCTGCATCCCAAGCTTTCTGTCGGCGAACGACCTCTTCCCTGTTCCAGCGCACCGATTTCTCTTCGTCGATGATTTCACCGTCTTTCGGGCGTTTAGAGTTGGGCTTAGTAGGTCTCTTCCAAGCGGTTTCAAGTCGGTTGCCAAGAGCCGTCCATATACTACCCATTATAACACTCCTTTTTTTGTACGCAAAAAGGCGAACCTCCCGGTGTGGGAAGTCCGCCTTAAAGCGAAGTGTGAATTGTACGAGCACACAGTGTGCTTAGTAGATGGTATCTATCGTACAAGCTAAATTATACGGGTCTCGCACGAAAGCGCAAGATTATTCATTCATTGCTACAGTCACCAAACAGCAAATTATATGCTTTTTCGATTTCAGAATCAGACATGGCCTTCCCTTTTTCTTCAATGCTGTGCAGAATTAGAGTCTTGTCGCTCTCCGCATCCGGCACGAAGCCAAGAATCACATCCAGCTTGTTGTGATTCTCGTCCTGTGCAAGATACTCTTTGATTTCGGACCACTGCGCATCACGCTGGTTCAGAGCGTCAACGTTCTGGACACAGAACGGGTACTCACTTTGCGGCATAGCACCGGAAAGGTATTTGGTATCGTCGCAATACATCTTGATAAGCCGGACAATATAGTTCCGCTCTGCTTTGGTTCTTGCAGTCAGAATGTTGCTTGCGCTCTGGTACTTGTAGTTATCCCCAACAGCTTCCAACGACTCTGCAATCTGTCGAAAACTCAGCATTTCGTTTGTGGCCTTGTCATGCTGTGACACGGTGGAAGCATAGTATCCTTGTTCCGTTTCGTTTGCTTCTACCACGGCAGCGAGATTCGAGTCAATATGGATGAGCCGTTCACTGTTATCCCCTTGCGCACGAATTGTGTTGTTCACTTTCGCAATCCAACTGTCAGTTTCCGTAGCATCATCGCCCGCATAGAGGTAGGTTACAATATCCGGGTTAGTAGGGTTCGGAAGCTCCGCACAAGCCAAGGTCAGATTTCGCCCGTATTCTTTTGCCTGAAGGTACATGTTCGGATAATCGTCTTGTATTGTCTGAGCGATTGCCTCAACCTCGGCCTCGTCTTTTTCAATGACAAGGCCGACAGTGGCTACCTGCTCTTCAATGTTGAGCTGCTTCAAAATATCCTCAAGGTCGAATACAATAGCTTCCTTGTTGGTTGTATAGAATCGGATTTTCATAGTTTTTTCCTCCTGACGACATTAAAAAAAGGCAGGCCCTCGATTGGAAGGTCTGCCAAAAGAACAGCTTGAGAATCGCAAAAAAGGTCATTATGCGGCTTTGATTGCTGCGTTAATCACCGTATACGCAATATCCAGAAGCCGAAACGCAAGGACTCCAAAAGATAGTGCCACCAGCAAAAAGCAAAACACAAATTTTTGTTTGTTCTCACCCTGGAAATAGTACATTCCAAAGCAGGACGCGATGAGAACGCAGAGAAACACAACGACCCAGATAATATCAGCCATTGTCCTGATTTTGATTCTGCTGAGTCGGCGGGGTCTTGACTTCAGCAGGAGCATTCGGAGTCTGATACTGAACATTCTGGTTCGGCTCTTTGGGAGTTTCGGGGGCCTGGTACTGAACAGTACTGGGGTTGTTCTGCTGTTCGGCTTTCTTTTCCTCATATTTGGTCTTGAGCTGAGAATAGGAATAGCCATCCTGCGGGATACCGTGATACTCATAATGGCCGAAAGCAAGAATCATGTTGAACACCGGATTCAGAAGGCAAAGACCAATCGTGAAACCAATACCTTCACCGAACGCAACAGCTTTCTTGTAGTTGGTAATAGCACCGATGATGAGAGCAACAACCAGGAACAGATTGCCGAGCAGCGGGATGCCAGACAAAAGGCTCAGCAAGACCGGAATCAGAAACAACCAGCCGTTCCCCCAGTAAATGTTGAATTCGATGTAGTTGCTGTAGAACGGGACGATGGATGCCCAGCCAGGCTGCCCGGCTTTCTCGAAAATCTTCCAGTTTGCAACAATTTTGAGTACAAAATACGCCACTACCAAAAGAATCACCGTGTAGAGCATTCCGCCCAATAGATTAAGAGCGCTGTAAGAATTATACATTTTATATCCTCCTCTTTCGGCATATGAAGCCGGATTATTCCTTCACTAAGTTCTTTGCCTGTCGCTGCCGCTCTGCAAGTTCTTTGCCGCGTCTGACCAGTTCCGCATATTGCTCTTCGGTCAGCTTGCGAGGCGGCTTGATTTTGACCCATTTCTTGGGCATATCTGCCTCCATACACCAGCCCTCATCCCGCGTGATTTTAACAGCATCAGGGTACTCTTTGGCAAGCTCTTTTAGCTGTTCCATACGAGCTTTGTTGCAGGTGTAGTAGGATGCTTTCTTCTCTGCATCATTGAATGTGATGATGGTTTCGCGTTCCCAGGGTCCATCAGATGCCTGCGTGGCCACTTTTTTATCGGGCATGATTTTTCTCACCTCAATCGAATAAAATTGCCGACATAGCAGGCCCTTCGCAGATATACCCGCTCGCCTCGGCCCATTTCGGCGTCATGAGCTTGCCATTTGCTTTCACAAGCACCATCTTCCGAGCAGAGGTATTCAGGAATTCCGCCGGAGCCCAGTTATTTCGCACAACGACGACAGCATCGTCGTCCGCGTTCTCAAGCATATGCTTCAGCTCTTTTACCGTCACCGTGTCACCTCCCGTTCAACACATCATCCAGTGCCTGCAAGAAAACTCTGGATTCCTCATTGATTCCGCCGCGACACAGAACTTTCGCAATATCATCAAATCCTACCAGGTACATATTTTCTTCACCCATATACCCTTGCGGCCAGGGAACCGCATAGTAGTTGTGCGGAAAAGAACTTGTGTCATAGCCGACCACAATATATTTCTGGTCTGCAACATTTTTCACCGTCAGGATAGTCCCAAGCGGTAACGCGTCTTTCATGGAATGAGTAGTTGCAGGCATGATTCTCTGAATTTTCAAAACAGCACCTCCCTAATTTTCATTTTATGAGAGTCGCACATTTGTGCAACAAAACTAAAAAACAAAAAAGCGGCCGCTCCAAAAGGAACGACCGCAAAGATACGAGTCAGATATTATTCATGGGAATCAGCTTTCCTGAAATCAGAAAGTTGATTCTCAGTGGAACACTGCACGAAAGGAATTCCCTTGCGCGGGTTCACAAAAACGTCTGTGGTAGCAAACGCATTGCCAAAACTCATGTCACAGAAGACGACGTGAGAACTTTCGTCACCAGATGCACGGGGTGCAAAGCTGGTACATGCAAACCAATCCAATTCATCCTGCCCCTGTTCATCATAAAGATAAATGACGGGAGCCGGAATGTTGGGCGTCGGCATAGCCAGTGAGCCAACCTGCATTTCATTGACACAGAGGTCAATGGGCGGGTTCCCGTTCTGATAATCCCATTTGGGGTATGACTGAGCCCTGATGGTGGTGTCGCCATCATCTACCTCGATGCCAAGAGCAGCGATATCGAATGGAATACCGAGCTTTTCCTTGATTTCTTCCGGGGTGAAAGTTAGGAGCTTTCCGTGTTCGCCTTGGATGTAGAGTTTCATGGCTTACTTTTCCTCCTTTTTCTTGTCGGCGTTCAGAATCTTTTCCAGAACGTCGTTATAAAAATCGTCAAGGAACAGACCGGTTTCTTCATCCGCTTCCGGAGCAGTGAAAACACCGTCTCCTTCAGCTGAATCCTGTACAGCGTCGAAGACACCGATTGCGCCCCAAAGCTCATCGGCCAGATGGTCATAGCCGAGGTCCTTTACTTTTGCCGAGAGGTCAATCAGCAGCATTTTCTGCCGAAAGAACTTGTTCATATCCAGGCCAATGTAGGGTTTTGCTGCGGTATTGCTTTTCTGAGACTTTACTTTGAAAATACCCCAGTCAAAATTGCTGTCTGCGCCGTACATATACCCGGATGCGAGGCAGAAGCCTTCAGCAGCACTGTCCTCAACGTTGATACCGACTTCATAATCGCTGCCGGAATCTTCATCCAGGTTAATCGCAGAGCCTGTTGCCTTTTCGTACTCTGCCTCAATGTCAGCTTTCATGGCTGCCAGCAGGGCGTTGAAATCGGTGTTCTGGGAAAGCAGATTCATGTTTTCGCCTTCCTGGTTTTTAATGAGAATGTACATAGTATTTACCTCCTAACAATCAAATCATGCTATCAGACAATTTGTCGATAGCTGCTGTGATGGCTTCGTTTTCCATCTGAGCAATACGCTCAAACAGATGAGACCAGTCGATGGCATCATAGACACGCTTGACAAACGCATCATAGGTGCCACCGGCCTTCATCATTTCAATTTCAGACTCATAGCAGCCGGGCTCCTCAAGTATGAACTTGATATCGTCGGTTGGGTTGATTTGTATTGTTGCTTCGTACTCATTCATTTTAATTATTTCCTTTCTTTTATACGCAAAAAGGCGAACCACCCAAACGGGAAGTTCGCCTAAAGCGCATTGTTAAGTGTGCGAAGGGCAGGGTGCCTTTTCGATAACTGTTATCTATCGTACATTTTTGATTATAGGCCGTTCGCATAAATCCGCAACAAAAAACCGCCACCAAAATTGGCAGCGGTAATGAAAAATTAAATTTCAGCGCAGAACATCGCGAGTTTCTGCCACAGCAAATAGGTGCTGTATCTCATGCGTACCTTTTCAGGAACACCAGTAACCAAACACCATTTGTGAGCAGTGGCTTTGATGCGGGGAATCTGCCTCTGTTCGGCTTCGGTAAACGTCTTGCTGTATAGTCTGCGACGGCGTCCGGAATTCCAAAAGGCTCCTTCTATCGTTTCGCAAATCAGAGCGTACGCCAAATAGCTTTGGGCTTCTTCGTGAGTCAATGTAACCATCGTTTTCATGGCTGTCACCCTGCCTTTCTCTCATTGCGAGCCATATGCAGCGCATAATCAAGCGCGTCAGGGTCATCGGCCAAGAATTTCGTTTTCTGAAGTGTACCAAGCTTGGGATGCTTCAGAATCGTATAGTTGCCATTGTTCTGGACAAGGGAACCTTTATCATAGACAAGCTCGACCTTTTCGGCAGGTACTGCGTAACGGCGAATGCGGTCACATTCATCCGCATAGTTGATGGGAGTGATATAGCCAACTGGCTTTTGTCCTTCCATCCCTGTCACAGTGACCAGAAAAGCCTTAATGGTCCGGGCTTCTTCCTCTTCCTGCTCATCATAGTATTTGAACGTGATGAACATGGGAGTATCTTTCTTGTACGCATCTTCCTCAGGGCAGAGATACGTTCCACAAGAGCGGCAGAACCAGAGCATCGATACGGGCTTTCCAGTTTCCTGTGCTTCTTTTGCATAGCGCTTGAAAATCTTTATGTCCAGCTTGAAATCCTCGGTGTAATGCTTCACCGTGCTTTTCACGATGAGTTTCAGGAAATCACAGATGGAAATAGCGGTCATAGTCATATTGGAAGTCATAATAAAATCTCCTTTTTAGTCAACCATAACTTTAGAAATATTCATGTCATAGCGGTTAAATTTAGAAATATAGTCAAAAATGGTATTTACTTGAGCTTTTGTTGCGGTTTTGGTCTCATCCATATCGAGGAATGTATTGCCCATCGAAGGATTACGAATGGCAATCCAACCGCGTTTATATAGGAAATCGAGACCCTTGCCGCTCCAGTCATACGCCATATTGAGAACTTCATGGTCAGAAAGACCAAACGTTTCTCGATTGCGCATGATGATGCGGCCAGCCAGGGCAGCGTGCTCGCCAAACTCGCAGGCATACCAGGTGCCATCGGGAGCAATCAGACCATATTCGGTCAGCTGATGCTGAATGGGTCTATCACTGATATAGCTGTTGTACAGTCGCTGACGGCGTTCAACGGATGTGCCTTTCATGTTTGCTTCAATCCAAGAGGCAAGCTTGGTCCAAAAATCGGTTTTGTAGAATTCCGGGTTGGATTCCTGCTCAGGAAGCGGTTCGCCATTGAATTCTGCAACAAGGTCTGGGTGGGTAAAAAGCCATGCACCGTTGTTGAATGCATCAGAATAACCCGTTTTCCCATAGAGGAAGCACTTGATACCGTCATAGCTGCAATCGATATAATGATGTTTTGCATTGGTGCAGAGCGTTTCATAGCTATCAGTCATAGCAAAGCGGTCAACATAATTGAGCGGATGTGCAATCATATCCTCACGAATTTGATTGACCAGCATCTTGTGTTGAAGCTCCTCAACCTTCTGCCCGAGGGAACGAACATGAACATTGTCATCGACAAGTTCAAACTCATTGACACCAACAAGTTTTTTCCGGCCTTCGATAATGTCCTGGCAAACATGCCTTTTTTCTTCCTCGTTGCCACCCATCATGCAGGAGAGCAGCAGCTCCTCACACTTTTTATACGGCTTGTCCATATTCCAGAACCAGTCACGTGCAATGGCGGTGAGGAACTCACCATCCATACTGAAATGTAGTTGTTCACCCATGTTGGGTAACCTCCTCAATTGTTATGTGTTGTTCTCGACAAAGTCTTCGCATTCCTCGCTGGTCAAAACCACGCCGAAATAGGCAACACGCTTGACGGTGGTTTCCCACACGCGAACGGTGCGTGCCATTGGCTGAACGACCCAGGAATGACAGCGCCAGAGCCCGTCTTCGGAAAGAGCATACCCCGTTGCAATAAAGCACCGGTCTTTGTTTTTATACCAAAGTCTTGCGGAATTGTAATGGCACTGGCAATCCTGACCTTTTCTCATATAGCTGCTGCCATAAAAGAATTGGCCGCGTTTGAGGATTTTTGGGGCGTCTTCGTCAAATTCCGTCATGCAGACTTCATCCCCGCCAAATGTGAGGATTTTGTCATGCAGCTTCTTCATAGCATCGAGCGTTTGAGTGTCGAAACCAGAAGAGGTGTTGTAAATTTGGCTTTTGGTAAGCCGCATTTTCCAATCCTCGTTCATTGGGTTCCAATGAATCGGCGCGGACATCTGGTCAGGAGTCGTAATAGGTTTCAGACTGTTCCAGCCTTTCGTGCTCATTCCAACCCCTCCTCACGAGAACGCAAGCAACTCAGAATCTTTGAGTGCAGTTGATAGCGATTATCGCCGCTTGGTACGGAGTTACCGAGGTTTTTGGATACGAGAAGTTCGTCGAACGCCTTCAAAATTTTAGAAGTAATGACCGGCTTTCCCTGCGCACTCATGTGACTCAGCCAGAACTCGACATCCTCAACGAGATGCCAATATTCCATGCCATACAACATCGCGCCGCTTTCGTTTGCTTTTCGGTCTTGCTCCTCGTCTGCATCGTCACACACAATATAGACACCGTTTTCGTCGAGATAGTTTTCGAAGACGTCGCAGATATCGGAGGCAACAGAACGGATATCGGAATTTGCCTTCACCTCAGGTTCAGGCTGGGCGGCTTCAACTTTGTACTCGATACTGTCGTGACGAAGTGACTCTTCGATGCCATCAAAAACGATGTCCGCGCAGTCGTTATCATCCCGACACGCTTCGAAAATGTTTTTGACGGATTCGATTGCCTCTTTGGAATCGGAGTTTCCCTCAACAGAGAACTCCAAAGGAACCAAGGCAACAACTTTGTATTTATTCTTCATGATTTTTTCTCCTTAGTTTAACAGGATGCCGCAGCATTTGTTCAAGGCAAGTACGCTTGCAGCGAGAACAGCAACCTTCTCAAAGGTAATGCTCTCCGCAATTGCACAGACGCTCATAACAATGAGCAGAACAGCTGCCACAGCAGATACTATTACTATCTGACTCTTGATGCCGGTTTTCATGAGCTTTTTCTCTTTCTGTTTATGCCCTTATCGGAGCATATCAATGATTTTTCCAACCAACTCATCATTGGTCACGAACTGATTACGTCCTTTTGCACCGAGCGATACAGAGGAGTAATCTTTCATACTGGCGGCATAGCGAACCAGGTTCTTGTCAGACAAGGGCTGATAGCAACTCTTTTCAGTGCTGACGTAAACGCACTTATTGTTGAGAACGTTCTGAATGTGGCCAGAGCAGCCAACACGCTTACCGTTGATGATGATGTTGTGTAGGTTATGGGTTAGCATAAGGTCTTTGCTTTCGGTTTCTTTTACCTTTAACTGGTTCAAGAGTTTTCGGGACAGATAAACGGTTGTTTTCATTGTGATTTCCTCCTAATTCAAATGAAGTATTTGTAAGCGGCAGTTAAGCGTTTGCGGTACAGGTCTAACGTGGTCAGCCCTCCTGCATAGACTTTGCGGGAAGAGATTATCACGTTGGTTCCTGCTTCCATATGGGAGAAGAACATCGAAAGGCAATCTTCCAGGCTGTCGCTTGTAGTGAGAGTTTCGTACACCGGATATGAGTATTTGGCGGCCTTGCTGTATGTGCTATTGAGCTCATACACGAAGAACATCACCTGTCCCGTAACGGTGTTGGGGTCATAGCCATTGCCATAACACCAGTTGAAAAGGTCTGTCTTTCGGCTATAAGTCCATTGCAGGAGTCCATAGCCGCCATCCGAAGGGTTTTCGGCCGAGGCTTTAAGACCGCTTTCCATCGACATGCAGCCCATCACTGCGGCAGTACCGGCCTTGGAAAGACCAGCGGACCGCAGAGCTGTGTAGATTTCAAGCTCATTGTCGTTGAGATTATCTGGAATTGTTTCGGGTTTCGGTTCGGTTTCTTCGATGGCTGCTTCTGCGGTCTCAATTTGTGGTTCCGGTTCTGCAGCATCGGAAGATTTGACCTCAGCAGTTGTAATCTCCTCCTGTGCTTCTTCGGAAGTTTCCGTTATCGGGAACGCTTTATCGAGCTCATTCACCGTTTCAATGGGAGTGGAAAAAGCGATAGGTTCGGTTTTGGGAGCTATGTTTTCCTCTGCGTGTGCAGGAACAGAAAGCATAAAACCCATGCAGGCGATGATGGTAAAAATACACATCACCGCGACGACAACCAGGACATGCTTGTTCCGAAAAATGCTGTTATTATTCTTTTCGACTTTCATTTTGTGACTCCTTTTTTGTGTCTTTTCCTTGTAGCGGAAGATTGTGATTTGAGATTTGTGGTTTGTTTTGAATTCCTCCTTTTTCTGTAAACAAAAAAAGGCAGGCCCATCATGAAGATGAGTCTGCCTTGAATGAGAACAGAATTATGAATTGTACGAGCACGCGGTGTGCAAAGTAGATGTTATCTGTCGTACAACTTTAATACTATGGAATTCGCAAGGATGTGCAAGAGCTTTTGATGTGCTTCTTTTTCAGGCTTCGTTAAGCCATTTCTGAGTGATATCCATGATTTGATTCTGAAATTCCGGGTCCGGCAAGGTTTTGCTGTCTGCCCAAATTGAGTTACGGACGATTGGGTAATTGTATACAACGCCGTCAACGATATAGGGCCAAAGAACAACTTCACCACCCACAAGCCAAAGTTTCTGGATTTTGACGGGTTTCTCGTATCTTGTGAGCCAGCATTCACTGGTCACGACAGAATCCGCCACATATTTCTGTGTTTCTTCCTCGGTCAAGAGATTCGGGTCTTCGTCCTTGATGTTGTACATTCGGACAATGAACGGTAACGGCATGTCCTTGGAGTATTTTTTGTTCTGACGCAGCTCAGCGAGCAGGAATTTTGAGACAAAATGCGCAATGCCGATGCTGGTCAGGCAGTCGTCAAGGGTATGCCCAAGACAAATTCTTGGGATTTCCTGGTCCTCCCCTTTCATCCGATTCGTTGGTATCTGCGGAACGACATCGTCCGGCAGGCATCCGGTGTCTGCCATGATATGATAAAGAATCATTGATGTTTCCTCCTGAAATAAAAAAATAGCAGGCCCTCAAGAATCGAGAGTCTGCGTTGCTCGCACGATGAATCATTCATTCGAGTGTGTTTTTATCGTGTAGTTGATATTTTGTTTGGCTTGTACACGTAGCCAGCCCAAACAGACATCGTTCAGAACGTCTTGTTATCGGGAATCCGCAGATACATCCAGGACTGTGGTGCTCGCTTAACGCCGAGCTCTCGCAGCGACATATCCATAGATTGGACATCAGAAACGTTCCAGCAATAAAGAGTGCCGGACTTATTGCCGTATGCAATCAGCTCATTTGCGGTAAGGCAGCTGTCCTTCACGAATTGAGCGGTCTTTGCGGTCACTTCCGTACCAATAGCATATGCCGGAAGCTCACGCAGGCAATCGAGTGTATTGATGTCACGGCAAACAAATGCGGCAGTCACTTTTCCAGCACCACCGTTAGCTTTGGTTTCGTAGCAAAATACTACAAAAGGATAGCTAATTTCCCACGGCATAGTTTTTCGGACCTCAATAGTCTTTTCTCCGCTCAGAATTTTTTCAAGCCATTGCTTCTTGATGCTGAGAAGAACGGCTTTATTCGAGTTGATTTCAAGGGCTTTATTGATATTTGAATTAAGCATTGTTATGCTCCTTTCACACTTCGGGTATTTTTTATTTTTGGTGGGATTTCTTACTGACGCAAGCCCACGACTTTAGTCGTGGGTTATTGACTTGTTTTTTGAGCGTCACCATTTATGGAACGGGTTCAAAAGTCCGGGACGGTATTCGTTATCGACATACATCTTGATGTCGTTATCGTCCAGGGCATCCAAAATGTTCATCCAGCATTCCGCTTCGACGTGCATCTCGCCGTCCATTTTCAAGGCCCTGTCGCACTGAACTAAGTCTGCGCGAAAAGAATTCACATAGAAGCAATCTTTTGCGGCAGCCGCGAACCTGGTAAAGCTGTTCTTGGTATTTGTGGTCATAGTATTCATCCTTTCTGAAATATTTTTGTTTCTAATCAATACATACAAAAAAAGAAGCAGGCCCTCAAAAGAGAGTCTGCTTACTTATGCATGACAGATTGTTAACTTAATGTTCAATTAGGAGGTAAGTGATGGTATCTGTTATGCAATTATTATTTTAGGCGGTTCGCACATTTGTGCAAGTGGCTTTTTTAGCTTCGTTTGTTTTTTGGCATCGCGTTGGTCCAGCCCTTAGATTTGTGTTTTTCAGAGCTGTCGCCTTTGAACATTTCGGATACTTTACTGCCATCGTCTTCCGCATGAGCAATATATTCAGCCGCAAGAATTTCATACTGTGCGCGGGAAATCCCGGTTTGCTCTGTAAAATTTATGAATTCATGTTCAAACGCCAAACTGAGTGTTATTAAGACGCGATTGGCAAGTTCTTGCCGGAATTCATCAACGGTGCCATCAAATTTTATTGTGCTGTCGTCCTCATCATCATTTGTGAAATCATCAGCCGCAGCATTGACGGCGTCGCCAAAGAAAGTGGTCATCTCGTATGCCGTATCCACAGGGCTAATATTCGGGATACCATTCTCATCTTTTTCGTTCAGTTTAACCTGAAGCAGTTCCTGTATGATGCTATAGCGCATTAGCAGTACTGACATTGTGCTGGTAGGTTCGAAGTTTTCGATTTCTTTTTCGAGCATCTTTTGCTTGTTTGCGACAATTTTGTAGTTTGCTTTCATGTGAAACTCCTTTAAGCGCCTAAAACCCGTCTAACGGTAGCAACCGGAACCTCACGTTTTCCTTCCGGCAGCACAAAAGTCGGCTCAATCCAGCGAACTTCCAGGCGTGTCCGGCCTTCTCCGACCCAATAATGATGCCAATGGGCGCGGCGGACGTGAGGTCTGACCGTACGGCCCGTGCCGGTTGCTGTGGACTTCTGATATTCCGTGCCAGAAGCCAGCTGCTTTTCAAAGCTCTTTCCGATGACAAAGCCTACATTGTAGGTCTTGATATTAACTTTCTTAGGTGTTGCACCGGGTTTGGAAACAAGGATGGGCCGCTTCTCTTTCGGGATTTTTACCTCTTTGATTTCAGCATTCTTGGATGCAAGGTAATAAGCTGCAGAAACCGCAACACGAAGATACGGCTCAATGCCGGCGTTGAATTCCCGCTGCTTTTCCAGCTCTTCTTCACTGAGAACGGCACCGGGTACATTTGAAATCGTGGCGTCATTGACAGTGGCGGAATCAGTTCCGTTCTGAAATGCCTGCTCGCGAGCATCATTGTTGCGCCGATAGGACTCAATCAGCTTCTTGCCGTTGAGACACCACTGCATGCACTGGCAAAGTTCGATACTGTCAAAGTTTGGATTTGCCTTAAAAGGAACAATCAGGAAGAGTGTATCCACATCGTTCGGACCATGGGATGCATCGAACTCAATGTGAACAAACATCGCATCGTGATGAGAGCCAGCGGGCAGATTCATGACAAAATCCCTATATGGCAGCCGCATCATAATATCGGAATAAATCGGTGCGTCCTCAGTCTCGGCTAATGTTCTGAGAAATTCCGGAGCGAAATTGTACACGGTTTTTGCTGCACGCCAATAGTTTGCGACGTATGCCATCGAAAATTGTGCGGCAAGTTCCCCATCCATTGCATCGGCGGCAATCTGACCGTTTTGGATAAGGCGGTGCCCAAGTGGAATAAATTCTTTCACATAATAGTCATAGCCCTTATCCAGCAGCTTGTTGGCCCCAGAATTCAAAAGAAACTGACTGCTCTGCTCGGCATACCAAAGAGCGCTGTTCACAATTATATTGTCCACAATGATACCTCACTGCCAATACAGTTTTATTGTTCCGTCAGCAAAAAGAATCTGGCTGTACTCCTCGCCGTCAAGGACAATGCAGCGGTCCGCTTCTCGCTTGTGAGCTCCGGTACAATACACGGTTTTATTATCGATAGCCGGAATGGACGGTGCTTTTGCCAAAACCAACTGACCGCGCATGGCGCAGATGTCTAAGAAAGAAATGATGTGGTCGCCCACCCTGGAAGCCTCCAATCTAATTACAGTGCTCTAATTGGGAAAGAACCTTCAGCACGCGGCAGCGGCTCGTTTGTCACTTTCAGAACGGAGCTATCTCGTTTCTCTGTCGCATATCGAATGGTTTTAAGAATCTCGTATGCCAGTTTGCTGTTATAAGCGAGTCCTGAATTGGAAATACCAAAGTTTCCGTTCCAGCCAACGCCAATCTTTTTAAGCTGTGGAATCAGAAGGTCTCGGGTTTCAATGATACCTACTCCATTCCAACGGGCATCATGGTACGCTTGAAGGTGCTGCTCATCGTTACCAGAAATATCAAGTGCTTCATAGATGACGCCAAATTGACCCATCAAAACACGAGAGTATGTATCCAGCGCATCGGCAACGGCTTTCCAGGAAGAGACATCTAAGCTAACACTGTATTTATATGGAGCGTCCTTTCCCGGCAGTTCCCGTGCATGATGCAGCATGTCTTCCAAGATAGCGCTGCACTTGTTAGAAGAGTCTTTAACAGGAGCCGTTACGTTCACAGCTGTCAGAGCAGCACAAGCACTTGAAATGTCTGCTTCGCTTGCTCCATAAGCCTCTCCAACCTCTTTGCAGATAGAGGAAAAATCGTTGCTATAAAACGTTATCATGATGGCAAGAGCGTGCAGAATGAAGAAGTACTGCTTGCTCGTGAAATCAATGTACATACGGCAAAAATCCTTTCACTTTTTACTCTTTCATTATACCGCGATTCGCAATTTCTCACAACGGAAAGCGCTAAATGGTAACAGTTTATACATATTTTTACAAGCAAAAAAGCCGCCTCCTTATGGAGGCGGCTGGACCCTTATTTTACAGCTTTTCTGATTTCGAGCTCGTGCTCATAGCAGCTTTTGCAAATCAGATAGCCAATGCCAATATCGTTCTGGATGGCCGCAGACGTATATGCGTTGTGCTCGTTGATGGTACGTCCGCACGCAGCACAATTGAGTTCTTCGTTGGCATGAACCATGATGTCGCAATGCCCGTTCTGAGGTGGGGTGTACGCCGTATATTGCTTCTTGATGAAATCGTATTTCTGCATTTTATGGCACTCCATTATTCATTGTTTTCTTTCGCTATTATATCACAAATTGTGGTGCTAAACAAGAAAGCAGTCCCCCATAAATTTACGAACAATCGCTGACTTTGGAGATTGTGACGTTTGCTGAAGGATTTGTACCTTTGAGCAGTATCCTGCCGTTAGATTTACGGACCGATTCCGTGAACTTCCTCACCAAAGCCTTGCAGCTATAGATGAAACATTCTGCTCTCAAACTTTGGTAGGAATCCAATCCACAATTTGCGGAACAAAGTCGGCTTATCGGAATATTGCATCGGAATAATATCAAGGTATTTTCGATATCGTTCCGAACGGATGAATCAGTGGCAAATGAAGGCACTTTTGCTTTCTGGACAATTTTGTTGCTTTGCTGTATGATTAAAGTACAACAATTAGGGCAATACAAAAATCGATAACGGCGAGGTACTGATAAGATGGACGCGACAATGCAGACGGTTCTCCGGCTCCATGAGCAAGGTATACCTAGAAGAACCATTGCCAAACGTGCAGGCATCTCATTTCAGAAAGTGCGCAAAATACTGATTACGGCCGGGGCCTGGTCAGATGAAACATCAGAAAAAATTGGGAAGCTGCGTGCGAACGGTATGTCAGTTCCTGAAATTGCAGAAGAATTGGGTGTAAAAACCAATACTGTTTGGAGCTATTTGCCATACAGCAAAGGCATGTATAATCAAGAATATCCGACCATTAACGCCATTCGAGTCCGAAATTCGAAGCGAAAAGCAAAAGAAAAAGCCCTCACCTGCACGGATACCGCACAGAATGAGGGCAGTGGCGCTTGCTGAAGGATTCGAACCTTCGGACAGTCTCCCATCGTCGGTTTTCTGGACCGATTTCATCAACCACTCGAACAAGCAAGCAGATGGCGCAGAGGGTGAGATTCGAACTCACATGCCGCGATTTCCGCGACGGCAGCTTAGCAAGCTGCTGCCCTACCGTTAGGCGACCTCTGCATAATACACCTTTTTGACATAGGTGCTTGTATGACCCCTGGCAGACTCGAACTGCCGACTCCACATTGAGAGTGTGGTGACTTAGGCCAACTTGTCGAAGGGGCCTTATGGTGTGCCGGGCTGGATTCGAACCAGCGAACCGAAACGGAGCGGTTTTACAGACCGCCTGCTTTAACCTCTTGCATACCGACACATATGGTGCTCCCGGCTGGAATCGAACCAGCGACACGCGGTTCTTCAGACCGCTGCTCTACCAACTGAGCTACAGAAGCATGGTGACCCGTGTGGGTTTCGAACCCACAATAACCTCCGCCGTGAAAGGGCGGCAACTCTACCAATTCGTCCAACGGGCCATATATAGCCGCAATCCTGCGGCGAGGGTTTATGCGATGACAAGGATGTCATCAATTTTCGTATCGAGCATTGCTGCTAATATCACAAGGTTATCGATGGTGGGAAGCGCGGTTCCGGCTTGCCATTTAGCAACCGCCTGCGGAGACACACCGAGCATGTCTGCCACATCCTTCACCTTTATGCCTGCTGCCTTTCGCAGGGCCTTGATATTGGCACCTGTCTGCTGGATATCAATAGTAGGAACGTTCATTTTTCTTGCTGCCTTTCTGTATTGCAGGCAACAAAAAAGCTGCCTGCCGAAATCTCGACAAGCAGCTATGACATGCAGTTATCGCTTAGAAGACGCACCGCATCTGTACATGGTCTGTTTTTGCCTGTCGATGAGTATGAGAAATAAAACTGCGTTCAAAGGACATGAACTCAGAATATTCGTAACTATACTCATACGACATGACATTAACAGTGTTGCACAGCATTTTGGGGTATCTCCTTTCGTTTCGTTCTGATATTATTATACCATGTTTTCGCAAGTTCGCAATCAACTTGTGGTTTAGTTTTTTGGTCTGTATACTCTCCAAAACAAAAAGCCGCCTCTTATGCGAGGACGGCTTTTCTTATTGTGGCAGGGGTAACACGACTCGAACATGCAACAAGCGGTTTTGGAGACCGCTGCTCTACCACTTGAGCTACACCCCTATATAGATACTCCAGCTGGGAGTCGAACCCAGAGTAAAACGGGACATAAAGCCGCCGCGTTTGCCAGTTTCGCCACTGGAGCATATGGCGGGTTGTACAGGGTTTGAACCTGCGGCCCACGGATTAACGGTCCGTTGCTCTACCAGCTGAGCTAACAACCCATAAATGGCAGTTGTTGTACTGCCGGACATGGTACTCCCCGAGGGATTCGAACCCTCAAAACGGTGCGGTTTGAGCGCACTGTGTCTGCCAATTTCACCAGAGGAGCTTATGGCGGGCGTAGCAGGATTTGAACCTGCGACAAACGGATTAACGGTCCACCGCTCTGCCTACTGAGCTATACACCCACAAAAGTGGCAGATAATGCTCTGCCGGGCATGGTGCGCTCGCGGGAAATCGAATCCCGAACACCCCGATTAAAAGTCGGGTACTCTACCGATTGAGTTACGAGCACTTGTCGCGCATCTTCCGTGCCTTGCTTATGGGAACACAGCTTTGAGGAATCTCACTTCCGATGCGCATGAAAGTGAGCGTTGGCCGAGAATGGTCGAGTCGAACAACCGTTGTCAGGGTCAAAGCCTGATGCCTTACCGTTTGGCGAATCCTCGAATATACATTATGTATAATAGCATACACTTTAATAAGCCTGGCTGGAATTCACTCCAGCGGCATTAGAGTGACCTGATTTTGATTTTCTGCATCAAAAAAGCACCCATCAGGCGTTGTGCGTCTGACAGGTGCTCATATCGTGCAGAGTATGGAAAACAGCCGATACTTGGATGATTTTATTCAACCATCACTGCACTATGATTTGCACAAACAGACAACACAAAACAGCCGAAGAGATTCCAATTGCTCCACAGCTTTTGCAATTTATTCTGTTTGTTCATCATAGCAGCAAACATCGTGCAATTTTCCTTTCATCAAATTCAGTGTCTATATTATACAATGTGTAAAATACAAAGTCAAGGCTTTTCATAAAAATAATAGCAGGCCCACGCTTATTGTTTGTCTGGCTTCCAAGCCACAATCCGCACTATCACATTCGAGAGCAGTACGTCCTCATACGAGCACAGTACGCCTAAAGCGTTAGCCATTCTGGACTCGTAGTCAGCCAAAGCCAGGTCGATGGGCGCGTTGATTTCAGCAGAACCATCCGTTGTTTCCAGAACGGGAGTCCTCGTGCTTTTCCTTTTGACGCTCCAGTTGTTTGCCAGCAAGTAGTCGTACAGTGCATACGGATTAACTGCGCTTATACCTTCTCTCGATGACAGTATCGTATATGCCCGCTTGTATTTTCTGGTTCTTTCCAAGTCCCTTTCAGTTGGAGTGTGAGGGAGCCTGGTTAAGTCCATATTGCTGCGCAGGTCCGAGAGCTTTACTTTGACAGCAATCGAATTTTGCTGAATATACCAAAGATATTCAGCATACGATATACCCTTGCTATGGGTCAACGTACTAACAGCGTCAGCAACCTCTTTTGGAAACCCCGTTCTGATGTCTTCTATTGTGACGGACGTATCTTCGACCGTATCATGCAGAAATGCCACAGCCTCGGCTATTGGGTCACCTTTTACGCCTTCTGCTACAACCGTAACGTGCGCTTTGAAGTAGTCCTTCCCAGCCTTGTCTTTTTGCCCGGCATGAGCCTTAACAGCCCAAGCTCTGGCTTTGGCAACCATCTCGATGTCAGACTGCTTCCACTCTAAAGGAATCGTAATGTTCACTTGTACGCTTGATTTTTTTGCCAACTATATCACCTCATACATATATTATGTATGTATTCTGGGCCGTCAGTCAAACTGCTCAACGAATATTTTACAAAAAATCAAAAAGAGCCATTCATCCCACAGGCAAGCCTACAGGTTTTCTGGCTCTCAATTATAACCCTATTCGATATAGCAATCTGTTGCCTTGTATTGCTCACAAAAACAAAAAAGCCGGGAAGTCCCGGCAAACATGGCGGCCAGAGTGGGATTCGAACCCACGGACGTTTGCGGCGTCGCTGGTTTTCAAGACCAGTTCCTTAAACCACTCGGACATCTGACCATAAAAGGATGGGGCGGGACCGAAATCCCGCCCCACAGCAAGGAGAAAAAACTATCGATTACCGTTAGTTAGAGGATGGCAAATTAGTGGATGCCCAGGGAAGCGGCATAAGCAGCTTCACGAGCGGCAACCTGTGCCTGCAGAGCAGCGATGGAAGCGGCATAAGCGGCTTCACGCTTTTCAGCAGCAGCCTGAGCTTCAGAGGTGGAAGCGTACTGGGGTTCATTGCCAGCCAGAGTGCCAGCATAACCCTTGACGCCATCAGCGCCCTTGACAGTCAGGACTTCGTGACCACAATGGTCACAGACGTAAACGTTACCCTTGCGGGTCCAGTTGTGATAGCCACAGCTGGTGCAGACGGTGTACTCATTGCCCCAGGTGCCATTGGCAATAGCGGCGGCAATTTCACCGTGCTCAGAGACTTCAACGTTCTTGCGAGGAGCGGTCGGAGTAGTGGTGGTAGTACCGTTGCCCTTGTTGGAGCCGGTAGAAGTGTTGTCCTTACCGGTGTTGTCCTTATCGGGGGCCACTACGTCGCCCTTGTCATCGGGAGTGGTGGTGCCGCTGTCGCCGGTATTGTCGCCCTTATCGTCGGGTTTGGTAACATCACCCTTGTCATCGCCCTTGTTGTCATCCTTGCCGTCGTCGGGAGTGGATGCAGAAGTGGCTTTCAGGGTCAGGACGTTGTCGTGGATGTCGTCGCCCAGGTAGTAGAACAGGCGGTCATGGTTCAGGCTCTTGCTGGATGCGGTGTAAGTATCACCGGAATCCGTGGTCCAGGCTTCAACACTCTGACCATCAACACTGCCCGGGAAAGTGGCGGTGTCAGTTTCGGTCAGCACCGTGTTGCCGTCAATCTGGTAGTTGATGGTGATGGAACGCGGATTGCCCTCAGCCGCATAGCAGGAAGTGATGCCGTCAGCGGTGAACCACTGGTCAACTGCATCGTACGGCAGAGTGTCGCCGGGATAGTAGTTGTAGGTGTAGCCGCCGTGGCCCTGCAGGGTAATCCAGTAACCGTAGTCATACTGGCTCGCCGGGAACGTCATAGAGCCGCCCGGAGCCAGGTCCTGGGAAGAACCGTTGCTGAAAGAGAAATGATAGGTGTCGCCGGTGGCTGCGAATGCTGCGACAGGCAGACAAGTTGCCATCATACCGGCTGCTGCAATCCCTGCGATTGCTTTGATGATTTTCTGATTACTCATGCTGTGTACTCCTTTGCTTTTTTGATTTTTTCGTCTATTTATCTGCATTTATTCAGATACCGGTTTGAAAGAAATCAGCCGCAGCTTTGCTGCGTTGCCCACCATCTGCCACGTGGAGGCTTTCTCATGGATGGTTGACGAAGCAGATATGTGCTTCGCCAGTGTCGCAACCGTCTTCGCCACTCGACACAATTTCGGTTTGAATTTATCCCCGTAAAATCGCATGTCCATGCTGCGCGGAGAGGATAAAATTCTTCGTGGTATGGTTTCATCTCCTTTCTATTATCGCTTCATTGGGTAATGGGGCTTGATGGCAGGTTCGAACTGCCGACCTGCGTGTTACGAATGCGCTGCTCTACCAACTGAGCTAATCGAGCACGATAGGGTGTTTTATGCTGGTCACCCCTTGAGCGAGAAGCCAACTCGCATCCAGCACCATTCGGCAGCCACGCCGATAGATTCTGTATTGTACCCTCTTCACCGTTTTCCGGTCTTATTCGCGACTAACACTGGGACTTTCGAATACTTTCAGGCACAGCACCTGTTTGTCTATTATTTTTGAGGCTGTCTCATCGACATTCGGACAGCGGACCACAAGTGGACCATGCTCACCAAGTTTAACGTCGTGGCGTACGGTGACTGCGACGTGTGGAGCAAGTAGCGGGGGTCGAACCCGCGTCTCCGCCTTGGAGGGGCGGAGTATTAGCCGTTATACGATACCTGCATAAGATTGCGGGTGAACCCTCACTTAGCCCCGCCATGACATCCGTTTAGTAGGTCGTCATCCCCGGATGTCATCTTCACACCACCTGACAATCTTGCGAACCTCATCGTTGACGATACGCGAGAATCCAAGAAAGCGCTTGGGTGTTGGTCAACTTCAAATTTTGAGCCCTGCCGTTGATTCCCTGTCAAATCGGGTTAACGGTTGTCGTTGGGCTGTGTGTGAGACTGCGGCGAAACTTACCAGTTGCCGTGCAGCAATCTCGCCTTTACGGCTGTGTCGCGTCTGGATGCGCCCCGACTTGACGGGGATGCTCGTACGTTTGCATGCTTCTAAGACATTCGTCAGCAGCCGCAAGAGCCGCTGTCCGCCACCCGCCACGAGGAGGCCGTCTTAATGGGTGGCATGCTGTCCGCCAGATGTTGTGTATAGCATCGTATCGTGTGACTTCGATACATCCAACGGATAGCGTCTGGAGCTGGAAATCGGACTTGAACCGATGACCGACTGATTACAAATCAGTTGCTCTACCAGCTGAGCTAAACCAGCAAATACAAACATTAGCCAGATGCCCGGAACACGGAAACACCTGTTGTCCACCGTCCGCCGCGTGGAGGCTGTTTGCTTGGACGGCTGGCGCGGAGTTACCCGCGCCAAAGAAAGGAAGGATATTACTATGAAACGGATGATTTCCACGCTTCACCTGTGTCAGCTCAAATGAAGCCATGCGACCAAGATTGGGGAAAGGAAAACCTTGATGTCTCAGGAGCCGTTCCTCTTCCTGAGAACAATTGTATTATACCATATATGTGGTATCCGGTCAATGAAAAGACACAATATATAGTGTCTAAATTGTAAACAAACATTAAGATACCACTATATCTAGTGGTTGGGGCAAGCGCATCACAAATGCCTTGTGGTTCCGGCAGATTGCAGGAAATTCAGCAAATCTTTGGCCGAGCTGACCTGTGAAACCACTGCGCCGCTCTTTGCGTATAGGTCAGCAATGGAATCGCCCTGTCCCCATTCGTCCCGTGGTTCGGGGTTCAGAACGAAGAAGTTGGATGCTCGCTTAGAAAGCCATTCTACATTTTCCACACCGGAATAGTTCCTGTTGTTTCGACAGTCACCCAGCATAACGATAGTAGTATCCTTGTTGATGATTCCGGTATTATCGTAGCGCAGTTCTTTGAGAGGCACACCGTAGTTTGAGTAGATACCTCGGCTGGGGACATTCTTGTTGATACTTTCCACAGCAGCCGTTACATTCTCGTTTGAGAAATAACGGTCAACAGGAACTAAGTGATTCACAAAAACGAACAGGTGGCAGCCGCCGGGAAAAACTTCCCGCATCAAACCCATATATGTCAGAGCGAGAGAAGTCATAGCGCGGCAAGACCCGGATATATCTGCCAGCATCACGACATTTGCTTTGGACTTTATCGGCTTTTTGTAGTACAGTCGTGCAATCTCGCCATCACACTGGACGGATTTCTCAATCGTCTTTTTGACGTCGATTTGCTTCTTTTGCTGGGTTATGTACAGCTTACGAAGCTTTTGGCGGAAAGTCTTGGCGTTCGTGCGGATATAAGTGAGGACCTTCTCGATATCGACGCGGGACAACTGGGTGACATCCTCGTTAAGAAGTTTGTCGGTGGCGTTCTTGGTCCTGACAGCGTTGTGACCGCCCTTGAAGACATCCCGATGATTCACCGACTGGTTTTTGAGAATGCTTTGCCGCTGCTTCTCCTCTATCGCCTTTTGTGCATCCGATAAGATATCATCGTATGCCGAGACCTTTTTCTGACACTCGCGCAGTTCCCGCTCATACTGGGACACTTTATCGTGCATCTGGTTCAGCTTATTACTTTCCTTGTCGTATTCGCGGCACGCATCGCGGTATTGCTGCTTGGTTTTCTTGACGGCTTCCTTCGCCTTTCTGACCCGTTCATCGTCCTCAATGCCCGATTGTGTACGCTTGACAGACTTGCTCAATGCCTGAAATGCCTGTGCAAGGGAGATAAAAGCCTTGTACAAGTCGGGCTCTTTGGCTTTTCGCGCCAAGACAGCCGCAGACATGACAGATTTTTGCGCCACTGTGATAGATTGCGTTGTGGCTTCACGAACCAAATCATGCAGTTTCTGTTCGGAAATACCGTAACAGGCGATGTCGCCGTCTGCGAGGGCTTTGCATTGCTTGAGCAACTTTTCAAATTCCTGAATCAAATCCAGATTACCGGAAAGGACTGCTTCCGTAACAGCCGCCTGATACCGGATATCGGCATCCAGAGTCGCCAAACGCTTGCCCTGTACATCATCCACGATATCGGAAACAAGCTGTTCCTGCTTGCGAATTTCGTCACTGCTGGGCTTAGAATTGCGCTGCTTCTCAACTTCCTGTGCCGCCCGTTCACGGCTCGTGCGGGTCTTGCGAAGAAACTCATCCAGAGCGTCGTCCGTCATATTCAGAAACGAGGCAATGCTTTTGTTCGGCTTCTTAGGCGTTTTCGGTATAGCCGGTATACTCGTATAGTGCAGAAACCGCTTGCAGAATACTGCCTCAAAGACATCGCATTCCTCTTTCGTGTGGCATAAAGCCCCCTGCATCGTATACAGAACATCCTCGACATCCAAGGGGTCAGAGATATGCTTGATACCGTTCATGGCTTCTGCCATCGAGAAAGTGAATCCGTATTCCTTCAAAAGTTCATTAAAGAACGGCGTATACATCCCGACATACGAAGCTACGGGATTAGACATTGTATTGGACATACAGGTCTCCGTCAGATATTCTGCAATGCACGCATTGCGGTTTTCTCATCCGCGTGGTCCTTGACCAGCGAGCCGATGGAATACGGGATGGCATCCGTCACATCTTTTGCCGTCTTGCAGCCGAAGGTCTGAATCAGGCAGTTTGCCCATTCAATGCCCTCGCTGATAGAGATGGCGTGACGTAAATCGGTTTTCTGGAGCCGGTCGATGACAGACGCAACCGTATTCACGAACTCATCCGATGCCGAGACATTCGCGCAGATGATTTTCTTGATTTCCTCTAAGGTCTTGTGCTCGATGTACAAGTATGAACACCGGCGCAGCATGGGTTGAGAGAGTTCCCGATAATTGTTCGAGGTAAGGAATACAATAGGACGGTCTTCCTGCGCACACTGAATTGTGCCGTATTCCGGGATGGTGATAGCAAAATCCGAGAGCATTTCAAGGAGCGCATGCTCGATTTCGGGTTCTGTCTTATCGATTTCATCGATGAGGAGAACTTTCCGACCTTTCATCGTCAATGCTTCAATGACAGGGCGTTTCAGAAGAAAATCAGGACCATAGAACTCGGTGTTCTGTGCTACAGCCTTGATGCTCTCGTTCACAGACAGGTCTTTGAGGCTCTCGTTGAGTTTATCCCGAATCGCAGACACGACCAGAAGCTGACGCTGGTAGTCGTAGTCATACAGAATTTTATCTGCCGTAATGCCTTCATGGCAGGAAACGCGAATCAGAGGGATGTTCAGCATGGCGGAGACAGCTTTAGCAAGGCTCGTCTTACCCACACCAGGGTCACCCTCAATGAGCAGCGGGGACGAATCGTCACGCAATGCGTTCAGGATGGCATAGGCGATTTTCCGGTTCGGGAAATACCCGTTTTCGGAAAGCATTGTTTCTATATCGTTAGCAGTATAAGTATACATTACGCTTTCTCCTCAACTTCTTTTTGGAGCGACTTTAACAGTTTCACACAACCCGCACAGTCGCTGATAAGGATGTCGGCAAACATCCGGTCTGCGTCATTGAGCAGCATATAGACATCACGGAAATATTCTTTCGCGAACAGCAGTTTTCGCACAGTCTGCGGCTGGGTTTCGAGGCACGAGATGACTGCAAATGCGTCCTCTTCCGTTTTGGCGGTCTTGCATTTCTCGGTCAGTATCCGATACTGGGCATCTTTCGTCAGGTACTTAAAATCTTCCAAGGACGGCTGCATAGCATCTGCGGAGTCATTTTTGTACATTGCGGCGATGACTCTCATCAGATACGGGGATGACGGCCAGAACACCTCGAAATAACCATAGTAGTTCTTAACTGTGTCCGTTCTGAAAAGCGAAACGCAGGCATCGTCAGCGAGATTCAGCCGCATTTTGAGAAAGCTGTCGAGTTTTTCCTGTACTGCACCTTTCTTGTAATCGGTGCTGTAGGACTCTCCGAATTTTGTATACAAATCGGTGCGGGAATAACGGTAATCGGTGAGATTGCCGAAGAAGTTACAGAACTGATAGCCGAGAGCGCCAAACTGTGCCTTAATTTGCTCGTAGACGGCATGGATGTTATCGGCACCATTGACTGTCAAATAATACGCAATATCATCCGAGCCTGCGCTGTAAAGCATCGTGCTGCATGATAGAGGAATTCGCGTTTTGCTGGTCTCGATATCAGTCTTGAGCCTCTTATCGAGGCACCGATATACCTTTGCAATTTCAGCGCCGGTATTTGCATCGATGAGTTTCGCATCGCAACGCAGACTATCCTTGCCTCGGTTCTCGGAATCGAACACGATGCGGTAATCGATACTGCATTTTGCGCTGTTGTCGTGCCCGTAGAGTTTATCGAGCATCCATCCAGCGGAAATATCGAGAAATTCGGTTAACGGCGAATATGTAAGATAAACACACTCGGACAGTTTTCCGTCTGCATTGATGCAGATGGTCACAAGGTCAGCTACTTCAAAGTAGGCAATTTCCTTGTTCTCGCCAGTAAAAATCGGATTGGAGACGGTATATGCAAGTGCTTCATCCAACGCCTTATAGCTGGTCAAGATACTGCCGTTCAGCGTAATGCCGTCTTTCGTATAGGTCTTTGTTACCGGCTCTTTTGCCAAGCAGACATTGGATACGAAATCATGAATAGGCGACCCCGGTATGACAGCATAGCGCTTCTGTTCCGCGATAGCAGGGGTGACATTTTTCTGCATATCATCCCTGTATCGCTCCTGCAGCTCAGAATCCGTGAGACCAAAAGGAACTTCCAGTGCAAAGGTCCGTCTGCTGCCGTCATTGAAGGCAACGGCACTATAAAGCGTAGCCTTCTGTACTTTTGTCGGCTCCGTGCGAACCTTGATATCCGTGATGATGACAGAAGGTATCTGATACTTCCCTATCGTTAAAACCGACTCGTTTTGCGCATTGCCGAGAATCTCTTTTGCGATGTTCTCTAAAGCTGCCAAATCGTGGCTGTCAGCAAATGTTTTCGCATTGCGTCTTTGGAGGGTCGTGCTCTTCATATAAAGCGAATCGAACAATTGCTTGTTGACAGCGCCCTTATACGATACATGCGGCGAAATCTGCTCTCGGGTCGTAGCACCGTCAATGGTGAGAATGAGGTATGCGTTTCTTTCATCATTGCTGGAAGATACCGATACTTCGTCCTTTGTAATACCGGGAATCGCTGCTGCCGCATCATTCATTAGCTTGTCGTAAAACTCCTGCGTAAACCGAGGACGCAGCTTCTCTACCATGAAACCCACGATGTCGTTTTTACTGCTGATGTGTTTGCCGTTCGGCAGATACCATTGCCGGGCTTTCTTTTTCTTTGACACGCCCTTAATGGTCAAATGAAATCCGGCAGCATAAAAATCCGTCATCAATTCCTTGCCGAACAATGTGCAGACTTCCTCTGTCATGGTGGATACGATTTCCGGGACGGGAGACGGCGGCTTGATTTTGGATTTCTTGCCCCCGCTTACGCTATATCCCTCGAAATATACTCCCTGCTTTTGGAGAGGCTTCAGGAAATCCATGGCGGAGGTAACGCGCTTGCCGCTATCGAGATAAAACCGCGTATCGCCGGAAGGTACGATGCGCATGATGAGATAGTTATCTTTCTCAAAAAACGCCTTGAGGATTTCTTTGCTGTAGACATTTCTAAGCTGTTCCGGAACATCCTCCATGGAGCGAATAATAGTTTCTTGTAAAACCGGATTGGTCATAATCATTCCTCTTGGTCTGCGACATAATCTGCCTTAGCTTTTTCGAGTTCTGCCCGCATTCTCTCTATATTTACGAGTTCGAACGGACAACGCTGCCTGTGCTGCCAGACGGATGGTATCGGCAGGTAGCAATCCTCGCTCACATACTCGTCCGAGCCGGGGATTCTGAATCCAAACGAGAATACATATTTACGAGTGTTGTCGCCCCAGTCGCGGTAAGCTTTGTATACCTCCCTAAAGTCGTAGCCGAAAACTCTGAACACATCGGAAAATTCTTTCTCTCTTTGGAGATACACCTTGATGGATTCCGGATTATCGAAATCGTTAAAGTATTCGACGATAAGGTTTCGACCATGCTTGATAGACCATGCGGGGAAACTGCCTGTACCGCCTATATCCTCTACACAAACATCTTCCCCCGTTCGTTCTTTGACGGCTTTTTCGAAGTTACTGATTGCAGTTTCATAGTCGGGAAGGTTTTCAGCTTTCTTTTCGAAAATCTTTTCCTTAAACTTTTTCGCGGCATCGCTTTCATTATCAGATATTGAGAATTCGATGCTTTCGACATCCGCTTCCGCAGAGGTATAGTCGTCTCGGTCAAACAGCACCAGATATTTATTGCCGATTTTGGAGAAAATGACCGTATCACTGGTCATCATGTCGCTGTCAACATCTGCGTACGCTGCATTGATGTCCTCATAGCCAACATCTTCGATTTCCAGAGCGTTATCGTATATTTCGCTGAAAAGATTATCCTCCGTCAGTGAAGGTTCAATTTCCCGCATCGCGTCAAGAAACGTCTTTTTCGGCGTGCGATTTTTGTTTTTATGCTTGCTCATAACGATTCCTTTTCAAAAAAGTGCGCTATTTATCCGCTTCTGCCGGAAACACCTCGTACACGCTGACATACAGCATCCCCGGCTTGTAGTCAGCGTACTCAACCGAGCGTTTTTGGTCGTATACTTTCACGTCTGAGTCATCGTCCGCCGTGAGCCAAAGATACTTGACATGCTCAGCATAGCGCGGGTCTTCTATACGATAAACCTGACCTTCTTTGATTTTGAGGCGGCGCATATAGGCTTGTACGCGAGAAAACTCAACAAATGCACCGTAGTCACCAATCACGATACGGTTGTATCCGTTCGCAATGATAGTGCCATCGGTGGTTTCGAGCGGAGTTGTATCTCCGGATATATTACACCATTCCGGCAATGCCTTTTGAAACTCGGCTCTCACATCGCAGAAGAAGGTACGAGGAATAGGCTTGTATTTGTGTTCACGGGCAAGCTGCTCTTGGTATTCGAGCATCTGAACGCCGATTTCTGAGATTCTATGCTTCATGATTTCACACCTGACCCAGCATCTGTGCGGATGCGATTTCCCGAATGTTGCGATTCTCTTTTTCGGGAGCCGATACAATACGGCGGTGAGAGCGCATCAGCGTCAATATACGGTTGCGGAGCTTTTCGTCCTTGATAAGCTGAGCAACCTGCTTGATTTCCGATTCGCGCAGATACATCGTACTGTTGATGAGAACGCCATGTACCTCGCCATCTTCGGAACTCTCCTCAACCTTATTGACATTGTCATAGGCGTAAATTACATCGACATCAATAGTGATGGATGCTCTTTCAAGAAGTTCAATCCCTCCTTGAGCTACCAGCCACTTGTGTGTGTAGCTTTCGTCAGAAATGTATGTTTCGCCAATGAGTTCCAGCGATGGTGAAACGAGATGGTTTGTGGAATAGCGGATATGGTCTTCACTTTCGTTGAGATTATCCTGCCAAAGGCGCATCGGCTTGATATTTTTGTCTTTGAAGTGAACATAGGTGTCCCGAATGAATGTGGAGATGGTCCGCTTAATATAGTCGATTTCCGGCATCTCTTCTACATTGCGAAAAACAAGGCGCGTAGACTCGCCCTCGCCGTACTCTTCGTCGTCCGTCACATAACGGACCTTCTCCAACACAAACTTGGGGGTTAATGCCGCTTTAACGGCTTCGAGAGAAAATACATTCCACTTCATTAGTTGGTCCTCCACTTCTTTTCCCATTGGTCATACTCGGCAATTTCCCGCTTTATGGTTTTGCCGTCTTTCTTATATACGGTGATACGATGTGCATAGTCGGCAGAGTGTTTCAGCAGCCGTTGCAACGCTTCTTCCTCGGAAGTTGCTTTTGTAACTCCGCGATAGGAGCCACCGGACCCCAAAACATCAGGCTCATCCCAGCCTGTCTCGTAGTATGTAGTCTGTTCTGTTGCTTCATCCAGAACAACTTTCCCCTGCTCACCATAATCACCCGTATAGTAGCTGCGGATGATGTTAGCGGCATGGTCATTTCCCTGCTGCTCATAGGTTTCGGCAATGAGCTCGACATAAGCCTTGAATTTTTCCTCGTAACCTTCACGATGCGCGGCGATGAGCATCCCGATGGCCACAGCGCTTATATTATTCACAAAATCACCCCCTGAAACAGCTTTTCTTCCACGTTGCGGAAAACAAGGCGTGTAGACTCGCCTTCACCGTACGCTTCGTGGTCCGTCACATAACGGACTTTCTCCAGCACAAACTTTGGTTTTAATGCCTCTTTAACGGCTTCGAGAGAAAATACATTCCACCTCATTAGATAGTCCTCCACTTCTTTTCCCACTGGTTGTATTCGGCAACTTCCCGTTTCACGGTTCTACCGTCTATCTTATATATCGTGATACGTTGTGCATAGTTTGCTGCGTGCTTTTGCAGCTGTTGCAGGACCTCTTCCTCAGAGTCCGTTTGCTTCATCCAGAACAACTTTCCCCTGCTCACCGTAGTCACCCGTATAGCTGCTTCGGATGATTCGTGCGGCACGGTCGTTCTCCTGCTCTTCGTAGGCTTTAACAATAAAATCGACGTAGGTTTTGAACTTCTGCTCGTCACCGTCACGATGCGCTTCAATGAGTTTTCCAATCGTCACAACGTTGATTTGGTTCATGATTTTTTGTCCTCTCTTTCCATGCTTTAATTATACTCTTCCGTCAGACTGAAGTGTGATTTTCTAACGATTGTTAGCGAAAAAATCATAATTTGAAAGGGCAAAAGCTGAACGTTGGAACGTCTGAATCAGGGTTTTCAACCTGGTATTTGATGACTCTTTTTTGCGCCCCTAAAGCCTTGTATGTCTGCTCAGCATTCACGCATAAGCCGTTGGCAAAGAAGAGAGTGGAACCATTGCGTTCACTGATATTTTCGGCAGAATACATTTTTGGCTTTCTGATTCCGGGGTCGAGATGGATTCCACCGCGCATCAGCTTTTCAGCATAGAACCAGACATCAACGCGGGAGAAAATGTAAAGCAGCTGCGTGGTTCTGAAATAATAGAGAATCTGGTCCGCACCACTCCTGTATACCCAGCCCGGGGTGTGCCATAAAGGGTCGATGCCATCCCGATACCGCCGCGCTACCCGTTGTTCGTTCAGAGCGTCAGGCACCATGGAGAAGTAGTCCACCGAGGTTTCCAGGTAGAAATTTCCGGTATTGTGACTGTCCACTTTCGCTTCCATGCCAAAGGTCTTACCATTCTTCTTCCAGACAATGAAATCGGTATCTTTGTCTTGATATGATTTATCCTGAGTCACGTCATCGTAATGGCTAATGCCATGATTCACTTTGATAATCGGGTCGTTAAGGAATTTGCGAGCCAAGTCTTCTCCGAATTTTCCCTCATCAAGCTGCTTTGACATCTTAAACTGACGAGGGCTTTCTTCCCAGGCTATCATACTTTTACACGGCATCTGCCGAATTTTCAGGCAGCTGCGATACGATATGTGCAACGATACGTTCTGTACAGGCATTGACAACGGCGCTGGCAGTCCGCTGTTCACGCAGCGAATGGAAGAGTTCGTCGAGTTCGGATTCCGTGAAGGGATAGTCTGCCGAAGCAAGGAACTTCTTGCACAGTTCTTTCATGTCATCGTCGCCTAAAGGCTTGATGCGGTGTTTGAAAGTGAATCGGCGAATGAGGGCTTCGTCAAGGTTATCGACGCGGTTTGTAGTGCCAATGAGAATGACGTCATTCGGGAGCCGGTCAAGTTCCTGCATCAATGCGATGGTGACGCGGCTCATTTCAGCGACATCATCGCGGCTGCCACGGCACATTCCGATGGCATCAATTTCATCAACACAAAGAACACAAGGCGTGCGCTTTGCGTAATCGAACACTCTGCCGATGTTCTGCTGTGTCCGGCCAAGAGCAGAATTGACAAGGCCAGAGAATTTCAGGAAAACAAACGGTAAATTCGCCTTGTGTGCAATGTAGCGGGCCAATTCAGTCTTACCAACACCAGGAAGGCCCGTCAAAAGCAAAGAGCAAGTATAGTGGATGCCAAGCTCCTTGATGGCTAAAGCTGCTTTTCTGGTGGCCAGGAGCTTGTTGATGACTGTTTCTTCCTCCTCGCGGAGCAGGAACCGGCTCTCAGGGAAATTCGTGGCATCCTCCGCAATCAAGAGGTTTTCCAGGTTGGCGGGCAGCTGAATCAGTTCCGGTTTCAGAAGATTCAACTTTCTGAGTTCGTTTTCTTTGAACCTGGCGTCCTTTTCGGGTACATTCTTTTCAAGCATGATTCGGCACTGAGTCTGCGCGTTTCGAATATCGCCATCCACCACAAATCGAATTAAATTACGTACGTCGTCTGTCATTTCATTTTCTCCTAAAAAAGAAATAGGCCGCCAAATGGCAGCCCGTTAATATGAGGTTATATTCTGATTTTTGTTTCTACTGCAAATAGTGTTTACCGTCGAAACAGAGAGATTATATTCAGTGGCAAGCGCCTGCACCTTCTCGCCTTCCCTGTGGCGTTTAGCAATCAGTGCATTACGTTCCGTGTTTTTTCGCGGACGGCCGCGTTTCTGTAAAATTCCAGCTCTGACATTTTCCTGATGAAACGTTTCATAAATCGCCGTTTTAGAGATTCCGTATTCCTTGGCAATAGTGCTGACCGAGACCCCTCTTTCGATTTTGCTTCGAATATCGGAATTCCTTTGATTGGTCTTGTCTTTCAGCGCCTTGTGATAGTATTCCTGACAGGTTTTTCCAACTTGGCGCATGTCCTTGTAAAGAGTGGATTTTGAAATACCGTATTTCTCACAGATGTCTTTTGAGGACGTTCCTGCCTCATAATCCGCAAGAATCGCCTTGCGCCTTTCATCCAACTTTTTGGAATTTGTATGTAAATGCCCTGCAAGGACGGTACGGACACTGCTTCGAGACAAAAAGTATTTTTTGGCGATTTCCTTATCAGTCATTCCGGCTTTCGCATCTTCCAACATAGCCGCATTGCGAACTTTCGTGGCAGCAGACTGCTTTTTCTTGTTCTTCTTAATCGTAGCTTGAGCGTATTCAGAAACAGTATAGTAGCACTGCTGATAGGTCACGCCATGCTTCTTTGCGATTTCAGCAACCGTCATCCCGGCTTTCGCATCTTGAATCATAGCTTCGTCGAGAGGTGCTCTTTTTGCTTTCTTTGCAAGATTCTTTTCTTTTGCTAGGTCTCTCACCATGGCATAGCAATAAGAGCTTGAAAAATACGTTTCCTTGGCGATTTCCTTGACAGTTTTGCCAGAAAGATACATTTCCCGAACCTTTTCGCGGTCTTCTTTGACCTGCTGCTTCGCAACATCTTTCTTTGATGCAGCCATGCAATTATTCCTCACTTTGACAACTTTTACTTTTCCCTGGGCCTGGACTATACCGCTTCATGGCGCGATATACGCTTCCCTTTTTGAGCCCGTATTCTTCCGCAAGCTCTTTGACAGAAACGCCGTTTTTGTATTTCCTGACCATCTCGGCGTTTCTTTTCTTGCCAGTCTCGATACGGTTTTGGCTGTGGATTTGTCGGCCATTCTTTCCGTGCGCATGAAGAATCCGATAAAAGAGCGTTCCACTGATGCCGTATTTTTCCTGGAGCTCCGGAGATTTTGCGCCCATCTCATATTCATGAATCATCTGGGTTTGCCAGGCTTTCTTCTTTGCTTTCCTCTGCCGGGCCTGTTCTTTGTAAAAGTCCTTCAGACTATATCGGACAGTAGAAACACAAATTTGATACTTTTCGGCCAGCTGTTCCTGGGACATACCGTTCTTGGCATCCTCCAGCATCTTTTCATTTCGCGCCCTGACTTTGTCATGAGTTAGACACACGTGGGTAATCTTGTTAATCGGCATTTTCGCTATTCTCCTTAGCTCTGGCTTTTACGTTATACTGGTAAATCCCATTTTGATGAAGGATAAGATAACCTAGTGAAGGGCTGATATTTACCTCCCTGCTCAACTCGATAATCGATTTTCGAGGATTTTTCTTGTAAGCATCAAGAAAAGTTTGGTTCCGCATCTTTTTCTCTTTTTTGAGAGCTGTTTCAATATGATTGTATTTTTGGCTTTCGTACTCTCCGCTCGAATGCAAGATTGCATAAATACGCTGCATGGAAATGCCGTACATCTTGCCCAATTCTCTGGCCGTCATACCGCCTTTATACTGTTTAACAATTTGTTCATTTCGAGTGGTAAGTCTCTTCCTCTTTTTTTCAAAATAACGAGGCGGCTCCTGCGTACCTTTTAGAATCTTGTAGCACATCGTTTCTGAAAGATTATATTCCCTCGCGATTTCTAAAATCGGCTTTCCATTTTTGTAATCTTCGTTGATGCTTTTATTGCGGTTCATGCGTTCTTCTTTGTTTGACATAAAGCCTCCGATAAAAAGAAAGAGCAGGTTCAAAACTGAGCCCGCCCTAGCCTTTCGGTCGGATTTTGCCCGACCAACGATGTTTTTTGATGCCTTTCGTTCTATATTTTGTATTATATGCAATTCGCACAGATGCACAATGTTTTTCTTTCTGGTAATTTATGGTAAGTATTGTGCAAAAAAATAAGACCACCACCCTTTTTGGGGCAGTGGTCTTGATTGCTATTGCTTTTGAAAATCAATCCAGTAGTTTTCCGGCCTTGTATGAGTGGTACAAATAGCTCGGATTACAATAGTAAGTTGCAGTATTAAAATCTGAGATGTCATCGCTAATGAACGAGGAAAATACATCAATTACATCCTGGACACCAGGAGTGCTAGTACAGTCAAAGATGATGCGCTGGTACACTTTTCCGATATCTGTATAAGATGGAACCTTGTAGTGGCAGTTAGACACCGTATCATACGTTCCTTCCGGCACAGGAAAAAGCTCACAAATTTCATCGGCGGATTGCTCAAAGCTCTGGCAGTGAAACACATCCGCTGAGTCGAGAATTGCCTTGACTCCGTTTGTGCCAAGAGTAGAAACCACATCCTTGCGATGATTCCTCGTAACGCGGCCGATATATTCAATCAGGCTGCAGGTATAAAAGACATCGTTTTTGCTGTAGGTTGCAGTTTCAGTCATACTTCAATCGCCTCCTTAAAAGAGAGACATTTCAAAGCGACTTCCGTGTGAAAGCTGATTTGATGCGTGGGATGCTTGAATTTTGCCAACGCCCAAAAAGCTTCACGGCTAATATCACCGCTTAGAAAGTCGTTGACGTAGTTCCAAATGGTGTCATCCGCCATGGGTCCTTCCACAATATCATAGTCATGATGTTTGCCCGAGCGACATATAGCAATAAAATCAAGCCACTCATCACTCATTTCGGGGAATTTCTTAATATTTAGCATAGGAGATTCTGTATATTCAAACACGTTGACAATACCACGAGACCTGCCTTTTTTTGACCAGCGAGCGGCTTGTTCGTAGTTGCTAGTGCAATAGAATCCCCATGAAAAATCTTTGGCGTACCTTGTTTTTCTGACCTCAGGGTTGCGGACTATTACATCGCTGCCATGATACAGAACCATTATTATCACTTCCTTGTATATATTATACTTGTTTTTATGTGTCAACACAATCATTTCGTATGATTTTGGTTCCTACGCTTTTTGCTGAAAGAACCCGAATCAAAGTTTCGTTCTAGGAGTATCAGCTGTTCGATTCACCCGGCAGCCACTGCTGAGGATAAGCGCGAAGCAGATTTTTCGGTACGCAGTCATTCAGAGCGGAATTCTCAGCAAGAGCCATATCAATGATGTAGTAATCATTGCCGTTGCGCATTACATCGACGCTCCACTGCCCTGTCAACTCAATGCGAGGAATAACCTTCTTCAGCTCAGCCAGAACAGTTTGAACGCTTTCGTGGTAACGCTGGTTCAGAATGTCTTCATGCATCTTGTAGACAACATAATCATGGCGTTCCTGTGGGCTGCTGACTTTTTTGAATTCGTTCTTCATAACATCGCTGCGCCAATAAGGACTTGCGCCAAGGATTTCCTTTGTATCAAAATCCACAAACACGCGATATTCAGTGTGCAGCGGCAAACCGTTGTAGATGGTGGGGTTATTTTCTTTGTCCTTGATGTATTCTCTGACGACCCACTCGTTCGTGGTGTTCGCGCCGTAGAAGCAGCGATTGTTCAGAGGGGATGCCATCGAGCATGTCAGATGATTCAAAAACAAGAAATACTCGCCCATCTCATTGATTTCCTTCGGGTTATGGATATGAGCGTTGCGGAATTCGTATTTGGAAGAATACGTGCCCGTTTTGATAAAATAGTCTTCGTATCCATCAAGATGGAAGACTTTCTGGCAATAACGGTTCACGATTTCCTTTGTAACGGGATTCAACGTCTCGAAACCAAGGCGGGTAAGCTGCAGCATGGTGATAGGGACGCGAAGAATTTTTGTGTCCGGAACCTTGAAAAATGCGCTGCCGTACAATCCCTCTACCAGAGGAGGAAACCAGAAGCCCATAGAGTTGGGGTTCATCTCAAGCATCTGATAAGTGAAGTCATCAAGGTCGAGGATGTCAAGACCTTGACGGAACATGTTGTAGTAGAACATTTTTGTGCTGTCGTTCTTTGCATTCTTGTAGCCTGCGTAGTTTTGAAGCAATTCCTTGTACGACGGCTCAGAAATGTCAATCTTCATCAACTTTCCGGTGAGCTGCGGACGGAGTTCTTCGGGGTAGCGTTTCAACTCCTCGTTTGTAACCTCTGTCATAAAGTCGCGGTTGGCAGAGTATGTCACATAATAGCCACCGCGTTCCGCGTTGTAGATGTACAGACGCGTTTCAAGCACCAGTTCTGTGACGATGCGGTCAATGAGCGAATTGAGTTCCGGTGGGAAGTAGACCTTTTTGTCGAGAATTGCTTTGACTGTAGCTGTATCCCACTGGAGCATATTTTCATGCAGCTCTCCGCTTTCAAGAACCTGTGTCTTATAGACCTCATCAAAGGATTTGAGGGCATCAGGGTTAGTTTTGAGCATTGCTGCAAGCTCCTCATAGGAAAACGGCTTATCTTTCTTATCGGTTAAGATGGCGCTGATTTGTTCAAACATGTCTTTTGTTTCAGTCATTTGTGGTCTCCTTTTCTAAAAAAGCCACCGTTTCTGTAGGAAAACAGTGGCAATGTATAAGTGATATGGTTTAGCTTGCAATGTACAACTCGCTGTTGGAAATGTTCTCCAGCCAGTTTTTGTTCATTACATTACCAAAACGATATTTCTTCTGCGACTTGTAGGACCAATCGCAGCCGGAAACGACATCACCGATGGCGTTCAAGTACAGCTCGCCGCTGTAAAAGTCGATATCGCCGGTTTTGTTGAATTCGTATTCGAGCTTGTCTACATGAGGTTCACGCTTCTTATAGATATTCGAATCGAGATTCTTAGCACGCCCTTCGTTCAGTAAATAAGCCAGATGAAAGTCCGTTACCTTATCGTTACGGTTATATTTCAAGCCACTAAGGATACTTTTACTTTCATATGGGATTGCTTCGTGGAAGTTATCACTGCTGATGCAAAGACCGCACATATAGTCATCTTTTTCATCGCAGTAGGCCCACCACTCCAGACTCGCCATAGCAAGGTCAGCCATCTTATCGACAGCTTTTCCGTTAGTGACCATGTAAAAGCTTCCAACGGCGATACCGCGCTCTTTGACAGCTTTCAAGGTGTATCGAATTGCCGGTATATTCAGAGAGATTTCCCCACCGGTAAAGGTAAGAGAGCTGATATAAGCTCCCTTCTCAAAGTTGTCGAGAAAAGCATCGATGTACTTCTCCTGAATATCGATGCTTTCGGCATCTCCGCGCGGGCAGTGCGCACAGCACATATTGCATCGGCGCGTAACTTCTATGAATACGTTGTTTGCGCTATAAATACGCATTTTTTTCATAATTATGGAGCAGGACACCCCATCTATAGCCGTAAGGCTTAGGTGGGGAGGAATGCGTTTCTTAGAAAAGACTAAGATACAGCATTTCCTGCTTACCTCCTTTCAACATTTAAATGATTTGTATCCATGCTCCCGCATGGCAAACAACTTGAACTTTGGAAATTGCTACGGACTTACTTTTCCCATTAGCAGGAATCAAAAGTCT